TTATTCGTGGTCAAACATGGGATGATGCGATTGTAATTGTTGATGAATTCCAGAATCTTTCATGGGGGGAATTAAATACTGTTATCACTAGAGTGGGTGAAAACTCAAGAATTATATTCTCAGGTGATGGCAAGCAAGACGATTTAACAAGCGAACGATACAGCACCGAATCAGGTTGCTCTAAGTTTACAAAGATACTATCAAAGATGGAGTCTTTTCAGAGCATTGACTTTGGACCACAAGATATCGTTCGATCCGATTTTGTTCGAGAGTATCTCGAAACATGCTATGAAATGGGAGTATATAGCTAAATAGACAAATAGTTGCTTTGCTTTTTTTGATATATGAGCTAAAATTAGATATTAACGGTGAGAGATTTACATGATGTTTGAACATAAAAAGATAGATTTTACTGAGCTTGATACTGAAACAATTAATGGTAAGCGTCATTATGTGACACCAAAAGGTTCATATCCAAGTATCACGACAGTCCTAAGTGTTCTGTCAAAAGAAGCAATTGCTGCTTGGAGACAGCGTGTTGGCGAGGATGAAGCCAACCGCATCTCCACACAAGCAGCAAGACGAGGAACTAATGTTCACCAGATGTGTGAAGACTATGTCAACAATGAGCTTGACATGACTAAATTTCTTCCACATGAAAAAGCAATGTTCAAATCAGTCAAATCGGTTCTTGATGAATCGATCGGATTAGTATACGCTCAAGAGTGTCCTTTGTACTCAGACTATCTGGGTATTGCTGGTCGTGTTGACTGTGTAGCAGAGTTTAATGGTCGGTTGTCAATCATTGACTACAAGACCGCATCGAAGTTAAAGAAAAAAGAATACATCGGAAATTATTTCCAGCAGGCTTCAGCATACTGTGTTATGTTTGAAGAAAGAACGAAGATACCTGTTGATCAAATTGTTATTGTCATTGCGGTTGAGAATGAACCAAAACCGCAAGTGTTCATCGAAAAGAGAGACAACTATATCGGTGAGTGTATTCAGACAATAGCCAAATATAAAGAATCAATAGAGGTATGATAATATTGAGTAAATGGGATGATCAAAAACGAATAGAAAGCGATTCATTTCGCTCTTTTGATATGCTCATTGTCAATGGTTGGGGTATAAAAATATCAACACTCGGACAAGATCAAGTTATGGTATTTGCTATACACCCTTTCTTAGATGAAACAGAGTTGAGATTTTTTTCAGACTTCAACTCTGCGCATATGTGGATTGAATGTATTACTAATGATGAATGGTGGTGAGTTTAATTATGAAAAATTTTGTGATGTTTCTTATTTTATTTTTAATGAATTTAATTCTTCTTTTTATTTTAATATATCCAGAATCAGTAACTGCTGAAGAGGTTGATGACCATGAAGTTACATGGCTCGCAAAGAATGTTTATTTTGAGGCGAGGAATCAAGGTATAGCAGGACAGATTGCTGTTGCTCAAGTAACATTGAATAGAGTGGGTGATCATCGTTTCCCAAATACAATAAAGGAAGTTGTTACACAGAGCCTTTATAAAAAAAGTTGGAGAGATGGTTCTAATGTCCCCATAAGAAACAAATGTCAGTTTTCTTGGTGGTGTGATGGCAAGACAGATACCATTTTTGATTGGAAAACATTTAACAAAATAAAAACATTAATGTTGACATATGTGTCAAATAGTAGTATAATAGATATCACAGAGGGAGCTACCCACTATCATGCAGATTATGTTTTACCTGATTGGGCTGCAACTAAAACTAAAACGATTGAGATCGAGGATCACATTTTTTATAGGTGGGAGAAATAATGGTTGAAGTTATGTCAACATCAAAGTTTTCAGCTATCATAGAGAAAACTGTTATTGAAAAAAGAATATCATATCTTGATGCTATTATATGGTATTGTGAGAAAAATGGGTTAGAGATTGAGATTGCAGCAAAGTTGGTCAATACAACAATTAAAGGTAAGTTAGAGGTTGAAGCTCAAGATCTAAACTTCTTAGCAAAAGGTGCAAGATTACCACTTTAATATGGAAGATGATAAACCGAATATGTCTGGATTTGATTGTTACAAAACTTACTTAGCAGTACAGCAACATTTTACAAGAGACTCTTATGATTATTTTAAATACAATGGTCAAGTAAGAGCAAATGAAACTTCATACATCTCTCGCAAAGATAAGTATTTCTTTGAGAAAGCATCTAGGAAGTTTTCGCAGAAAAAGTTTTTAAAGTTTTTGGTCGCACACTATACATCTGGCTCTAAGCCATGGATTGGAAATATGTTTGGTGCTGACTATTATGGAATGATAGGTGAATGGAATAGGAAAATAGAAACACTCTCATACATGTTCTCTGAAGAAATAGATTATCTTTATAATGTCGAAGAATCATTTGATGAGTTGTTTGTAATGAAAGACGGATCACACCCAATACTCTATCGCCATTATGCACAGAATAAAATTAGTTTAGAAACATTGGTTCTATTAGACCAGTTACTTAACTATACACAACAATGGAAGAAGTATGATGATATTGTTTTAAATGAGACAATAAAACTTATCAAAAATTATACTCCATTCATAAGAGAATTTTCACCAATAGACAATAAGAAATTAAAGTCTATTGTGCTGAAAATATATTAGTTTGTTTCTTATAAATAAACTGATAAAGGGGTTGACATTATCCTCTTTATATTATATAATGTTAAACAATCAGGAAGATTATGATTGCTTGGATAAAACGCAATATTAAAATACATCGTAAATACAAAGGAAAAATATATGGCTAGTTCATTTGCAACACTCAAAAAATCTCGTAGCGGTTCACTTGATAAACTGATCAGCGAGTCTTCTAAACTAAACAGCAATACTCAATCTAAAGGTGATGATCGTTTCTGGAAACCAGAAGTCGACAAAGCTGGTAATGGTTATGCTGTTATCCGTTTTTTACCAGAGCCAAAAGGCGAAGATCTTCCATGGGTTCGTATCTTTGATCATGGCTTTCAAGGTACTGGCGGTTGGTACATCGAAAACTCTTTAACAACTATCGGTGAAAAAGATCCAGTTGGTGAGTTCAACTCTCAGCTTTGGAACAACGGCACTGATGCTGGTAAAGAACAAGCACGAAAGCAGAAAAGACGATTGTCTTATACTGCTAACATCATGGTTGTTAAGGATCCAGCAAACCCTGCTAATGAAGGAAAAGTTTTCCTTTATAAGTTTGGTAAGAAAATCTTTGATAAGCTGAATGAAGCTATGAATCCAGCTTTTGAAGATGAGCAAGCAATCAACCCATTTGATTTCTGGGAAGGTGCTGACTTTAAATTAAAGATTCGTCAAGTTGAAGGATATCGCAACTATGATAAATCTGAGTTTGATTCAGCCAGTGAATTGCTTGATGGCGATGATGATGCTCTTGAAAAAGTGTATGAAGGTTTATACTCTTTACAAGCATTTCTTGATCGCAAGAACTTCAAGTCTTATGCTGAATTAGAAGCAAAGATGAAGCGTGTGTTAGGTCTAACTGGTGCACCTGCTCCAACAGCAAGTGCTATGGATGACACACCGTTTGAAGCACCCAAAGCTGCACCAGTCATGGAAGCTCCACAAGAGCCGACAGCTGTAGCATCTGCGGATGAAGATGACTCTTTATCTTTCTTTGAAAAATTAGCTGAAGAAGACTAATAACTAAGGAGTAAAAACTTAAAATGGTATACTCGCGATATATCATTCCTAACACGAATGTCAGCGTGCTAACTGGGAAGCGTTTGTAGAGATAGCTACTATGAATGTGGAGAGGATAAGTTTTCAGGGGACTTGCAAAGTCCCCTTTTTTATATCTATCTGTTTCTTCTTCGAGATCTTCCAGAGTTTCTAGTGGATACACTAGGAGTTGGAGAAACTGGGACAGCTACAGTCTGGTTCATGTTTTGTGATGTTTGCACTACATTAGATGTTTGTGGTGCAACTACTGTAACAATGTTTTGTGATGATGCAGCTGTTTGTGATCTAGCATTAATCTCAGCACCATCCATCGCATCCAGATTCTTAAACATTTGTTCTCTTGCTGCAGCAATCTCAGGATTATTCTCATCAAACTCTTGATCTCCCTCTGACATGTTGTCAAGAAATGCTTGTAGATCAGCAGAGCTAGTTATCTTTGGACCAGTGTTAACATTATCAAGTGTAGGTGGTTCAACATCAACATCATCATCACCACCAAATCCAAAGAAGTTCAAGAATCCATCTTTTGCTCTACTGACAAATCCAGATATTCCCTCTTTTATACTATCGATGATCTCTCCAATTTTACCAAAAACCGAATCAAAACTAATATCAAAACTATCTAAGAATTCAGAAAACTGTTCAAACCCAAGTTTTCCAGCAATCCAACTAACAAAATCTTTGAGGAGATCGAGTGGTTTATATATCAATCCATCTACAATTCCTTTGAAAGCACCCACGATACCGCCAATAATTCCACCAGTGTTAAAACCTTCTATTGCTCCCTTTATGCCATCAAATGCAGTAAGGATTATCGTTAGTGGTAAGAATGCTTTACCAATAGTTCTTCCGAGAAATGAAACTGTTTTAACAATCGGTGTGAATGCTTTGCCGATAGATTGAAAGAATGTGCCCAACCTTCCAACTGGTTGGAAGAAGCCTTTTATTTTTGCACCAATACCTTTCAATTTATCAATAGCAGTAGCAAGAACAGAACCAACCTTACCAAAAAATCCAAGTCTTCCGAACTGTCCAGTCGTTGTTCTAAAAACACTCAAACCAGCAAAGCCTGCTTTAAATGCAGCTGAAGCATTTTTAAGAGGAGCGGTTAATTTCTTAAATATATCAGCGGTCTTAGTTGTAAATCGACCGATAGCTCTGCCTGCTTTTTCCATGTTTACTGGATCAATAAACCGTCCAATCTTCAGTATTAATTGACCTAGTAGTTGGAATGGTTTGACAACCATTGTTTTCACTATCTTAGCTAACTTACTAAGTGACTCAGCCAATCCCTGTAATAATCCAACGCTCAATGCAATCGGTGCAGCAAGTAATCCAAGTCCTATGCCAATTCCCTTGCCACCTTTCTCTGCTGCTTTATCAAGTAAATCGCCAAACCCATCTTTCAATGCTGTTTCTATACCAACTAACCCATCAACCATTGAATTGAAAATTTCTGCTGTTTTTTGCTCTGCTCTAGATCTTTCTCTGTTGTTTTCTATTTCACTCAGTCTACCGCCAGTTAATCCATCAGCAATTTTTGCTAAGAAAGAGTTTGCTCTATCATCTCCTGCTTGTTCCTCAGCAGCATCTGCATTTCTTTTCATTTCTCTTAGTGATGCAGCATTTGTTTTACCGAGAGTTTCTTCAAGGGACAGAGCTTTATTATTGCTATCAGTAATAATCAACTGACCCATTTCATTAAAGCTGGTCTTAACACCTTCCAGATTTATCCCATACTTTGCTGCATTTTCTCTAAACTCATCAGCAACTTTTTGTTCAGCTTCGGTCAGCTCTTTTTTCTTCTGTAAGTGAAGAAGTTCTTCTCGTGATATTCCTAATCTTTCTGCAATTTGCTGTTGTTGTTTCTTCTGGAGAGCTTGTTGTCTCATATCTGATGTGTGAAAAATATCCTTGATTTTTCTCAAAGGATTCATTCTCTGCTCACCTTTAGCATATTTGTCTAACGATATGCTTGCATTGTTCAACATCCCAGCACCTATATTCATAAATGCTATTTGTTTGGTTAATGCTTTAGATTGTTTCGCTGCAGCTCTATTCGCAGCAGTCGTAGATTTTAGAGTATCACCTGCAATTGTTGGTAGATTAGTTTCTTCAGCCATGATTTAACCTATTTCTTCTTAGTTCCTAGTGCTTGTGATCCAAAGAATGCAGCTACAATACCAGCAACAGCTACAAAGTATGTTGGAGCCATGTCACCTAATGTTTTTTGAGCTTGATCCAAACCGACAAGAGAAGCAACTACTACAGCGAATGGATATAATAATAATCCACCAAGTGCGAACCATGTCATGTTACGCTGTGCATCACGCATAGCATCTGCATCTTCAAGTTCTTTTCGTTTAAACTCTAAGTACATTGCTTCTTCTTCTGCACTGACTTTGCCATCACCATTTGTATCTGCTGGATGGAATACTTGACCCTTTTCTTCTTCTGACATTATAACCTCTTATTATTGTTTTTGGTTTCTTATTCTTTCTTCCTCTTCATCAAGATGGTTCTTCAATAGTGTTACATATATTTCTCTTTCAAATGGAATCATATTATCAAGTTCAGTTAAACTATACTTGTGATGTTGTATCAAAGCAAAGTTCAGCTGGTACATATTTGCTAATGAGTCATGTACCATGCTTATGTAAAAAAACTTTGGAGACCCTCCAACACTATTCTTTCTTTCTTACCGCACTTTGGACATGTCCATTCAACAACATGTGATAATTTTGGTGCGTTCTCAAAGAAATCAGTTATCTTTTTAAATTGTGATGTGCTCAATTGACCAAGCCATTCAGACATCTCGTCTTTGGTGAAATCATCATATACATTTTCAGTATCATAAATGTATTCAACGCAGTTGACAACAACATCGTATAATTGATCTGTGTCTGTTCCATTTACATCATCAATATCTTTCAACCCAGCATATCTTAATTTTAAACCTATGCTGTCATTTATTTGTATCTTACCATCACTTATGTCACCAATAACCTTAATGTCATCTATATTGATATGAACTTCAGTTTTATGATCACACTCTGTGTCTTTTTTAGGGTGTGATAACACTAACTCAATAACTTCACCGACAGACTTCGCTCTCAGTTTCAAAAAAAGATATTCTATATCAAATGTTGCTAGAGAATTTAAGTCTACATCATCAATGATACATGATGAGAGGATATTCATTATAGCTCTTGATATTTCTTTATCATCACCACCTTCCAAAGCCATAAGAAGAATCTTTTCTTCTTTGACCAAAAAAGGTCTATATTTTATTTCTTTACCAGTTGACGGTATTTCCGTAACAAACTCTGGCGATGTTAACTGGGGTAAATTCATTATATTCTCCTAATATAGAATAATTTAAAATAAACTTCTTATCACTGCAACTTTGTTTTTAACTCCACGAACCTGCGCATTAATACTGTCAATTTTTGCTTTGCCTTTTTTAATTGATGCATTAATATTACCAAGTCCTGGAAGTGACAAACTACCTGAAATTCCATCACGGTCTATTCTGAGACTTCCACCGAATCCTTTTGTTGGCTGATCAGACTTATTAAATATACACTGATAGTTTCTATATGCGAATGTCACATTCATGCGCATAATTGATTCTTCACCCCAAGCCATAGCAATTGGATTTATAATTATTGGGTATGCTTCATTCAATGTGTGTATTGATCTTAAATTGCCAGCAGATCCGTATTGTCTTATAACTATTGTTTTCGTATAGTTGTCAAAATATCTTACATTGTAACTGTTCATAGCAGATCTTTCTCGAGCAACACCACTTGGATTAAACGCACCAGTGTTGACCATAGAATCTTGCCATATCTCAAAATATTCCTTTTCTCTCAAGTCTTCGCTTAAAACAAAAGAAATAGCAATATCTGCATATGCTTGTCCATATGCCACTTTGTTAATTGGTCCATAATTGTTAAAAGAATGTTCTACAGTTGTTATGCTCCGTCCAGGAAGTTCAGTAGCATCTGCTCTATATTGCATGTCTCTTTCAACATCTTGTTCACCATTACCATGAATATAAATGTCAAAATGTGATGCTTTGGCGACACCTGCCTTACTGAAACTAGAGGAAATGTCATTAACATTAAAACCCATTATTTTAACATCCTTCGGCTATCTGCGAATACTTTCGACTTCTTAGCTTTCTTAAATCTTTCAGTTGGTAAAAATAATGCTGTATCCCATTCAGTAGAATTTATTTGAACAAAATCAGACTTCACTTGACTTGAAAGATAATGCTTGAAAGTCGGTTTAAAAAACTTAAATTTAGAAGCACTATTTAGTACATCATAAGAGATTCTCAACTTTGTACTCTGATCATATCTCTTATTATTTGTTATATCATACAATGCATCCATTAACTTTGCACGCAATTGCGGTGGAAGGTAATGTAGATTAATACCATAAAATCCACCAGATGCTGGTCCAACCATAAAGATTAATGGAAATGCGTCATAGTATGGGAGAGTCTTTGCTCCTTTTGGATCATATCTGAAATGATACATACGACCAGTAAGGACACGCTTTGATTTATCCATATCAGAAAGTATGTTTGCTGGATATGCTGCAGCACTCCTAACATTTCGTGCTTTGTCTCGATACCATTCTCTTGCAGCTTGTGTGCGTGCAGGTATCTGCCCTAAACGAACACCACGAAGTAACATGTCGTCAAATATTGAAGCGATGATTTAATCCTTTTTTGTTGTGTGACCTTTATAACAATATCTATTTAGGACTTCTTATACAATTCTTTTTCAGTTAATATCTGAAATTTCCAATTTCTATCTTTACAGTATTCTATTGCTGCTTCCCACTTAGCTTGATTGACACCCCAAGTCTTAACTTCATTTAAATATTTTTTTGTCATTCTTTTTTGAGACTTTGGTGCATGGGTTTGAGCGTGAGGTTTGACTTCAATCATTATTGTTTCATTGTTTTTTGTTTTTATCACAAAGTCAACGAAGTATCTGTGTTTCCTTCCATCAATCGGAGAACGATATCCAATAGGAAAAGGCTCTGAAGCCCACCATATTATATCTGGATTTTTGTCAAAGTATGACATGCAATTTAATTCCCAAGAAGATCTATAGGTAATGTCACTTGAATCACCTTTATATTTCTCAGGAAATTTGCATTGATACTTACCTTTATAAAATTGAGCCATATTTTGCCTTATAAATAGAGTTATCACTACACTTGCGCATATTTATAAAGGTAGATAGAATGCCAAAGATTAATCTAAAACAAGTCATAACTTCAGCAGGCAAAGATGTTGTAGCACAAGCACAAGGTGCACTAGAAGATTTTGCTGGTGCTGCAGGTAAAGGTTCATTTGGTATATCAATTGGAAAGAATGGTATATCTATTAATGCTAATTTTAATGAGATTATTCAAAAGAAAATTTCTGGCAATTTAGTTAAGAGTCCATTAGCACCACTATTCAATAATCCAAAAATAAAAGATCAATTAATTTTTCCATCTACTCTTGACAATGATCATTATATGATATTCAGTGTTGTAGAAACTGACCGTGCTGATCGTTCTGTCGCACCAACAACAACAGTAACAAGAAATATTATATTGCCAGTCCCATCTAATCTTGGTGTTTCATATGGTGCTGATTATGAGAATGCTGATCTTGGTCAATTTGGTGCATTCATAACTGGTGGTTTAGATACTGAAGGTGCAGGAAAAGATATTGGTGCTTTAATATCACAAAAAATACAAGGACTGAAAAGTGAATTGACTGGGGGTGAAGGCGATTCATTGAAAGAAGCAGCAGGCATAGGTGCAGCTGCAGCTGCAACTGCTGCAGCTGGAAGTCTTGGCGGTGCTGCTGGTGCATTGGCTGCAGGCATAACTGGTGCTGCTACTGCCCAAGCAATAGGCAAGAAAGAAGGGCTGGCATTAAATCCACATATGGCTGTATTATTTAAGGGTGTTGGATTTAGAGAGCATTCATTCTCTTATAAATTTGTTGCCAGAAATCCTCAAGAGTCTGATCAGATAAAAACAATTATTAATACATTTAAATATCATATGCATCCAGATTACTTTGCTGGAAACATTGCGTTCAGTTATCCTGATGAGTTTCAAATAAATTTTGCTGATGCTATCTCATCAAATCTTTACAGTATTGGTAAATCTGTTTTAAAAGGGATGGAAGTTAATTACAACGCACAAGGTTTACCGTTGTTCTTTGAAGATACTGGTGCACCAGTGTCAATAGAAATAACACTAAACTTCCAAGAAATAAAAATTATTACTAAGAGCGATATGGATGACCCTAATGCAACAGGTATTTCTATAGCTCCATCAGGTTCTCAATAATGTCAAATTATTTTTCATATTTTCCAACTACAAAGCATGATATAAAAAATCAAGGCAATACTGTTGAACTCACAAATATTTTGCGTAGATTTAAAATCGATTCTGAATTAAAAAGCAGAACTGAAGTTTTCTACGACTATAGAATACAAGACGGAGACAGACCAGATACTATTGCTGAAAAATATTATGGCAATTCAAATTATGCGTGGTTAGTTCTGCATTTCAATGAGATAGAGGATGCTGTATTTGATTGGCCATTGTTTGGTGATAATTTTGAAAGTTACATAATTGGAAAATATGGATCAATTTCTGCAGCTCAAAGTGCAATACATGAATACAGAATCTTTTTAACAGCTGTAGATGAATCTGGCGTTAAGATCCCAGCCAAGAAAAGAATTAAGTTTGACGGAACAATAATTGAGGAAAGAAGTGTTGTGGTTGATAAAACAACATTTGATGCTACTGAAACAGCATATAAATATAATGCTACTGGTATAACAAAATATGATTATGAAATAGATTTAAATGAAAAGAAAAGAGATATCTCTTTATTAGATGTTAAACATTTAGAAACGATTCGTGATGAAGTTGAGACAATTCTTAGGAATGGAGTGTAATGTCAACAGTAACAATCCCATCTCAGCGAGGATATAGAAAGGCTGGGGACATTGATGTCCGTGCATTTTCTCTTATATCTGGCTCTGGTCAAATAATAGATATTGAAGGTCTGGTTGTAGACTTTAGCATATATCAAGATATTGAATCACACTACATGTCGTGCGAAATCGTCATAAGTGATTCTGTTGGTCTTATCAATACACTTGTGGGTAATCCAAATACATCAGAGATTGGCGGATTTAATGGTAATGAATTCCTTCTAGTCTCATTTAGATCAAATAGTGATGAGATAAAATATAAAAATCATGTTTTCTCATTATATAAACTTTCTGATAGACAACGCACGGAAGAAAGAAATGAAGTTTATGTAATTTCTGGTATCAGTACAGAAGCATATTCTACATCCTCAAGAAAAATAAACAGAGCATATGGTATAGGGAATGGTAATCAAATCTCTAATATGGTAACAAGTGTTTATAATGAGTTTTTTAATAGTATTCAAATTACAGGTCTATATAGAAATATCAGTCAGATAGCAGGTCTTCAAGTAAGTAAAACATTTGACTGTGATGCAACTGTTGGTATGCATAAATTTATTGTTCCTAATTTATCTGTAGATGATACAATTGATTTTTTTGCTGATGAATCTGATTCAGATGATCATGTTCCTTTATATACTTTTTTTGAAAACAGTAAAGGTTTTCATTACAAAAATATAAGTAATCTTGTCAATATGATGCCTAAAGAAATGTTTACATATGCACCATCAAACAACACATCAGAAATCGGTTCAACAAATGCGAATGACGATAGAACAAAAATAAAATCATTCTTTGTTAAAAAACAAACTGATTTTTTAGAAAACCTTGAAGGTGGTTTATATAATACACAATCAATATACATCGATTTGTTAAAGAAAAATAAAAGAGTTGTTGATTATAATTATGATAAATCATATAAGCGGTTTAAGACATTCCATGATTTCCAAATTCCAGGACAGTCTGACTCTCCAGCAATTGTTCGATTAAAAACATCAGACTTCGGTAGAGATACTGATACAAACTTTCAACCTGAAAACCCATTTCCAAAAACAATTACTGAGACTGCAGCAGACAGTGAAGCGTACGAAAAACATATTTTCAATAGTGTAGTTGAAGTTGTGCTTCCAGGTGATAGTGAATTGGATGTTGGTGATGTTATACTGTTAAAGATACCTGCTTCTGCCATCTCAAAAGATCAGGATGGACAAGCGGATAAATACTTGAGCGGTAATTATCTGATAACAAAATTGCGTCATAAAATGTTAGGCGTGAATGGTGATAATTTTACAACAACTCTTGAATGTTCAAGAGACACAGGATTTAAAGCATAAACAAATTAAACACAACAAACGAGGATTAAACAATGCCAATACCTGGATCTGATCGAGAAAAACAATTTCTTTCTGAAGTAGCTCCTGCGAAAAAACCGCAACCTGAGTTTCTACAAGAAATCAAAACGCCAACTCATGATGTTGAGCAACTAGACGAGCAACCCAAAGCAAAAAAGTCAAAAGCAAAACGCGGAAGAAAAAAAAGTTAGCTCCAAAAAAATCCAATTCACAAGCATCATGGACAAAGGCAATGGGTTGGGTTAAAAATAAAATCAAAGGTGATTAATGAGAGATTACATTGGTAGAGAAGATTTTACATGGTTCTTTGGAGTTGTTGAGGACAGAAACGATCCAGTACAGCTGGGTCGTGTTCGCGTGCGTGCGTATGGGTGGCACACAGAGTCATTAGACGCAATACCAACAAGTGAATTGCCATGGGCTATTCCTGTCAATAATATAGACTCTGCTGCAATGAGTGGCTTCGGTAAGTCACCGACTGGAATGCTTGAAGGAACATGGGTAGTAGGATTCTTTGCCGATGGTGATCGTGCTCAAGAGCCAATGATACTTGGAACATTATCAGGTATTCCGACAAATCTCTCTGATCCAAATCTTGGATTTAATGATCCGAATGGAAAATATCCACTAGAAGCTAACATACCTGATGTCAATAAATTAGCTCGTGGTGAAAATACTAAACCACATACACCTGACACAACCATACCTGAGCCTGCTGTTCCTTATGCTGCAGTGTATCCATATAATCATGTTTATGAATCAGAGTCTGGTCATATCAAAGAATATGATGATACTGTTGATGCAGAGCGAATTCGAGAAAGGCATAGAAGCGGAACATTCTACGAAATACATCCAAACGGTGACAAGGTAACACACATTATTAATAACAATTACACTGTTGTTGCTTCAAATAATGATGTTCATATTAAAGGTGTTTGTAATCTGTTTATTGACCAAGACTGCAATACAACTATTGGTGGTAATTGGAACATTAATGTGACAGGCGATAAGAACGAAACTATTGGCGGTGAGGTTGTAGAAACATACAGTAAAAGTAAAACAACAAAGATCACTGACAATATAGTTGAAGAAGTTGGTGGTAGTGTGACTGAAGATTATACTGGAAAGCAGAAAACATCTGCTGCTTCTATGGATATAAATGGTGGCTCTGCTATTGATATGGATGCAGGAAGGATTGATCTAAACTAATGGCTATTACATTATCGCCTTTGCCTGCTACTGGTTTGACTGCGGTAACACGAGATACAAATTTTACACAAACAGTCACCGCAACAGGTGGTTTAGGAGAAACAGTTAATTCTGTTGTCATAAGCGGAACTGGTGTAGACTCTGGCATCACTTTAAATGGCGCAACGATTAGCGGACAATACAATGCAGCATTTAATGAACAAGTGTATTATGTGACAAAGGGATCAAGTGATTTATTAGAAACGCCAACAATTGTAAACGGTACTGGAAATGTTCCACCGAACAAAGACATTATAAAATTTGTAACTGATAACAGCGCATTTAAAACAAAATCATATACTGTAACTGTGACATATAATACTAGCCAGACGCAAACATTTACACTGACTCAACAAGTAAATAATGATATGAATGGCTTTGTAAGTTGGTTGACTGGTTATTTAAATGCATAAGTTTGTGATTTTAAACAAAGGGATAGTCGAGACATATAGTATATTTGAAGATATACCATGGTCATTTGATAATTTGATAGAGTTTAGTCCAGAGATAATACCACCCCCACATACTGAGGAAGAACATAGATTAAATGCTCAATGGGAAGGTAAGCTAAAGCAACTTATGAATAGGGAGACAAAATAATGCCAGCAGTTGCAAGAATAGGTGATGCTAATGCAGTACATTGCTCAGGAATGGTTCAAGCTGCAGGAAGCGGTAATGTATTTGCTAATGGTATTGCTGTGTCAAGAGTAGGCGACAGTAATACTGGTCATCTGCTTCCTGGATCTCCTTGTCCTGGACATGCTGCTCCAATTGGATCTGGATCTGGTAGTGTTTTTGTGAATGGAAAAGCATGTGGTAGAGTGGGTGATCCAACATGCACTTCTGTCGCAGCAGGCTCATCTAATGTTTTTGCTGGAGGATAAAATATGCCATACAGTGATAAAGTTATGGATCATTATGAGAATCCAAGAAATGTAGGTAAGCTAGATAGAAATAAGAAAAGTGTTGGCACTGGTATGGTTGGTGCACCAGCATGCGGTGATGTAATGCAATTACAAATAGATGTTAATGGAGAAGGAATAATTGAAGACGCTCGTTTTAAAACTTATGGTTGTGGTTCTGCTATCGCTTCTAGTAGTCTCCTTACAGAATATGTCAAAGGTAAAAGTCTCGAATATGCAACAACAATCAAAAACAGCGATATCGCAGAAGAGCTTGCACTTCCACCAGTAAAGATCCACTGCTCTGTTTTAGCTGAAGATGCAATTAAAGCTGCAATTGAAGATTATAAGAGTAAAAATATTGATTAGTGGCGTTATAAATAGATGATCTAATACTTAGAAAGCAACATCTCTAGTATACATGAGTTTTAATTATAAGTCAAGGTTTATTTTATGATACATGATAATTTAATTAGTTTATTTGAGCTGTATAATGCTGAGAATGAAAAATTCAGTCAAGGCAATAAGTCTGCTGGAACAAGAGCAAGAAAGGCTTTAGCAGAAATATCAAAGCTGTGTAAAGATAGACGGAAAGAAATACAAGAATCTAAAAACACCTAATAAGTTGGCAGTATGCTTAAAAAGAAAGAATTGTTTAGTGATATTTCGTTGGGGTTTATACCCCATCCAGCGACAGGAGAGCTGACACGGAAGACAAACAGAGAAGCTGTTCGTCAATCTGTGAAATCACTTATTCTTACAGATTACTATGATCGACCATTCAAATCAAACATTGGGTGTAGCATACGCTATCAGTTATTTGAGTTATTTTCCCCAGCTGTAAAACAACAAATGGAAGCATCAATACGAGAAGTAATTAAAAACTTTGAACCAAGAGCTGATGTTGTTGAAGTATTAGTTGAAGAAAATAGAGAGTCGCATTCATTAATTTTATCAGTAGCTTTTATGATAATTAATGATCCTAACCCAGTTGTACTGGACATCATACTAGAAAGAGTCAGGTAATGTCAGCAAATACATATTTAAAAGTTACAGAATTAGATTTTGAAGAGATCAGAACAAATCTGAAATCATATCTCTCATCACAAGATAAATTCGCAGATTATAATTTTGAAGGTTCTGCTATGTCAGTCTTACTTGATGTTCTGGCATACAACACTCATTATAATGCATATTATCTAAACATGGTCGCAAATGAGATGTTCTTAGATACTGCACAGCAAAGAGACTCAGTTGTTTCTCGTGCAAAAGAACTTGGTTATGTTCCTGCTTCATCTATCGGTTCACAAGCAGATGTAAACATACAATTCACAGGTGTGGCTGGCGATGTTCCACAAGTAACAATACCAAAAAATTCTAAGTTTACAACAACAGTCGATGATGTTACATACACATATGTTGCTCCACAAGCAATCAAAGTAGATAGATCATCTGCTAACACATTCACAAAACTGATAACAATAAAAGAAGGCGAACCATTATCACATTCTTGGACTGTTAGCACAACTAATCCTGTTCGTTATATTATACCAAACACTGGTGTAGACACATCTAGTATTTCAGTTAAGGTGCAAAACTCTTCAACAGATACTGCTGTGACTGAATACACAAGAGCTACCAATGTAAATCAAGTTTTTAAAACATCACCAGTATTTTTCCTAGAAGAGTCAGCAGATGGGAAATATGAAATAATTTTTGGTCAGGGCAGTCTGGGCAAGTCTGTGGTTGGTGGAAATATTATAACCGCAGATTATTTGGTTTGTAATGGTAATGAAACAGATGGTGCTTCTACATTTTCTGTAGAAAGTGTTTTTACTGGTCTAACTCCTGCACCGACTATAACTATCACTTCTGTCGAAAGAAAGTCGTCAGGTGGTAGGTTCCAAGAAAGCGTTGATTCAATCAAATTTAATGCACCTAGAAATTTCCAAACTCAAAACAGAGCTGTAGTATCGAACGATTATGATCGTATTATATTAAGCGAGAATTCAGACTTGCAATCAGTTATTGCTTTTGGTGGAGAGGATTTTGATCCACCCACATTTGGTAAAGTTTATATTGCTATTAAACCATTTAATGAAGAGTTTGCTACAATAACAAGAAAACAAAAGTTGAAGGATTCTATCAAAGATAGAACACCATTGGCTATAGATCCTGTTATTATAGACGCAGACTATACATATCTTGTCCCTACAGTAACAGTTAATTATGATTTGACAAGAACAGTTTTGACTGATGATGGTATTGCATCAAATATTAGAGACGCAATAAAAACTTTTTCTGAATCAAATTTAGAAAGGTTTGGAAACAGATTAAGATATTCAAGGTTTGTTAGAGCTTTAGATAACACTTCAGAAGGTTCAGTTTTAAATACAGATGCAGCAATTTCTATTGAGAAAAGATTTGTTCCTGATATCAATAATGCAACTAATGTTAAATTGAAGTTCAATAACGAGATCAGACCATCATCACTAAATTCTACTCAGTTTACATACAATGGGTTTCCAGCACAACTCGGTGATGATGGAGCTGGTACAGTAACAATATTCCGTTTTAGTGAACAGAAAGAAAAAGTAAATATTGTCGCTTCTGCTGGAACAATTGACTACACAAACGGTATTGTTGAACTTCAAAATTTTGAACCAACAGCATTTTCAGACATACAAGTGAAGGTATCTGCGTCTCCTGAGAACTTTGATATTGTAGCTGTAAGAGAGCAAATTTTGGTAATGAACTCAAATGAAGCTATCATTAATGTATTTGGTGAGCAAGTTTAATGACAATAAAATCAAAGTTATCTACGCAGGTCGCGAATCAATTTCCAGACTTCTATAAGGAAGAAGGGCAAAATTTCCTTGCTTTTATTGAAGGATATTATGAGTACCTTGAGCAGAATGGAAAGTTGACCGAAGCCATACAAAATCTAGAAGATTACAAAGATATAAACACAACTTTAGATCAGTATTTAACTCATTTCCAAGAAACACTCCTCCCATCAGTACCGCATGATGTGTTATCTGATAAGCGGTTAATGGCAAAGTATGTAAAATATTATAACGAAACTCGTGGCTCATTAGCTTCTTATAAGTTAATGTTCAGGGCAATTTACAATGAAGATGTTGAGGTTAATTTTCCTGCTGATCAGATGTTGAAAATATCTGATGGCGATTGGCAACTTGATCGCTACCTAGTAACAAACTACAATCAAAATAATTATGACTTTATAGGAAAAACAATTGTTGGCACTGAATCGAATGCCCAAGCTCTTGTTGAAGATGTGGTAGGTCGCATTGTTAAAGGCAGGGATTTGATGCAAATTAATGTATCAAATATTAAAGGTTCATTCAATCACTTAGAGCCAATTAGATTATTGTCAGATACTGATGGTTCTGGTCATTCTGCAATTGTTGATGCTGGTATACACAGAATTGAAATTGTTTCACCTGGAGCAAAATACCAAGCAGGAGATATTGTTAAATTAGAGTCAGACAAAATAGGTGACTTTGGTAAAGTTGTTGTTACTGATACTGTAGATCTTAATGGTTCATTGACATTTACTCTTATAGACGGTGGTTCTGGTTACACAGAAGTTTCGTCAGACCCAAATCAAGGTGGCTCAGTTGTCACAATCAGTGGCGGTGATGGAGATACAGCTGCATCGTTTACAATAACAGGATCAGATATAGATGAGACATTTGCTATTTCAACAAATGTCACATTGTTAGGTTCTAATACTATCTTTGGTTTCAATGCTCCAGATATACTTAATGCTGATTATTCAACACGCAAAATGGCAACATTTGCTAACACTATTATTGGTTCACCAACTCTTGGATTTAGAGAATCAAATGAAGTTACAAACAACGGTCTATTCAGAGATAATGTAGAATCATCTTTGCATGTAGCGAACACATTGACAATAGGTGTTGGTGCTTCATTATATGGTGTGTCTAGTGGAGCAAATGCTACCGTCACAGCAATAACAGATGCTACTGATGGTGCTGGCAAATTTACTACAGATGGATACAGAAAATTTATCACAAGTATACGCAATCGTGTGAATTATTCAGAAGAATTAGATAATAATTATTGGAATGATTTAAGGTGTGGTGCTATTGCAAACCAAACATTAGCACCAAATGGTACTTTAACTGCTGAAAAGATTGTAGAAGATGCGTCAGATAATTCACACCTTATTACTCTCGCTTCATCATTTCTACAAAACAGTACACAGTATACAACTTCTGTATTTTTAAAAGCTGGTTCAAGTGATCGAAATGCTGCACTAAGATTAAGCACTGGCGGTGCATTTCCTGCTGTAAAATTTAATTTACAAAACGGAACAATTGTTTCAACTCATGGTGATCTAACAAGCTCGATTAAGGATGTTGGTAATGGTTGGTATCGTGTCACTATGACTGGAACCACATCTGGTAGTGGATCGCATAATGTGCAATTGAACATGACTGATGGATCGAATGTTATCAGTTATCAAGGCGATATTACTAAACATATCTTTGCTTGGGGGTTTCAAGTTGAAACTGCAGCTACAGCAACTGAGTACCAAAAGGTTGTTACAGATGCATTTGGGACTGGCGAAACATTACTTATAGTCAACACATCTGGTTCTTCGGCAGGTAAAGTAACATCATTTGCTGGAAATACCATTGGGTATCACATATTAGATGTGGCGAATACTGGTGGACAGACTGTAGCTTTAGGTGATGAAATTGTCAGCACAACAAACTTTTACGCAAATACTGCTGATACAACATTAACTGGTGAAGAAGTTTACAGTTATGGTGTTGTTAAAAAAGTTATAAGCACTACTCCATATCTTTATGAGCACAACACTACAGCAAATGTTGTTCAATCTAATACTGTAAACAGTTCATCTAACAATGTAACTAGCACTAATATAGGCACAGTATTTGGGCGTGGCGATGTGATTAAGGCTGGTGGTCAAGCTCCTTCGCGTAGAGTTGTTAGTGTTACTGATGACAATACCATAGTTGTTACTCCAGCATTTAGCCCAGCTTTAAGTGGTGCAGCATATGGTAAGGGTGGTGTGTTTAGACATGTTGTAAAATGCCGTGTTAGTGCCAACAATAGTGCTAATCTATCTAATCAATTTGATTTTGGTCCATTACAAGGATTTGTCGAACGCGATGGTGTAAGAAAGGTTGGTTCATCTACAATTGTAGGTAATGTCCACTTTTCAACTTCAAATACAGAACTTGAAACAGTATACAGTAAACTAGAAGATTCATTAGTATTTAAAACACAAACATTTGGAACTATTGATCAATTATCTGGGCGTGTGGGTGGTAGTGGTTTCACAGTAGCACCCAAAGTTGATGTTACTGAATCTGGTATTGCTTCTTTGGGTATAGGTGAACAATTCCTCACAATACAATCTGGCACAGAATCAAATGTTACTGTCGATACAAATGATGGAATATTACAATCTTCTTCAGGTGCTTCTGGTGATATTAAAGCAGGATCGACTTATGGTGCACCCACTGTAACTTCTTATTCTAATGGTCAGTTTGAAACAGTAATAAGAGTTTGGCAACCACCACTGCAAAGATTCCCGAATGGAAAAACATTTGCTAACAATACCAACGCAACAATTAAGAAGTTTAGTTCTTCATATGTTCCTGGAACTACTGACACAAGATCTGTTGATAGCACCACTACAGTTAAAATTGTCAAGGTTGTTGACAGAGGAATATTAGGACAGAACGCAAACATCCGTGCAGATGTTGGTGCAAACGGTACAATAACTGGATTAAGAGTTGCTGACTCTGGATTTTCACATGATCAGAATGAAGAAGTAAAAGTTGAAAGCACAGGAAGAGTTGATTCAACACAAGCTGTTGTTAGACTTAAACTACAAAATGCTGCAAACTCAGAAGGATATTATGCCACATCAAGAAGTCACATTTCAACCAAGCGTGGCTTTATACAAGATAGTGACTTTTATCAAGAGTTTTCATATCAACTAGCTGTTCCTCTAAGTTTGAAAAGGTATAAAGAAGTTGCAATGAAACTTGCTCATCCAGCAGGTCAAAAAATGTTCGGTAAGTTTAAGTCTCACTCAAATACTAATTTGAATGTGATATTATCAGCAAACAATACATTTAGAAAAAATGCGACTGGAACATTCACCTTTACAAATGGATCATTCAATATTACTGGTACTGGTTCAGCTATGGAGTCTCAATTTGCTAATGGTGGTGTGATAATAATACAAAAAAGTGCAGGAGTTTACTATAAAGTTCCGCTAAATATAGTGTCTAGTGACACAGTCGCAAATACAACTATAGCGTGGTCTAACGGTACATTTACAACCACAGCTTTATATACTACAGGATCGATAGGTTAATGCCAACATATAGACACCCAACAAAAGAGATGTCAATAACAAACGCAAAAGCGTTTATCTCATCTATGAATGCAAGTGATGGTTCTACCGATAAAAAATCCATCATACTTTATGCATGCATTGGAAAAAATACTCCATGGCAAGATGAATCTAATCCACCATCACCACCCAAAAATGTTGAGCATGAACATTATAATATTAAAAAAGATTTTATTGGTGGTAAAAAAATAGATACTGGCAGTGTTTCACATGTTATACCTAGAAAAGACTGGGCTTCAGGCACAGTCTATACTATGTATAGAGATACAAATACAACATTGTATGATGAAGATACACCTGCATTTTATGTTGTTACCGACCAGTTAAATGTTTACAAATGTCTATTTAATAATAAAGGTGCTCAGTCGACCGTAAAGCCTTCGGGATTCTCAATAATCCCATTCACCACTTCTGATGGATATACATGGAAATATATGTATTCAATTTCATTAGGTGAAGCTGATAAGTTCATGACATCTGTCCATATGCCAGTCAAAACAATCAGTGCGACAGATAACTCGATAGAATCAGATAGGTTGTTAGCCGTTCAAAACGCAGCAGTAGATGGTGCAATACAAGTAATAGAAACGAATACAATTGGTGTTGGCTATGAGGAAGTTATAGATGCGACAGTGGCAAGTGCCACATCAGATTCAGTGACAATATCTAGAGCGGTTGATATTGATATGTCTTCATCTGATAATATCTATAATGGATCAAGCGTATATATTGTGTCAGGAACTGGTGCTGGACAATTAAGAAGAGTTACAGATTATATTGGGTCTACAAGAAGATTGAGTGTTAATACTGCATTTTCTGTAGTACCAGACACAACATCCAAAGCAATAATTTCTCCCACAGTTACAATAATTGGAGATGGATTTGGTGCGCAAGCATATACTAGATTAAATGCAGCAGGTGCGGTCGCTAACATTTCAATGATAAGTGTTGGTTCAAAATACACTGAAGCTGTTGCTCTTATTACAGCAAATAGTGTTCATGGCTCTGGTGCCACTGCAAATGTTATTATCTCACCACAAGGTGGACATGGTTCAGATGCAGTATCTGAGCTTGGCGGTGATAAGATCGCACTCAATGTTCAATTTCAAGGAACTGAAGGTATCTCTGCTAATGGTAATGGATACATACCATCTAATACTGAATTCAGAACAATAAGCATTCTTCAAGATCCAAAATTAAGATGTGATTCAAATAATAATTTTGTCACAACGGAATCAGTAGCAAATACATCTAACAGTCCATCAACATTAAGATTAACAACTAGAGCGACAATCTCATATAATAGTATGCAAGGCGATGTGCCACAAAATGAATTAGTTGTCCGCGATGTTATAACAAATGAAAGAAATAGACTCAGAGCAGAATTAGGTGCTTTAGAGTTCGTCACAACATTAGGTGCAGCTGCAAGAAAGAATGAGGCACTAGCAAATGCATTGCAAGCTGCAAATGCACAAATAGTTTTTATAAGAGAAGATGAAGTTCAAGCTGATACATCCTTCTTTACAACATACCTAAATAATGTCTCTAGTTACAGTAATTTTATTCCGTTTACTACAGACGATGTTATATTGAAGGCTGGTAGTGATACAGCAATCGCAACTGTTCAACAAGTTAAGGTTCCAGAGGCAAATACAATGTCTGGAAAAATACTATATACTGAGAACATAACAGCAGCAACTAAATCACTGGATCAAATAGAAGATATTAAAATCATTTTAGATTTCTAAGGGTATTATAAATGTCAATCGAAACAAACCTCAATGAAAGTCCGTTTTTTGATGACTTTGACGAGACTAAAAATTTCCACCGTGTTTTATTCCGTCCAGGATATGCGGTACAAGCACGAGAATTAACACAAATTCAAACAATACTGCAAAATCAAATTGAACGATTTGCTAGTGCAGTTTATGTTGAAGGAACTGTTATTAATGGTTGTGATACTACAGCCGAGACATGGAAATATGTAAAACTTCGTGACAAAGACGCAAACAACAGAACACTTATCTTAACAGACTTTTTCTCAGGTGGCGTTATAGCTAACTCCACTATCACAGGTGAGACAACTGGCGTTACTGCTAAACTCTTAGATGTGGCTGATGGTTCTGAATCGGCTACGCCAAACTTCTTAACAGCATTTGTATCTTACACGAACTCTGGTGCAAATAATACTACAAAAACATTCGCTAATAATGAAACGCTAATTTTTAGAAACTCTAGTTCAAGCTCCTTTATTGTCGCTGCAAACACAATCACACAAGCACAAGGTGGTGCGTGCGGTGAGGGTGTTGGTGCTAATGTTCAAGAAGGTATTGTTTACCACAAAGGTCATTTTATTAGAGTTGACCAGCAAAGTAAGGCTGTTATCAAATACAGCACAACAGCAAACACACGAATTGGTTTAGAAACAAACGAAGTAATCATTGATTCAAACCAAGATTCATCATTATTGGATAATGCATCAGGAGCAACAAACTTCTCAGCTCCAGGTGCATCAAGATTAAAATTATCACCCACTATCGCCTCAAGACCTTTATCTGATACTGGAACAGCAAATACTGTTGGATTTATACCACTTCTTGATATGCAAGATGGGTTTGTTATCCGTGATTATATGGATACAAGATATTCTGGTCTTGGCGATGAGCTTGCCAAAAGGACATATGAAGAATCTGGCAACTATGCACTAGAACCATTCAAAATATCTACCGAAGAACATTTACGAACTGATTTTAATAATGGTGTTTATCGATCTACAGAAAACGGTGATGCGAATAAATTAGTTGTCGAGATAGATCCATCTGTAGGTTATGTTGGTGGCTATAGGATTGAAAACACAGACAAAGTTCGAAGAACAATTGACAAAGCAACAACTTTTGATACACGAAGTGCTGTAACTATTGGTCAAGCATTTGGTCAATATGTTATTTGTAATAATGTTGTGGGTACATGGAATCATAAAGGATTAGTAGAAGTAGATCTTTATGATACTGCTCAGACTCGTATAGCAAGACGCAAATTCAGTAGTGGAAATGACGCTCGCTTAGGAAACAAAATAGGTACTGCTAAACTGCGTGGATTCCAATGGCATTCAGGGACATCAGGTGATCAATCAGCACAATTTAGAATTTATGGATTTGATGCTAAAATGAATGCTGGTAAATCATTTGAAGGTGATGTTAAAGCACTCTATATTAGTACTGGTGGTAATGATGATGCATATGCTGATATTGTTCTTGAAAATGGTGAAGCAAAGGTTCATGATCCATCATTAAATAAAATGATATTTCCTGTCCAGAGTATAGGTACAAAAACTCTGAAAGATGAAGACAACACAGTACAAACGCAATATGTTGTTAGACATTTTACTGATGTGACATTTGCTGCTGACGGAACAGCTACAGTCAATGCTCCTACCAGTGAAGCGACTGGCGGTTCAAACAAAATGAATGATACTGGTTCTCCTTTATCATCTGTTGATGAAAGAAATATAATTATCATACCTAAAGCTGATGCTACAATAAACTTGTTCCAAACACATGGAACAGCCACAAAAAGCAGTAGCAGTAATACATTTGCTATTACTGGAAAAAGTACATTTGTTGGCAAAGTTGCTGTTGGCGATTATGTTCAAGCTGCATCAGGTCTTACAGAACCAATGCGTGTAACTGAAATTAGTGCTAATGTAATAACAGTTCATTCAAGTGGTACTCCTTCTACTGGCACGATTAGTGATTCAACAGCCCTTACTAAAGTCTTTAAAGCTGGTTCTATAATTGATACTCAACAAATTGGATCATTCACATCAACAGCAACACAGCATGCAATAGATTTAGACATCAGTGGGTCATTCACTGGAACATTTGCAGCTAGAGTTTATTATGATATGTTGCGTGATAGTGCAGTTCAAGAAAATAAAGACTTAAACAAAACAAAATATATTCATATAGACACAAGTGCACAACCTAGTGGCACTAATCCTGCAGCTGCAAACTATCCAACAAACTCTTCAGGAAACACTGGTCCATGGTCTCTTGGTGTATCAGACGCATTTAAATTAGAAAAAGTTTATATGGGTGCTGAAGGAAGTGAAGTTACAACTTCTTCTACTGATGTTACAACACACTTTGAATTGGATAATGGTCAGAGAGAAAGTTTCTATGATGGTTCAAGGTTAATAAAAAGATCTGATAGCAGTTTAACGGTTGCTGGTAATGACTTACTGGTTCAGTTCAGCTGGTTCAAAAGAAATAGATCTGCTGGTATAGGTTATATGTCAGTTGATTCATACCCAATAGATGATTCAGATCCAACTGCAGCAGGAAAAATGGCGACTGCAGAAATACCAGTGTTCACTTCTTTTGATGGAATAGATTTTGATTTAAGAGACAGTATTGATTTCAGACCAGCAAAAGCAAATACATGTGAACCAAAATCAACTGGAACATCAACAGCTGCACCGACAAACCCAACACAACCATCAGCATTTGATGTAGATGGTTCTTTAGGCTCTTATGTGCCCACACCAGATGAAAATTTCCAATGTGATGTCCAATTCTATCTCCCAAGAATAGATACAGTAACATTAAGACCTAATGGCGATTTTGATGTTTTAACTGGAACACCATCTGAAAACCCAGCAGTTCCAACTGAAGACGATGAAGTTTCCATGACATTAGGTGCAGTTGTTATTCCACCTTATCCATCATTGTCACAAACTGCTGCAATTCATTATGACAGATTTGATTATCAAGTTAATCACATTGGCGAAAATAATAGACGATACACGATGGAAGACATTCGTGAATTAGACGCTGATTTAGAATCTACGAAAATTCAAGTTGAATTGAACCGTGTTGAAATTGAGGCACTTAAAACCACTTTGTTGAGGGAAGACGATCCTGTTGCTGCACCAGAGCCACCAAAAGAGGTTGTGATCTCAAACCCACCACCTATACAAACATACATTAATAGTATGCAGTCAAGCGACTTTGTTGACGATAATCAGACAATTCGACCAATAGCTACATTAGACGATGTTGATCTAATAATTGATGATAGTCAGTCTGTAAACTTACATAAGAGTGATGACAGTACAAGGATAACATTAGGTAATACAGCAAAATCACTCATCGATCAGCCAATGGCGACTAAGAGAACACTTGTTAACAAAAAGACAACTTCTCCAGTTAGAACATTTAATGGTCGTATGAAACTGAATCATAATAACTGTTCTCTAAGACAGACTGTAATTCCTGGACTGACCGCTAAGTATACGCAGAAAAAAGTTCAGACTGGAACTAAAAAAGTTAGTTATGGTGGCAAGATCGGAAAAGCATTTGGGTTGAAGAAGAATGTAGCTGTTTATTCTAATGTAAAAGTAGAAAATCCAGTCGTAACTAAAATGATAGAATCATATAAGAAAGCTGGTAAAGATTACAGTGGTCTAGCTGAAGCATCTGATGTTTCAAAATATAAAGGCGGAACAAATGATTACTATCTCGGAAGACACGCTGGGATTAGAGCAACTTGTACTGGTTTAAAACCAAATACAAGGGTATATGCTCGTTTTGATGGGCGGGATGTTACCCATTATATCAACTCACCTGGAAAGCGAACACTGGTTACAGATGGTGGTGGAAGATTATCATTTAGGTTTACAATACCAAATGATTCAACAATGAAGTTCCGTGGATATAAACACTTATTAGAAGTGAGTGATGTTAGACCACCAGTCAAGAATGGAATAAGTTCTGGTAAAGATGGAGCAACAACACGATGTGGTCAATACTATTTTGCTTCTACAAATAAGAATGGATTTTCATACAAATCTCGCGGAAAGATGTCTGGTATATGGTTACAAGAACTCTCTGCTGATAATACTCAAACATCTGTAACAACCACTCAGGTAAAAGAAGAATTGCCTGATTTTATGTCACAGGTATTCACAATTCCTGCCACAAAAATTGATGGTATTTATCTTTCTGAGATAGATTTATTCTTTATTAAGAAACCAAATGATGCGAGTGCTGGTGTTGAATTACAAATACGCGAATGTGGTCCAGCTGGTCCAACTGAAAAACTTATTGATGAATCAGATGAGATACTGAATGCAAATATAAACTTATCTTCTACAACAGGTCATACAGCTACAACATTCAAGTTCACAAAGAGACCTTTCTTACAGTCAGGTAAGAAATATGCATTTACTGTAATTCCTACTGAACAAGGCAGTGATTATGAGTTGCTTTCTATGGTCAAAGGCAAAAAAGACTTTAGATCAAATAAGACTGCATATGCTCCAACTGGTATAGGTAAATTATATGGCTCTGCGACTGGGAAAAAATGGGCTGAGTTGAAAAATGAAACATTGAAGTTTCAAATTAAGCGTGCTGATTATAACATCGGTGCAGCATCTTCATTTGTTTTAACAAATGCTGATACTGAATTCTTAAATGTAAACTTCGTATCACCTTTTGGTGAGCCAAGTGCTACTACTGGTTTCCAAATGGATGAGAAAGTTCGTGGTCAGTCTTTGCTTACATTAGGTGCTAATACAGACTCATTTGCTGTTGGTGATATACTCCAGAGTAAAATAGCTAAAGATGAAACCTTCGATGCACATCCAACTGGATATGCAAATGGTGTAGTCAGGAAAATAGTGAGCACAAGTCCAGTCATATTAAGTATTGATGCTTTTGGCGATTTCCCGACAGATGCCAATGCTAATAATGAACAAAAAGTTTATCGTGGGACAACAGAGTTGGGAACAACGAGTGGTTTTGCTGCAAACACTGTGACTGGTATAGTGAGTTTCTTTAATCATGATTATGGAAGACTGAGACTGAATGAATCAACAGGTGTTGTTGCTGGTTCAGGTTTAGGTTTCCGTGGCGGAGATAACACTCGTGACTGGGTAAGGTCACAAGATAGTGCAACAAGTGCATTTATACAATCTGTTGCTGATGTCAACCTTGACTCCATTGAGTTGATCACACCATACTTCTCTCCTAAAAATACAAAGGTTGAGTGGGGTGTTAAGACTACATCTACTGCTGGTGTTACTGCTTCTTCTTTCTTGCCAGTTGTTGGTGATAATGAAATTGAGCTTTCTCAATATCAGAAGAAAATTTATAGTAAGTCAAACAGAACTGCTAAGTCACTAATTGTTAAAGGAACTATCACATCTGAGGATAAACGAATAGCACCCATATTCACCTTGAATGATATTTCGGCACGAGTTGAGCTTCAGAGAATAAACAATTCGTTTGGTAATGAACAGTTTGCTGCTGGTGATGCAACTGCAAGATATGTTTCCAAAGTAGTACCAGCAAGCCGTCCAGATGGTGGTGCTGCTGAAAGGCTAACAGCGGTTTTAAATCTATATTGTCCTTCTGAGAGTACAGTGAAAGTATATGTTCGTGCCAAAAATAATAATGATTCTGAGGAGTTAGAAGATAAGGTATTTACAGAGCTTGTCAACTATGCTTCGGTTCCCAAGAAAAACTCGGCACTTGGTGATAAGAATGATGTAGTAAAGAGATTATATAGATTCCCCAAATCTACGAATGACAATTACCTTACTATTGGTGATACTGCTGATGCTGGTGCGAATGCTATTAAAGAATTACTCACAACAAGAAAAATTAAATATCGATCTGGTGATGATTCTACTCATAGCGGTATTGATCGGATGCAATTTAAGATTGTAATGACTAGACCAGATGGATCTGGTCGTGATTATACGCCTGAGATCAAGCATATGACAACATTTACATCTAAGACTCCAGTGTCCTGATGAAAGAAGTCTATACTGTAGAGGGTCGACCTGAATTAACAGTCGACCCAGAGACTGGTGCGATATTTTGTAATGATATTGGGGAACACAATAGGCATCAACAAAGGGTTCTTGATAATGATATTCGAGAAAAAACAAAAAAAGAAATTGATGATATGAAAAAACAGATGGATGAAATGAAAAACATGTTATCAATTCTAATAAATAGAGATAGCTAATCTTACCAACTTTAAGAAATAGAGATAAGAAATGACTGTAACTGTAGCCAATACTAATTTAAATGATAGCTTTAATACATGGAGATTGAATACAAATTATATCTCTACTATTATAAGCAATAATGTTGTAACTGTAACTAGAGCAGGTGACTCTTTCAGAGGGGGTGCTGTAACTGGTAATGGTCATGTAGCTGGCACATTCTCTGCTAATGTTTTACGAACTCCAATTATACAAGCTGGTAATACTACTAACAGTGGCAACTATATTGCCATACAGTCAAACACATCTATTAACGCAACATCTTTATCTGTAACAGCTAACACAGTATTTCAAGGCAATGTCACATTCCAAACTTCAGGTGGTGATCGTGTCAACTTGGGCGACATCAGTCGTGTCATAGTTTCTGGTGGTGAAGCTGGGCAATATTTAAGAATAGCTGGAACAGACGACACTAATCCTGAATTCAAATTCTTAACCATGCGCGACATCACAGATCTAAAATTAGATCACGGTGATTTTGTATTAGCTGGTGGTAACACTTCTGCGACTGCAGACACTAATTCACCACACTTAATATTTAGTGGGGGCAGTTCAAATACAGACTCTGTTCATGTTTATTTAGCAGGTGATTCAACAACTGGCGATTCAGACTTATATCTAAAACTTAGCGATGCAGCTGGTGATTCTAAACTTGTAATAACAGATTCATCAAATAATGTTATGGCTACTGTTGACTCTGACGGCAGCATGGTTCTTGAAAAAGATTTAAGTGTTAAAAGAAATGCTGAAGTAGATGGCACACTTAAAGTAGACGGTGCTAGTTCTTTATGTGCTACTACTACAAAAGCTCTTACTGCAAATGCTGCAGTATTAGCAAAAACAACATTAGAAGTTGCAGGTAAAGCACACTTAAAAGGAAGCACAGAATCTCTAGAAGTTGACGGAACAAGTAAGTTTAGTGGAGCAGTTGACATTGATGCTGGTGTAGATGTAGACACTAATAATGCTACATTTGATGTTGACACTGGGACAAATCACGCAATATTCTCATCCTCTGATGTATCAGGTCAGTTTATTATTGAGAATGTTGATAATGGTGCTGATAGTGCACCAGACCTTCATTTAAGAAGAACTTCTACTTCACCTGCCGATAATGATATTCTAGGTGCTATAGTTGCTGAAGGGAAAATAGTACAAAGTGATGGTAATGTATCTACTAATCCAGTTTATTATTCAAGAATTAAAACAAAGTCTGTAGACTCTGGTGGTGTAGCTGGTGATGCAGGTAATTCTGATGGTAATTATAAAGGTCAAGTTTTAATTCAAGTCAATAGAGCTAGTAAAACCGACAATACTGTACTAGAATTAAATCCAGATGATGTTGTTGTCAAAGAAGATCTTTATACAGAAGAAAATGCATATCTCAAAGGTGCTCTCTCAGTTGCTGGCACAAGTTCATTAACTGCGGTTACAACCAAAGCATTAACTGCTAATGCTGCAATACACGGCAAAACAACTTTAAATGTTGATGGTGCTAGTGCATTAACTGCGGTTACAACCAAAGCATTAACTGCTAATGCTGCAATACACGGCAAAACAACTTTAAATGTTGATGGTGCTAGTGCATTAACTGCAGTCACAACCAAAGCTCTTACTGCCAACTCAGCTATAGACGCAAAGTCAACTCTAAATGTTGATGGTGCTAGTACATTACACGCATTATCTACCACAACACTAACAGCTAATGGTAATGCAATTATCCTTGGAACTACAGGAATGAAAGGTGCTGTAAGCCTTGAGACAACTCTTGGTGTTAAAGGTGCTGTAAGTCTTGAGACAACTCTTGGTGTTAAAGGTAATCTGACAGTTGATGGCGGAAATCTAAGAGTTAAAGGCACAACAGATTTAGATAGCACTTTAAATGTTGACAAAGGTGCAACATTTGGAACTACTGTTGATGTTACTGGCAACAGCCACTTAAAAGGTGATGTTCGTTTTGACGGTAAATTAACTTCAGACGGAACTACCGTATTCGGAACAAACGGCAAGCTCCACGCAAACAATACTATATCTGCTGATACAATTTTTAACAGCATGCTTCATCGTGATCTTGTTAAGTTTGAAGCTGATAGTGGTACAGCTATTGATGCACCATTAGGATCATCTATGGCTTTTGCTGGTGGGACTGGTATAAGCACAGAAATATCTGGATCCGCTAATACAATTACAATTACTGCTGCGACTGCTACTGGCGATGCATTGGGTATAGCTCGATTTGATCAGGGTGACTTTGATGTATCTTCTGGTTTGGTGTCACTAAAAACCAGTGCAAACGGTGCTGTCCATGCCATTAAAGGCACAGCAAATGCTATCTCAGTCAGTAGAACAAACAGTACAGTAACAATTGATCTTCCTGATGAATTGACATTAGGTGCTACAGATACACCTATTCGTATACATGGTGATTTGGTCGCAAACGGCTCAATTTCATTGGGTGATTCTTTTGATACATCACTTTCTAGTGATGCCAGAGTTCCATTATACAACGATGGTCGTATTGCAAGATTAAATGTTTATGCGAATACAGTTTTTCATGATCGTGTGAATATTCCAGGTGGTGTGACAACATCAGTCGCAAGTACGCTTGCGGGTCTTACAGTTACTGGTACTACTAATCTCAATGGTGCTGTTGCGTTGGGCGATGCTAGTGATGATGCCATATCTTTTAATGGGTCATTAAACACAGACATTATCCCAGCAGCAAACAGAGATAAAGATTTAGGAAGTGCTTCATTTGAATTTGATAATTTATTTGTTAAAGATATTACTGCAAGTGGCGGTATTAGTGCTGTCGGTACAAGTGCTTTTCATGACATAACAGCTAAATCTATTACTGCAAATAGTAATGTCATCGTAAAAGGCAATCTAACAGTACAAGGAACAACCACTACAGTAAGCAGTGAAACTGTAACGATTGCTGATAACATAATTACGCTTAATAGTAATGTAACTGGCACTAATATAACTGAGAATGCTGGTTTTGAAGTTGAGCGTGGTGATTTAACTAATGTAGCTTTGCGATGGAATGAGACAGATGATGATTGGCAAGTTACTAAAAATGGATCTGATTATAATGACATCTTAACAAACGCAAATACATCTATTAGCAATTTGGCTGTCCATAGTGATGTTAGTGGCGATGATTTTATTATGATACAAGATGCCGATTCTGGCAACTTATTGAAGAAAGCCACAATCACCAATGCAGCACTCAAAGGTGTTAAAGGAGAAAAAGGTCAGAAAGGTCTTAAAGGCGAAAAAGGTGAGAAAGGTCTCAAAGGAGAGAAAGGAGAGAAAGGAGAGAAAGGAGAAAAAGGTCAGAAAGGTCTTAAAGGAGAGAAGGGGGAGAAAGGAGAAAAAGGTCAGAAAGGTCTTAAAGGAGAGAAGGGGGAGAAAGGAGAAAAAGGTCAGAAAGGTTTAGCTGGAGAAAATGGTGATAAAGGTGCGACTGGCGCAACCGCCACAACCACAGATCTCATATCAACTACAGACCAGATTCAAGCTGGTAGAGGTAGTGGTGGCGTAGCATTAACACACAATGATGGCGGTGGTAATGCTAACATAACATTCAACCACAAATCACAAAAACCTGAACAAAACGGTAATGCTGCAAGGATAGCAGTAAATACTGACGAGACTGATGACGCGAAAATGAAGTTTTATGTTAAAGAAAACTTAGTCTTCGATACAGATGAAGGCACTACAAGCACTCAAGCAATGGGTGAAGATACTGATTTGAAGTTGGAATTAAGTAGTGATAATGGTGTTAGGGTTCATGATAAACTTGTTGTTGAAAAGGGACATGCAGTTTTAAGTCACAGAAATGACTCTAACAATGAGACTGCACTTATCAATAACAAAGGTGAGTGGGTTGGTGCAGCCACTAACTTAAAAGGCGAAAAAGGTCAGAAAGGTCTCAAAGGAGAGAAAGGAGAAAAAGGTCAGAAAGGTCTCAAAGGAGAGAAAGGAGAGAAAGGAGAAAAAGGTCAGAAAGGTCTCAAAGGTGTAGATGGTGTTCAGGGCGTAAGTGTTATTGTTGCTAAGGTCTATAAGCGTCATGATACATCTAGTGGAGGATTAGCAACACCAACCGCAGACGATGGCTCATATAACTTCGCTACTGATACTCTAACACCACCATCTGGTTGGAATGTTACAATTCCTGCTCCAGTAGCTGGACAAGATCTATATGTCAGTCAGGGCACATTTAGTGCAGAGGGAACTGCGACTGACACTACAGTAACATGGTCTGCAGCTGCTATTCTTGTGGGCGAGGGTGCTAAAGGAGAGAAAGGAGAGAAAGGAGAGAAAGGTCTCAAAGGAGAGAAAGGAGAGAAAGGAGAAAAAGGTCAGAAAGGTCTCAAAGGAGAGAAAGGTCTTAAAGGTCTCAAAGGTGTAGCTGGTGTACTCGCTTTACCTGCAGACCCTAATGCTGATAGAATTGTATTCTGGGATGAAAGTGACGGTGCACATGAATATCTAGAAGTAGTTGCTTCTGACAATTTATCTGGAACATCAACTGGTGTGATAGCTGCAATTTCTGGCAACCAATTAGTAATTGGCTTGTCGACTGATCAACGAAGAGCTACAGTTTCACCAGCTTATACTCTATATAATGGAGCAACATCAACATATCATGCATTCAGAACAACACAATCCGAAATATCTTCTGTTGTTGGTTCTACAACTGGTTCTAAAGTTAAAAAGGAAACAGATGGTAGTTGCAACCTTTATGTAAAAGATGATATAGTGGCATTCGCATCATCATTATCTGACTCTAGATACAAGGAAAATATAACAAAAATTGAAGGAGCATTAGATAAAGTTGATCAGTTAAATGGATACACATTCAACTATATAACAACTGGTAAAGAAAGTGCTGGTGTGTTAGCACAAGAAGTCGAGGATGTTTTACCATCAGCTGTTAGTAACAGAGAAACAAGCCTTGATGATAAAATTGAAGGCGAATATAAAACAGTATCGTATGATCAACTTTCTTCTTTATTCATTGAGTCAATCAAAGAATTGAGAAAAGAAAACCAAGAACTCAGAAAAATGATTGAAGAATTAGGAAACAAATAGATGGCATCTCAAAAGCTAAATCTTACAGTAGATCAGGGTACTGATTTTTCTGAAACACTTATCGCTAAAAACACAGACGGAACAGTACAAAATGTAACTGGGTTTAGTGCTGCTGGTCAAATTCGTAAGTCATTTACATCAGACACAGCAACAAACTTTACTGTGACATTTGGTGATAGAACGAAAGGTGAAGTTACTATCTCTTTGGCTAGAGCACAAACTTCTTCGCTTCCTGCTGGTCGTTATGTATATGATATTGAGTTGACAACTGATGCAAACAAACGGTCGCGTCTTGCTGAGGGGCAAGTAACAGTAACACAAGAAGTTACAAGAGAAGGTGCTGTTGATTTTGTTACAGAAGTAAAGATAACTGATCCGCAAGATGGTGCATTTTTAGTTTATGAGTCAGCAAATACTAATTGGGTTGACACAACGCAGATAAGAGCAACTAGCAATACTGTTCTTGATGTTACAGGAACTCTTGAAGCTGACGGATTCAGTGGAACAGGTTCAGTAACCATAACAAATTTTATTGATGATGATAGTTTTGGTTCAGCTAATAATACAAATGTTCCCACATCAGAATCAATTAAAGCGTATGTTGATGCGACATCAGCTGGCAAAGATGCTCTTGCTGAATTAGTTGATACAACTATAACAAGTCCAAGTTCTGGTCAGTTTATAATACATGATGGAACTGATAGTTTTGATAACAAGAGTATAAGCGGTGACATTGCAATCACGAATCAAGGTGTTGCTTCTATAACTGCAGGATCGATCGTAAATGCAGATGTAAATGCTTCAGCTGGTATAGAAATTTCTAAAACAGCTTTGGTTGGTGGTACTGGAATTACATTATCTGGCAATACACTTTCTCTTACTGCAAACTCTGCTCTAGTTAATTTAGGCGGTGATGGAGCAAATACCACAGCCATTCTGAGAAAAGATGGCACATTCATTAAAAACTTTACAGCTGGGACTGGTCTCGACTTAAATGTTGATAATCAATTTTCTCTTTCTTCCAATGCTGCAATAATAAATCTTGGATATGATCCTAGTGATCAAGCCAGATTCCTAAGACATGATGGTATCTGGTCTGCTACAGAACAATATTATGGCGGTACTGGGATAACAGTAACACTAAACTCAAATACTGATTTCCAAGAAGGCAAAGACGCAATTTCATTAAGTGCTGGTGCAGCATTAACCAATTTAGGCGGTGACAATTCTTCAGGAAATACTGTTGCTTTCTTAAACGCACGAGGTCAATTTACTGCCCCAATAGATACCGACACGCTGTATTATGGTGGAACAGGAATTGTTATTAGTGATCAAACTGGCAATAATGTAATTTCATTAGAGACTAATGCAGCTTTAAACAATTTGGGTGGAGCATTTGCTAATAATCAAAGCAGTTATTTGTTCCTTTCTGCGAATGGTTCATTCTTAAGACCTAAACCTATTATTGACGCAGGTACTGGTTTAACATTAACTGCAAACACATCAGTATTTTCTAATAATGTTTTTTCAGTTAACACAAACTTATCACATGTAGTTGGTACTGGTGCTTTAAACTCTGGTTCTATTTCATCAGGGTTTGGTAATATTGATGTTGGTGCCAACACAGTTACAGCTGGCGGATTAGATATTAATGGTAATGGTGATGTTTCTGGCAATTTAACTGTTCATGGTGACATGACTGTTAATGGCACTACAACGACAGTAAACTCTACTACATTAACTGTAGATGATAAAAACATAGAGCTTGGCTCTGTCACATCACCTTCTGACACTACTGCTGATGGTGGTGGTATTACATTAAAAGGCTCAACTGACAAAACAATCAATTGGATCAACTCAACTGATTCTTGGACATCATCTGAAAACTTCGAACTTGCATCTACTAAACAATTTAGAATCAACGGTAATGATATCCTGAGTCAAACGCAATTAGGCTCTACTGTATTATCTTCATCATTAACAAGTGTCGGCACATTGGGCTCATTAACTGTTACTGGACCACTTGTTCAAAACCAAATTAGTGGTAATATTTTTGAAGTTATTGCTCCTGATACTGGAACTGCTGTTGATCCTATTATTTCATTACATCGTAACTCTTCATCTCCTGCAACAAATGATAAATTGGGTATTATAAAATTCAATGGTGAAGACTCTGCAGGAAACAAAACAGAATATGCTACCATTCATGCTGAGATAGCTGATCCAACATCTGATGCTGAATATGGAAGATTAGATTTTGGTATCTTAAATAATGGTACTGTTGAAGATCCAGTTATGACATTAGCACCTGCAGGAATATTGCTTGGATCAGATAATGATTTAATATTAGGACAAAATGGCAATATACAATTTGAAGGTAATACAACAGGTTCATCAATAAGAACAACTTTGTACTGCGATGATCCAAATACTAATAGAGAAATCATATTACCTAATGCATCTGGCACAGTCGTTTTAAAAGATAGCACTGACACATTAACTAATAAATCTATTGATGCTAGTCAATTAACTGGAACAATAGATGATGCGAGAATACCTGATGTTGTAACAAGTGCAGTACAGACTGCATTAACCACCAGCACATTAGGTGGTTTGACAATGTCAGCATTAGGCACTACAACTGGCGGTGCTGTTGTATTTAGAGAAGGCACTGATAATGGAACAAATGCAATTAAATTGCAAGCTCCTGCTCAAGTAGATGGTGCAGGTTCATTTGGTACATTAGATATTACATTCCCTAATGCTGCTGGTACAATGGCTCTTACTTCAGATTTGAGCTCGTTTATCACAGCATCTAGTAGTGATACACTAACAAATAAATCTATTGATGCTGGTCAATTAACTGGGACAATAGCTGATGCAAGGATTCCAAGTGGCATAGCTAGAGACTCAGAGTTAAGTTCATTTATTACTGCCTCAAGTAGTGACACGCTAACAAATAAATCTATTAGTGGTGAACAGATAAACTCTGGTACAATTGCTGCAGCAAGGGTAGCAACTCTTAACCAAGATACTACTGGGACTGCGGCAACAGCCACTCTTGCGACAACGGTTACTGTAACTGCTGACTCAACGCTAACGGATTCAAATTTACCAGTTGTATTTCATGATGAATCAAATGGTCTTAGAGATCATACTGGAGAGTACGGTCTAACTTATAATCCTTCAACTGGGTTTTTAAATTCTGGATCATTATCGCTAATAAGTTTTGATACTACAGAAGGACAGACTGAAAATCCTGTTTTAGAGTTATATCGTAAATCAGGAACTGGTTTGCACAGTGCGTCAGATAATGATGAATTAGGAGCTATAAGATTTTTTGGGATTAATGATACAGCAAATCCACCATCATCACCCGCAGAAAAGATTCAGTATGGATCAATTTATGCTGAGATTGCTGATGTATCTGATGGAACAGAAGATGGTCGTATACGGTTCGATGCTATAACAGCAGGAACTAATGCTGAAGTGTTGAGCTTAGAAGGTGCTGGTTCAACATTTTATTCTGATTTAGAACTAAGTGGGTCATTAAATGTATCTGGTGGTATAACCGCAAATCCAACAACTGTTGTTATCAGTGCTGCAAATACAACATACACAATGGAAGCAAACAAGAAAGTTATAAACACACATACTGGCGGTGTGAATATATTTAAGATTCCTTCTGTTAGCACTGTTGGTCAGATATTTACAGTTGTAAACTCTACAACACAAGCATTAACACTAGATAAAACAACTAACAGTATAACATTAAACTTTGCTTCAGGCGGTTCATTTACTGCATTAAGTGCAAACAGCACTATTGCTTCAGGTGGTGTTGCTGAGCTTGTTGTTACTGGCTCAGATACTCTCACCATATTCGGTGGTGGTATCAGTTAATGTTTAGTGCTGCAGTTGTTGCTCAATCATTTGTTCCAAGTGATATTCCAAATCTATACCAATGGTTAGATGCATCGGACAGTAGTAGTATCACTTCAAGCAGTGGACTGATTAGTCAATGGAATGATAAGTCTGGTAATGGATATCATGCAACACAAAGTGCAGATAACAAAAAACCATCAACCTCAACTTCTCCTTCAAATGGGTTGCCATCAGTAGTTTTTGGACCAGATGGATTCCAATTTAACGAAATAATGCATACTACTGCTCCGCAGTGGAATGAGTTTCAATACACTGTCTTTATAGTTTTAAATAAAACAGCAACATCTTTAAGAACTTCACCTTATGCGACAAATTATTTTAGACTTAAAGCGTTAGAGTCTGGAAATGGTATATTGTTGGGCGGTGATGGGACAGATGCCCAATTTGGTGATGATGAAGACCATGTATTTGCTATGGGCGGTTCTTCTGCTACAGCTACTGGTACATCAGATGCTCAAATAGAAATTGCCACTAATTTAGCTGATGGTGTTGATGCTTTGATACAGCATCAAACAAACTATACTGACAGCCACTCAACAAATGGACATAATGGACAATTGAATGCAGGTACAAGAGTTGTTTATAGTGATCCAGGAATTGGTAGTAGTCGCATGACATTAACAAACACTGGGACAGATGCTGCAGATAGTCAAACAAAAACAAAAATTGGTAACATAGGAACAAGGTGGATGGTTGGAGGATCAGGATTTAATACCTTAGGCAACAGCACCGCCCAGAATAATTCAACCTTTGCAATGTTTAGTGGTCATATAATGGAAATTATAAATTATAATAGATTGCTCTCTGATGGTGAAAGAAACCAAGTTATGGGTCATTTAATGGGCAAGTGGAGAATACCACAATAATGTCTAATATATTTGAGTTTGATACAAAAGCTGATGCTGTAAGTTTGCACGCCACTATAAATAATAAATTGGTGGAGTTGACAGGTGTGTCTGATTTAATCTTCACTGATATCAGGCAGCCTGATAAAGTTGATTACAACTTTTGGGTTTTTGAAGATCCAAGAAATAGATTTAGCCAATATTCTAGTGAAATGGATAATATAATTAATAACACAAGTGTGACATTTAGAGCAAAAAGTTTACCATATGAGTATGATTATACTGATGAGGACAACACATTTTTTGGTCAAAAATTGGGGTATAATTGATGAGCGAATTTCCAAATAAAAAACCAGCTAGAGATCTCCCTTCTGATGGAAAGGATGAGATTGGTACAACATATAGACAGTTTTTAGAAATTAATCCATGCACTGCTGGTCTTGTGTTTTATGAAGGAAGAGATCTAGACGAAAAGATTACTATTGCTGAAATGATAGATAACTTTCCAGTTGACTCAACATTAAATGGATTGGTTGATCTAATCACAAGAGAGGACTCTCCTGCTAGACTTCGTGGCATTGCTCAAAAATGTGCACCAGAGCATTATGAAGATACTGGTGATTTGAAGATGGATCTAGTCCGACCATTTCACGCACAAATCAGCCTTGCTGAAGATAATGCTGCCAAAAAACAAATAGAAGATAATTGGAAAGAAACAATCATACTAGACTTCAGAGAATAGTATGCAGATTGACAAAAGAAAGACACCACCGAAAGAAATAAAACTTTGCGGTGAAGACATTATCCCCGACCTCGAGCCATCTGATATAATAGAAACTTTTGAAACACCTCTAGTTGGAAGTTACAACTGGGATTACTCTCTGCACGATGATCGTATTAAAAGACTTTATGAGCTTGGTAAAAAGCTAAACTGGAATGTTGAGCTTGATATAGATTGGTCTATTGAATATCCAGGAATCACAAGTTTCATGTTTGAGTTTGAGAATGCTCAATGGGAAAATCATAAAGTATACAAGCGTTGGAGTAAAGAGAAAAGAGTACAATTCTTATCTGATATGTTCTCTTGGTACAACAGCCAGTTCTTACATGGAGAGCAATGTTCATTATTAGTGGCTAGTCAGTTATGTAGTTGTGCACCCACATACAACGCAAAACTATATGCTGCAAGTCAAGCATTTGATGAAGCAAGACATGTAGAAGCATTTAACAAATATATCCAAACAAGACTCAATAAACTTTGGCCAGTCAATAGACACTTCAAAGGGTTGTTAGATAAAATACTCACAGATCCAAGATGGGATCTTAAATTTCTTGGCATGCAAGTAATCCTAGAAGGATTTGCATTGGCTGCATTCAGTGTAGCAAAAGAAGCAGCAGACGATCCAGTATATAAAAGAATGATAGAGCTGATATTAAGAGACGAAGCAAGGCATGTTGCTTTTGGTGTGACATACCTTAAAGAGTATATTGAAACATTGAGTGAAGAAGAAAAATATGATAGAGCGAAGTTTGCTCTCGAAGCATGCACGATTAGTCGCAAAAATCTAAAGCCATTTGCTCTGTGGGAGCATTATGGTATGGATGTTGAATACACCGAAGATTATCAAATGGATCCACCCCATTGGATTCAACGAAAGTTCCAGAGTACATTATTCACTCGGATAATGCCTAATCTGAAAAGGATAGGACTGCTCAGGACAGAATTTATCCCTGAATATGAGAAACTCGGCATAATGAAATATGCAGACTCCAACAACGACTATGAAATAAGCTGGGATGAACTCAGTAAGCCTTTGGGCTAAGTTGTTGATTTTACAAGCATATACAAAAAAGTTATAAAAAACCTTCCCCATATTCAAACTCGGTATAAAAAAACTTCAAAAAAACCTTGCGAATTCCTTAAAATTGTGCTAGAATTCTCTTGTAAACTAAAAAAAGAGAGAGAAATATGCACCCACTATATGATGATAAAGAACTAACCCATGAAGAATACCTTGAAGCTCTTAATACTCCTGTGAGTGAAGAAGATGCTGAACAGATCATGCTTGAAGAACAGTATGATGAAGAGATGTTTGAGCGTAGAGCGAACGGTATTAAAACCACATCATTCTCTGCTTGGAAAAAGCAGAAAGAAATTATGGCTTCGCTGTTTAGTAAATAGTTGGCTAAAATAGTTGTTGCCTTCCCCTTTCCATTTTTATATAATAAATTTTTAACTTTGAGAGAGATATTTTATGAGTAATGTTAATTCTGCTATCGCTTCTATCATGAAAATTGATAACACTACTGACTTAAATGCTGTTATTGATGCTGTTAAGTTAAAACAAAAAGCTCTTCGCAAAGGACTAGCCACTGCTGTTAAGTCTAATCTCCGCGAGGGTTCAAAAGTTTTTATCCCTAGTGAGAACATGAATGCTGTTGTTCTTAAAATCAAAAGAACCAAAGCGATTGTAGAGACCGATGCTGGTTCTCGTTGGAATGTTCCCTTGTCTATGCTCTCTGTAGCGTAGACATTGTTTTAATAGTGTTGCGTGTCCCGAGTCTAGCGTAACAATTTGGTGTCGGAACCAAATGACGCAACACTTCTTTTTTTATGAGGTAATTTTATGAGTAATGATAATGTTAAAACTTCTGAGCTTGCTGTTAAGGATTTCGTTTCGTCTATTAGAGCTAACTATCCTGACTACTTGCTTAATAATGCTAACAATGATAATTATGTTGTTGGTTATCTAACAGGTTTCTTGAATGTTCTTGCTGACGAAAATCCTGAAGTCATGGAGCGTATAGTCGGTCATGCTGATATGATCAAACTTCAAATTGAATCCAAAAGAAAAGATGAGCTTGACGCAAGGTTTGCATCATAGTGTTGGTTAATATAAAAGGTCGCGTGAAAAATCGCGACTCCGTCATGTTGTATGTTGAATCTTTAATCAAAGAACTGAAGATAAACAGATTTCAGAGAGTTTTGACTGTTAAGTTTCAGAGGGTTCTTCCATACGGATGTATTGGTGAATGTTGGTATGATGATGATGATTTGACGCTGACTATTGCCACTCAACCTACAACATTCCTTCAGCAAATGATAACACTTGCTCATGAGATGGTTCATGCAAGACAATATCTGCGCAATGAACTTGGTTATACAAAGAACGGTGGATGGGCATGGAAGAAAAGGAGTGCTGACGGATATCAGTATGAAAACCAACCATGGGAAAAGGAGGCATATAAACTCGAAAAAGTTTTGTTTGCTGAATGCTTCCCTTTTGAACTACCATTAAAGTGAGAAATATTATGTTAAATGCAATTCAATTATTGTTAGGTTTCTTTTTAATTTTCGGTGCTGTTGGAGGTATGGACAATGAGCAAATGTCATTGACAATGGGTATTGTTGTTGTTGCTATTGGTACATTTGCTTCTTTAGATGCTATTGGTAGGATGGAACAGAAGAAAGGATAAAATCATCTTTTTTACAACTCCTATATAGTAGCATAAATTTGATTATGTTGCGGAGTGGTTGATGAAAAAGTTGGTTATAAATCTTGCGAGAAGAACAGATCGCAAGGAACACTTTTTAAAAGTAAATTCAAAAATAACAAATTATGAATGGCTCAATGCCATAGATGCTTCTGGATTAGATTTCAAAGCATTGAAGGGCATTGGGTTTTCATCGCATTTGTCTTGGCGTGATCCTTTCTTAAATAGAAAACTTAAAAAATCAGAGGTTGGATGCACTTTATCTCATCGAGAAGCGTGGTTGAAATGCATCGAATTAAATGAACCAGTTCTCATATTAGAAGATGATGCGATTGTTGGAGATAATTACACCGACAAGAAAGCAAATAAACTAATAAAAAAATATGATATGGTCTATTTTGGCAGGAACGAAAATAGACCTGACGAGGTTGTTTCAATAGATGATGAGCTTGAAGTTCCATCATATCCATATAACGCCCATGCTTATGCTATAACGCCAAAAACAGCACAACAGCTTATTGATGGGAATGTTGATCAAGCAATAATACCAGTAGACGAATATCTTCCTATAATGATAGACAATATGAATGTTGTTGCATTTAAAGATGATGTTATAAAGCAAACACCCAGATCTTTGTTGTCATCAGATATAGAAAATAATAATGAAGCTGACTTCTTCATTGACTTCAATACACACGCTGTAACAATTGGCACTGACATAAAAAAATGTGCTCCTCTAAATGACACTGCTGCGTTGTATGGTGTTTATCCTAAAAATCTCGGTAAAGGTGTTGAGTGGCAAGGTGGCACTATGCAATCAACTGGGGGTGGTCATAAGATTAATATCCTCAGAGACTATGTGAATGAACTCCCAGACAACGATGTTGTTCTTTTTACTGATGCATATGATGTGATGTATTTCTCTGACCTTGAGGAGATAACTAGAAGATATCTCAGCTTCCGAACAAAAGTTTTATTCTCATCCGAGACAGAGATTTGGCCAGATAAATCCCTTGCTGAAAAGTTCCCAGATGGTGGCACAAAGTATAGATACCTAAACAGCGGTACATTTATTGGGGTTGTAAGTGAGCTGAAAAAGATACTCAGCTCTGCCACTATTGAAAACTCTTCAGATGATCAACTATTTTATCAGAAAGCATTCTTGTCTGGTGATTATGACATGAAGCTGGACTATGAGGGTTACATATTCCAATGTCACGAGCCACAAGTGAAATATGATGTTGACCAAAATAAATTTTTAAATCCTGTCACTAATACATTTGGGTGTATCTATCATGGAAACGGTGGTGACGAAGCAAAGAAAAAATTTAATGCTGCAAGAAACTCTGTTAAGATGTCAACACCAATGTTGTATATACCAAACTACAAAGGGGTTGATGTTATATCCGATGATATGTTAGTCATAGACTTCATGACACAATCACAATGCGAAGACTTGATTGCGATGGCAGACAATCATGGTGGGTGGGAGCCATTGGAAGGAGATAAGTTCCCAGCTTATGAAATACGAATGTCAGAGTTTGGTGCTTTTGAAGCATTAGAAAACCATTGGCAGAAAAACATTTATCCTATAACAGAAGCATTCTGGAAACCAACATTAATGTATGGATTACGCGATGCGTTTGTTATGAGGTATTGTCTAGAAACACAAAAGAGCCTAAACCATCACTGTGACGCAAGCATGATTACTGGATCAGTAAAATTAAATGATGAGTATGAGGGTGCTGATTTAGTTTTTCCAAGACAAAATATCACCAATAAAAATATAGAAGTTGGTAAGTGTATACTATTTCCAGGAATGGTAACACACGGTCACTTGTGTGAAGAGTTGACGAGTGGCGTTAAATATAGTCTGACAATGTGGACTTCGAGGTACACAGGAGATACTTTATGACATACACAAGAGATGACAAAGTTTTATACTCACTTAGATTCACACCACCACAATTTTTTAGTGAGTTCAAAGGTAATGTTTTTGTGACTGGTCTTTTTAGATTAATACAAGATCTGCAAAAAAGAGGTGTGAAGGAAGCAAAAATGCTCGAGATTGGTAGTTACATGGGCGAATCAACAGCTATGTTTGGTATGGCAAATTTATTTAAAGAAATACATTGTATAGAGCCATTCACTGGAGAAGAACAATTTAATGATGAGAATTTTTATGACTGGGAGTTTGTTGAAAATCAGTTTCTTTTAAATACCAGACATTATCATAATATTGTGCATCATAGAGATTTCAGCCAAAATATCCACGAAGTATTTCAAGACGAATATTTTGATTTCATTTACATTGATGCTAACCATAGCTATGAAGCAGTTAAATCTGATTTGATTAATTACATACCAAAAGTTAAAACTGGGGGTTTTATAGGTGGGCATGATTACAGATTTCCTCAATTCCCCAAAACAGATGAGCCAGCATTTCCTGGATGCGTGCAGGCTATAGATGAAATTATCAAAAGACCAACAAAAGTATTTCAAGACAGCAGTTGGATAAAAAGGATTGATAGATGAATAAAATGAAATTTTATGTATTAACTACTAGATCAATTAATTGCCTTGAAAGACACATTCACCCAGATTATAGTGCAATACCAAAGGAAGATCTTATTGTTGTAATCAATACTTTAGATAAAGAGTATGAAGCTGAAGCGAAAGAGTGGTGTTCCTCTAGAGATATAGAACATTATGTCACAGATTCTAACGGAACTGCATCGCGTGGAAAGAACAGTGTGCTTGATTTATTTTTAGAGAGTGATCAAGATTATTTTGTTATGATTGACGGTGATGATTATTTGACACAACATGGCGTTTGGATGTATAAAAGAATAGCTGAGCAAGACTCTCCACCAGATGTTATTTGCATGAAAAATCAAATGGCTCTTGTCTGGGATAGAAATCTTGTTGACACATGGATAAAAGAAAATAATGTTGATCAAAATGAATTGAAACTTGGTGATATACCAGAAGAATATATCAAGGTTAAACCAAATTTAATTTTTACTGTAAATGGTGAACCTGAAACACTTAACCTATTAGATTCTGCTGATGGTAAAGTAAGAAAGAAAGAATTATGGAATAAAGTCATCGCTGGACTATCAAGTGATAGGAAAATATCTAAAGGCGATAGATTAGAGATGTTAATATATTATGCTAAACAACAAAAATATTGCGAAACATTTGAAGCTCACTGCAGAGTAACATGGTATTCTAGAAAAGCAGCAGTACATAAATTTAAAGAATTTCTTCTTGTAGGAGAAGATACAGCACAATATTTTATTCTTAAAAATGAATCTTATCATGGAAGATTAGAAATGTTTTGCAATGTGGAAAAACCGCCAACATATATCTATGATACTAGCAATCCTGGAGTTGTTTGTCAAGTTGGTGAATTTGGTGAGAATAATAACAAATGGTTATTTCCTTTTAACCAAGAGATATGCAATATGGAAAAGCAAATGTTGTTGCATGAAGATTATTCATTACCTGAGCTTGAGGTTGATTATCCTCCAGATTATGTTCCTGAAGTGTTTGAGACAACATTAAATTATTTGTGGGATATTGAGGTTGATGGTGAGGTTGTTTGTCAAATAGAACATCCAGCCAATTGTTCAGCTAAGAGCTTAGAAGAAAAATATAATATGATCAAAAATAAATAATGGAACAAAAAACTATTATAAATAGAACATTAATGTAAACATCAACAACAAGCAGGTCAATAAATGGCAAACCAATATTACTACGACATTGTTTATCTAGATACTAAAACAACATCACATGGTCATGAAAAAGCTGTAGTGAATGTGGCATTTCATTTAGTTGGAACCCACGATGATGGCACTGTTGTTAGATTTGAAGGAAACACTGTTATACCAGAACCAGAATCAGGATCCGAATTTGTAGAGTTTGGCAACTTACAAGCAAATACAGTCGTTTCTTGGATCGAGTCAAATATTTCTGATGAATATCTTAACAAATGTAAAAACGCTTGTGATCAAGCCATAGAAGAAAAAAGAAACTCTACTCAACCACGCGATCTTCCGTGGGTCTGAGAATAACATAATAAGGTAGAATAGAATGGCTGTAAAATCATCAACTACAGGAGATATCTCATTTCGATCTTCTACTGTGGCTGGAAACGGTGGTCCACATGGCGGTCCATATAGGTATTATAGGATCATTGCTACAGATGGCACAGATGCTGTATTAACTGCAAACGAAACTGCTCTCAGAACTTTTAATAACAGCACAGATCGTCAGGCGATATCATCATGTCAGATAACGGAAGCTGTGACTAATACAGTCTATCCAACCGCCACATTCGCAGTAGATGGCAGCGACCTTGATGGTGGTGCAGACGAACTACTTGGTCCATACTCTCAAGGCGATATATCAGTAAGTGCTGGCTATTCTCATTCGTCTACCTATAGCCCAGATTCTGCTTTTGGTGGATCTCACTGGTGGTGGACATTAGGCATCACTGATGCAAGTTTAAATTATCTGCAAATTGATATGCTTCAACCAAGAAACATTTCCAAATTTACAATTAAAATTAGAGGCACTGATACTAGCAGTTTTCATCATGCAGATTATACGAGAATATTAGCATCAAACGACCCAACCTTTGCCACTTATACTATATTTGGTATTTTGAATTTTGATCAAAGCCTCCAAGAAAATGGTGTATGGAGTACAACAATCGATGATACTTCGATAGAAATTGGTGCAGGAAAGGTTGTTCAAATTTCCCAAACTGGTGCTGAATCAACACCCAGTATAAAAGTTAATAATGATATTACTTATCTAAGTTTACTTGAAGGTGGTATCATGGATGAATTTGGTCACCTGCCAGATGTTTATAAACCAGAGTCAACACATTCATGGGAAGGAGGAGTTAGATTTTTTAGTGAGTCATACTTGAGCGGATATTATCGTGGTTTAACACGAGATGTCACAGGTACTTATGCTGCATATGACACATCTGGTTTTACCGACGCTTCAGGAACTGTGTCAGGAAATGACGGTGCTTTTTTCCAAGTCAGTTTTAATCCAAGCGATAGTGGTGGAACCTATGATACTGACAACCTGAATGATGGGCGAGATACTAAATTCACAACAATAATAGAATCAAACCGTTTTGGTAGTGAATTTACTGCGACTGGGGCTAGTCAAATTGAATATAATGGCAACCTAAAAAACATGTTCTTAAGAAATAACACTGGCAGTGATATTGGTCCATATTTTATAAGTGGTTCTCTCATCTCAGTCGAGGGTCCAGATAGTGCTGGAGTGGTGAGGTTATTATATTATCTCAATTATGCTGATAGAGGCGACAATAATGGTATTTTAAATCTTCCGAGTGTTGGTTACTATGGCGATTTGAATAATGACACTTCTTTTGCTGATTTTTTATGGCATTCAGACAAAATCTTGCCTTTAGCTGATGTTCCGAGAACAGATGGTATAGTAAACACATTTATATCGGCAGCAAAAAAAACTCGTGCTGCAGGTGATACTTCTAATGCAGATGCGTTAGAGTTACAAGCATTGCGAAGAATGCTTCAAACATCGACACCAGGAAGGTGGGGTACAAGAGGAATACCGCGTTACAATGATAGCGAGTTATTAACAATCGGAGATCACTCAGTTGAAGGAAACCTATTAAAATTTTCTGATTTTCAATCTGCTCAGAAAAAACCAGAGCTTTGGGAAGCAAGGTTACACTTTTACAATACTAGAGCATGGAGCAGGGGTCCAACCGAAGTTAGCAGACAGTACACATATTTAAGCCCTCAGCATGAAGAAGATAGAGTAATGACTTATTATTCTTTCAAATATGACACTGATGCTATGTTTGAACAATATATATCAGGTGGCACTGGTGACGGTTTTTTTGGTTCTATGCCTCAACATGACACAACATCTGCTGTGACAGAAGATACTAATCTATTTGGTTTATTTTGGGGTGGTTCAGAAGGAACTAGAAAAAATTATTCCCAGAGATTAGATTATAGGGACTATACCTTCACAACCGTCCTTATAAATCACGCACAGCTAGGTGCAGAGGTTATGGATGGAACTGACACCAAAGGTTATTTTTCTTATGAAGGTGGGAACTTGGGAGGCAACTCGGATGACTTTGTTAATGATGCTTCTTCAAAATTTCAACCCACTTGTTTAAATGTTACTGAAGGAACTGGTGATGCTGATTTATCTACTGTAGACTGTTTCCCATTGAGGGGTGCATATTCTTTTGGTGGAGAAGATAACGACGGAGAAGGTGATTATCCGCAAGGACATTTAGAAGCTCTAGGTCAAACAGCTGGCATATCCAATGAAGCAGACCACCCACACTCATTATGGTATGTCTATCATATCCCTCTTCCACTTAGCGAGATAGGGAGATTAAAAGTCAGATTTGTCGGTCAGCATGCAAGCAAGCGTTTTGCTGTACAAGATGTTTTTATGTTTCCAGGAAAATGGGAATGTGTGACAAACTCTTTCAAATCACCAGAGAGAACTGGTCTTCAATCTTTCACTTTTGGTTCGAGTGATGTTCTAGGTCCAGAGACTCAACAAGCTGTTAATTATGGTGATCTTATGATTCATACAGTATTTGATGATTTTGCGTTTGGTCCTCAGAGACCTACTCTTGATATATCGCACACAAATGTCGACTACAATCATATTCATGAACAGGAATACAGGACATATCAATCCTATGCTGGCGGTGCTAGAACCACACTTTCGATGATTATGGATCCTGATGACCCCACTAAAACAAGCTCTGCTGGAAACTTGGCACTTGAAGTGCTACAGCGTCCTGGAACAGTTCATTATGATAGCTATCCACCTGGAAATGCGGTACAGAAAAAAATGCATTCCGTTATAGCACAATCATTTGTTATGAGGTGCGTAGACACATGAGTAGATCAAATAAAAATTACCACATGACAGAAGAAGAATTGGAACATATAAGGAAAGAACTGGGTGAAAGATATGAAGATTTTGATCCATCTCCGAAAATTCAATCTCAAGTTCCTGTTGTTGAAATAACTGAGAGCCGTATCGCCAGAAAAAAAGATGGTGTTCCTCAGAAATATTTGAAGTTTAAACCATTATTCTTGTCAAAAAAGATGACAACAACACACGGCTTATTAAAGAAAGAAAGAATACAAAATGGATTAATTTTTTATCCTCTAGCAACTACATCTAAAACCGAAGAATCTCATGGCGATAATTTAGCAGAAGCAGTGAGGAATATGATGTTGGTTTCAACTACTGTGTTAATTGATTGGGAACCTGATACTCCAGAACTTGATGGTTGTGAGGTCACATTTGCTGCTATTGAAAAACATGAAAAAAAATATTGGGATGATGATTTGAAAAATGCATATGAAGATTTTGTGTTCGGTGAGGATGATTTTGAAGATGGGAAGTTTAAAGGCATACCTTCATGAATTTATGGTGTAGTTGATAGATTATAACTGTTTATTGTTCTTATAAATAGTCTAGATTAATCCAGACTTCGAGACTATACATATGTCAGTACCTACAAGTAAAAGCACATTCAAAACATATTGCCTACGCAGGCTCGGTGCACCAGTTGTTGAAATTAATGTTGATGACGATCAAGTAGATGATCGTATAGATGACGCATTAGATTTTTATAGAGATTATCATTATGATGGCACCGAAAGAACTTTTCTAAAAGCACAAGTAACACAAGCAGATATTAATAATGGGTATTTAACTATACCCGAAACTATTAATGGTGTGATAAACATTTTTCCAATTGGTGCTGGACTTAATACAAATAATATGTTCAATCTTAGATATCAAATAACACTTAATGATGTTTATGATTGGTCACACGCACAATTTCAGAATTATGCTTCTTCTATGGAAAGAATCGCTCTCCTACAAGAGTTATTTGTAGGGAAGCAACCATTAAGATTTAGTCGTCACACTGACAAGTTACATATTGATATGGACTGGTCTAGAGTAAATGTCGGTGAGTATATTATCGTTGAGTGTTATCAAGTTATTGATCCAGACTCAAATACGCAAGTCTGGGGCGATTGGTGGTTGCGTCAATATGCGACTGCTTTAATCAAAAAACAATGGGGTGAAAACCTTAAAAAGTTTGAGGGTTTACAACTTCCAGGTGGAGTAACATTTAATGGTCAAAATATTTGGAATGAAGCCAATGAAGAAATCCAAAAGTTAGAAGAAGAAGTACAGAAACGATTCTCTATGCCAGCTATGGATATGATAGGCTAATTAAATGGCTACAAATTTATATTTTAATAATTATCAATTTACAGAAGAACAAAACCTTATAGAAGATCTCGTAACTGAGGCAATTAAGGTTTATGGTGTAGATTGTTATTACATGCCCAGAACATTAGTTGCTGAAGACGGTGTCTTTGGCGAAGATACCCTGTCTAAGTTTGACGCAGTTACAAATGGTGATGGTGATGGTGAATCATTATCAGCTTATTCTATTGAGATGTATATTAAGTCAGTAGATGGGTTTGATGGTGATGGTGATTTCTTATCTAAGTTTAATGTTGAGATAAGAGACGAAATGACATTAACTGTTTCACGCAGAAGATTCAGCGAAGAAATTCAAGACGAAAACACAACAAAAGCTGCAGGTCGTCCAGTTGAGGGTGATCTAATTTATTTTCCGCTCAATAATAAGTTGTTTGAAGTTAAGTTTGTTGAGCATGAATCTGTTTTCTACCAGCTTGGCTCACTACAAACATATGATCTCCGTTGTGAGTTGTTTGAATACAGCCATGAAAGGCTTAACACTGGTATCAATACCATTGATGAGATCGAGACATTATACTCTGGCGATAGAATGGACAACCAGATACTTGATGAGTCTGGCGATAATCTTGTCATGGAGAGTGGAGAGAATGTATTGAATGAAGAATATAGCATTGAATCAACTGATTCAGCAGCAAGAAATAGCACATTTGACTTAAAAGCAGCAGACTTTGTTGACTTCAGTGAGATGAATCCATTTAGTGAGGGTTTCTAAATGTTTGGTAACTATTATAATCACGGTGCGATTCGAAAATATATCATTATGTTTGGCTCAATGTTCAACGATATTGATGTTGTTCGCTTTAACACAAGCGGTGTAGCTGTTCAATCAATTCGTGTACCGATAGCATATGGACCAAAAGAAAAGTTCTTGGCGAGATTAAATCAAGATCCAAACTTGAATAGACAAGTTGCTACTCAGCTCCCGAGACTTTCGTTTGAAATTACTGATATGTCATATTCTCCAAACAGAGGATTAAATAAGTTACAGAAAAATACAGCTATTTCTTCTAACAACAATGCTTCTGTTTCTCAGTTTACACCTGTGCCATATGATATAAATATTTCTTTATATGGTATGTTTGCTAACAATGAAGATGCTGTTCAGGTTACAGAACAGATTCTGCCTTACTTTAGACCTGAGTTTACTCACAGTTTGAAGTTGGTTAAAGAGACTGGTCATTATTATGACATACCAACAGTCATGCAAGGTATGTCGATTGAAGATGCATATGAAGCAGACTTTCAAACTCGCAGAGCTATTATATACACTTTTAACTTCACAGTCAAGGGTTATATTTTTGGACCAACTAGCAATAGAGGTGTGATCAAAAGATCAACGGTCGATTTTAACATGCCGTCTACATTGTCGCCACTAGCTACAAATGAAGCACCGAGCAGTAGAATTAAACTGAGTCCAGGATTATTGGCAAATGGTTCACCAACAACAAACTCGTCAGCAAGTGTAGCATATTCATCGGTGAGTGCAAACAGCACATATGGATTAGCCTTTGATAAGTTTGATTTCTTTGATGGTATTGATGATTAGGTATGAAAAATTATGAAAAACAATGTCACAGATAATTTGAATGAAATTTTTGAAGTTGAAGCAGAGCTTGTAGATGATGAACCAAAACAATCATTAGTTCGTTCAAACTTTGAAGAGAAAACAAAAAATCTGCCAGATGATGTCTCTAAAGACTACACCTATGCCAGAGATAATCTCTATGATGTTATAGAGAAAGGTTCATATGCTCTTGATAATTTGCTTGAGTTAGCCAAAGCAAGTGAACATCCAAGAGCATTCGAAGTTGTTTCACAACTAACAAAAACTCTTGTTGATGCAAATAAAGATTTGTTAGACATTCAAAAGAAAGTTAAACTTCTGCGCGAAGAAGAAAATAATCAACCAGCAAATGTGACTAATAATGCTCTGTTTGTTGGTAGCACAGCAGATTTACAAAAATTAATTAAAGGTGAAGAAAAAGATGTATGATTATAGATGTAAGATTGTTCGTGTCGTAGATGGCGATACTGTAGATGTAGATATTGATCTGGGGTTTGGTATATGGCTTAAAGGCGAGCGTGTTCGTGTTATGGGTATTGATACTCCTGAATCTCGTACTCGCGATAAGGTTGAAAAAAAGTTTGGTCTTGCTGCCAAAGAAAAGCTAAAATCATTACTCGGTAAACAGTCTGTCCTTAAAACTCAAGTGAGTAAAAAAGGCGAAGATATGAAAGGTAAGTTCGGTCGTATACTTGGTGACTTTGATGTCTACGATGCAACTACTGATTCATGGCGTCCAGCCACTCAGATCATGATCGATGAAGGTTTTGCTGTCGCTTATCACGGACAAAACAAAGATGATATTGCTGAAGCTCATTTAAAAAATCGTGAGCGATTAATAAAAGAAGGCATTGTCGTAATTGGCTGATACATATAATGGAAATGCTCTTCTCAAAAAGAAGGGTGTTCAGATCAGCTGGACTCAAGAGCAAGTCACAGAATATGTGAAGTGTGCTAAAGATCCACTCTATTTTGCTGAGAACTACATACAAATTGTTCATGTAGATCACGGTCTAATACCAATGCGTCTGTATGATTATCAACGAGATATTATTGAGAAGATAACTGATAATCGTAGAGTAACTGTGGTCACATCTCGGCAGGCAGGTAAAACTACAACCGCAGTTGCTGTTATATTACACTTCATTCTATTCAATGAGCATAAGACTGTTGCGTTGCTTGCGAACAAGGGCGACTCAGCTCGTGAGATTCTTGACAGAATTAAGATTGCATATGAAGCACTACCGCAATGGATGCAACAAGGTGTCGTTGAGTGGAACAAAGGTTCAGTTCAGTTTGAGAATGGTTGTAAAATTATTGCTGCTGCAACATCCTCATCTGCTATTCGTGGTAAGTCTGTATCATTCCTATACATTGATGAAACTGCATTCGTAGATAATTGGGATGAATTTTTTGCTTCTGTATTCCCCACAATATCTTCTGGTAACACAACTAAAATATTATTGACATCCACACCAAATGGTTTGAATCATTTTTATAAAACTTGCGAAGGTGCTAGAGATGGTAAAAATGGATATGAGTATGTCAGGGTAAATTGGACTGATGTTCCTGGAAGAGATGATGCTTGGAAAGAAGAAACATTGCAGTCTATGGATTATGATCTTGAGAAGTTTGCTCAAGAATATGAGTGTGAGTTTCTTGGCAGTTCTGGAACATTGATTGATGGTAGTAAACTAAAAACATTAGTGGATAAAAGACCATTAGTTGAGGGTAGTGGCATATCAATGTATGATCAAGGACAGCCAGATCATACCTATGCTTGTGTCGTTGATGTATCAAGAGGAAAGGGTTTAGACTATTCAGCATTTCAGATAATAGACATAACAGAAATGCCATATAAACAAGTCTGTGTTTACAGAGATAACTTTATCACTCCTGCTGAATACTCAGAAGTAATATATAGAACATGCAAGAGCTTTAATGAAGCGACTGTATTAGTTGAAATAAATGATATTGGTGAACAAGTCGCAGAGCTTCTTCATTATGAATTTGAATATGAAAACATATTATTCACCGAAAGTGCTGGAAGATCAGGTAAAAGAATATCAACTGGGTTCAGCAAAAGGTGTGATAAAGGAATTAGAACAACTAAAAGCGTGAAGGCTGTAGGATGTTCTATACTAAAGCTGTTGATTGAACAAGATCAACTTATAATTAACGATTTTAATACTATAAAAGAGCTATCAACTTTCTCGAGAAAAAGAAACTCGTATGAAGCAGAGTCTGGTGCTCATGATGATCTAGTGATGTGTCTTGTTTTATTTGCATGGCTGACAGACCAGTCATATTTTAAAGATATGACAGACATAAATACACTAATCCAATTAAGAGAAAAAACAGATCAAGAAATGATGGAGAGTATGTTACCATTTGGGTTCCATGATGATGGCATACCTGATGATAATGTTGTAGATTACACACCATCTGACCCATTTGACACGCAAGATTACATCACTCATGGGAACTTTGAAAATTACTAAACATTGAGTTTTTATAAATATCAAGTCTGAATTGAAATAAAAACTCTTCCAAAGGAGAATAACAATGCCATTCCAAGTAAGTCCTGGAGTTAATGTAAGCGAGATCGACCTTACCACAGTTGTTCCTGCAGTTTCCACCACAGAAGGTGCAATTGCTGGTCAGTTTAGGTGGGGTCCAGTAGAGGACAGAGTTTTAGTTGACTCTGAAGATCGACTTGTGAGCACTTTCCAAAAACCGAACTCAAATAATGCAGTTGATTTTTTCACGGCTGCAAACTTTTTAGCATACGGCAATGCACTTAATGTTGTGCGTGTTGCTGGTCCTGGAGCAAATAATGCATCAGAATCTAATTTTGAGGTTATGATTAAAAATGATGATTCAACTGTACCAACAACTGATAATTTTTATGCTAAGTATCCTGGAAAATTAGGAAACTCTATAAAAATTTCAGTTTGTGCTAGTGCAAATGGATATCAAAAAACATTAGCTGATAAACACACAATTGCTAATGGAACAAAATCTGTTGTAATAGATGCTGCTGGCGATTCACAAGCAACCGCTTTAGCTGAACAGTTTAGCGTGGGTGATATAGTATCTGTAGGTGAAAACAACGCTCATGATAGTAAAGTTTTGAGTGTGACAACCACTGGTACTGGTCCATCCGCAAATAGCACTGCTTTTGTAACATTGCTCATTGATGATACCTATAATGGAACAACATCAAATGCGCAATATGGTGTAATACGAAATTGGGAATACTTCAACAGTTTTGATACTGCACCTGGAACTTCAGCAACTGCTACTAATCGTGGTGGTACGACTGATGAGCTTCATATAGCAGTCATAGATGAAGATGGTCTTATTACAGGAACCAAAAATGCTATCTTAGAAACATATAGCTCTGTTTCCAAAGCAATTGATGCAAAAACAGCAGAAGGTGCAGGAAATAATTTCCGAGAAGTTATAAACCAACAATCTCAATTTATTAAAGTTTCTGATAAAACATTTTTAGATGGAACTACAACATCAGAAGCCGACGAATCATTTACTGTTGATCAAGCGACTATAAAATCAGGTGTTAAAAACATCTCGCTTTCTGGTGGTACTGATGGTAATGATCTGACTGGAGCACAAAAAATAGTTGGATATGATTTATTCAAATCCTCTGAAGATGTTGATGTATCATTCTTGTTGGGTGGTAATGCTGACCAAACATTAGCAACATACCTAATTACAAACATTGCTGAAAGTCGTAAAGATTGTATCGCTGTAATCTCACCAGAGTATGCTGATGTTGTTAACAACAACTCATATGCTGGTAAAGAGGTTGCTGATGTAATTGCATTCCGCGACTCATTACCTTCATCTTCATACGCAGTTATGGATGGTGGCTGGAAGTACATGTATGATAAGTACAATGATGTTTACCGTTACATTCCTTTAAATGCCGATACAGCTGGTTTGATGGTACAAACTGACACTACTCGTGATCCTTGGTACTCACCTGCTGGATTCAATCGCGGTAATGTTAAGAGCGTTGTCAAATTAGCATATAATCCAACTAAAGGCGATCGTGATGCCCTTTATAAGAAAGGCATTAATCCAGTTGTCACATTTCCAGGACAAGGTACTGTACTGTTTGGAGACAAGACGCTGTTAGCTAAACCGTCTGCATTTGATCGTATTAATGTTCGTAGACTGTTCATCGTACTAGAAAAGGCTATTTCTACAGCTTCACAATTTACTTTATTCGAATTCAATGATGAATTCACTAGAAGTCAATTTAAGAACTTAGTTGAACCTTTCTTAAGAGATGTTCAAGGTCGTCGTGGTATTAATGATTTCGTTGTAGTATGTGACGGAACAAATAACACTGGCGAAGTTATAGATCGTAATGAATTCATAGGCGACATCTATATCAAACCAGCCCGATCAATCAACTTTATTCAGTTGAACTTTGTTGCTGTACGAACTGGCGTTGAGTTTTCTGAAATTGTTGGTCGTGCATAAATATAAAATAAGAATCGGGAGATAAAAAAAATGGCGTTTAATGTAAATGATTTTGCTGGAGCTTTAACTGGGGGTGGTGCAAGAGCATCACTCTTCCAAGTCCAGATTACAAATCCAATTAACGGTGTTGCTGATGCACAAGTGCCTTTTATGACAAAGGCTGCACAAATACCTGCCTCTACGCTTGGTACGGTTGAAGTTCCATACTTCGGTCGTCAAATTAAGTTGGCTGGTAATCGTACTTATGCTGAATGGGCACCAACTATTATTAATGACGAAGACTTCGCAGTCCGAAATGCTATGGAAGCATGGTCAAACTCAATTAACACTGCTCAAGGTAATGTTAATCAGTCTGGCTCTGCTCCAAGCCTATATAAAGCTAATGCACAAGTAACACAGTTTGGTAAAGACGGTGCTATACTCCGTGTTTATAACTTTGTTGGCTTGTATCCATCTGAAGTTGGCACCATCGACTTAGCATGGGATAGTGATGCAATCCAAGAGTACACTGTGACATTCCAATATGATTATTGGGAAGTATCTGGCGGTGTTACTGGAAACGCTGGCGGAATTTAGTCCAAAAAAGTGATCTAGGGGCAGGCATAAATAGTATGATGCCCCTATTAATGATGAGGATTGACCATAATGGCAATAGAACTTTTCGGTTTTCAGATCGGACGCAAAGAACAAGAAGCACCACCAACAGTACAGTCATTCGCACCACCACCTAACATAGATGGTACGATAGATGTGAATGCAGGTGGTGCTTTCGGCACTACAGTTGATCTTGAAGGATCTGCTAAAACTGAAGTTACATTGATAACAAAATACAGAGAAATGTCATATCAAGGTGAATGTGACAAGGCTGTAGATGATATTATTAATGAAGCTGTTGTGTTTGAAGATAGTAGTGCTGCTGTTGAGGTTGTTGTTGACGAAGTCGAGCAACCAGATGCAATCAAAGAAAGGATCCGTGAAGAGTTTGACGGAATTCTTAATTTAATGCATTTTGAGAACAGCGGATATGACATATTCCGTAATTGGTATGTTGATGGAAGGTTGTATTATCATCTGATGATTGATACTGCTAATCCCAGAAAAGGAATACAAGAACTCAGATATATTGATCCAAGAAAGATCAAAAAAGTCAGGACTGAAAAGAAACCAAAAAATGGCGGTGCTGACAGACAAGGTGTTATTGGTAAACAATATAATGAATATTTTATTTACTCTGGCAAAGGAGTAAGTGCTGGTAATTCGGGTGTTAAGATTGCTCCTGATGCTATCGCATATATCCATAGCGGTGTTATGGATCAAAAGAATTCAATGGTTCTTGGGCATTTACACAAAGCTGTTAAGCCCTTGAATCAGTTGCGTATGTTAGAAGATGCGACAATTATTTATCGTCTAGCTCGTGCACCAGAAAGAAGAATATTTTATATCGATGTAGGTAATTTGCCCAAAGCAAAAGCTGAACAATATCTACGAGATATGATGGTTAAGCATAAGAATAAATTAGTCTATGATGCTAACACTGGTGAAGTTAGAGATGATCGTAAATTTCTTACTATGCTTGAAGATTATTGGCTACCAAGAAGAGAAGGTAGTAGCGGAACAGAAATCACCACACTTCCAGGTGGGCAAAATCTTGGAGAGATGGATGATGTAGAATATTTTCGCAGAAAACTTTATGAATCTCTTAATGTTCCTTCATCAAGATTACAGTCAGATGGACAATTTAATCTTGGAAGAGCATCCGAGATAACTCGTGACGAGTTAAAGTTTTCTAAGTTTGTTAAAAGATTAAGAAGTCGTTTTTCAGAATTGTTTATGATTCTTCTTGAAAAGCAACTACTTTTGAAAGGCGTTATAACAAAAGAAGAGTGGTCTGAAATAAAGAAAGAATTGCGGTTTAATTTCGCTGAAGACAACCATTTTTCTGAATTGAAAACATCTGAAGTTATGAGAGAAAGATTATCACTACTTCAAGATGTTGACCAATATACTGGTAAATATTTCTCCACAGCATGGATCCGTAAAAATGTTCTTATGCAGACAGAAGAAGATATTGAACAGATGGATAAAGATATCGCTGATGAAGGTGATGGTGACGATAACGAATTTTAATTGTAAGAGATTTATCTTATAAATATATAAATATTGGAGATTATTATGAGCGAAGAACAAGAAACTGTAACATCTTTAGACGCAATAAATAAAGCTGCAGAAGGCGATGTATCAGGGTTTAAAGATGTCGTCAACGACTTGTTGATGGACAAAATTAAAGATGCTGTAGAAATTAAAAAACATGAGGTTTCAACAAACTTTATGTCACAACAAGATAATCAAGAACCAGAGGATTAGTAATGCCTATCAAAAGATTTAAGACATTTGTATCTGAAGCTGCATCAGGCGGTCGTCCTAATGATAATACTGAAAAGGATCAATTAGAACCAAAACCAAAAGGCGAAAAAGATTTTAAAGCCAAGCACAAGATGACTGTAACAAAACATCCAGTTGCTGGAGATCATCAATTCGATGGTGATCGTGCTGAGATCACTGAAGAAACTGAAACTGAACAAGATGAGGAAAGTGACTTATCTGAGGGAAAAGTTGTAGATCAGTTAAACGATATTGTTAAGAAAAAAGCAGCAAAGAAGGTTAAGTTCGGTGATGGTAAGTCTGAGACAATAGACATGACTACTGCTTCTGCTCTTGTTAACATGCTAAATAAACTAAAGCCTGCTAATGCAAAAAAGGCTGAAAAGATGTTAGAAAAATCGCCTGAAGGAATGTTTCAGTTGGTTGACATCGCATTCGGGGGTAAATAATGAAGGTATTAGGAACAGCAACGGCACTAGCCACAGGAACAACAAAATTTAAAACAACAGGTCAACACGCAGTTTATCTGTTTAACACTCATACTTCTGCTGCGGTTGCAACTGTTCGTAATGCTGCAGATGGCGGTGATTTAGGAACAATATATGTTGCTGCAGGTTCTGGTATTGTAGTCCACTTAGCAGATAGTCAAGGATTGCGTGGTGCTACAACCTTTTATGGCACAGCTATAGCAAACTCAGGTTACTAATATGAAGCTAATATGCGAAGTAAACGAAGATATTAATTACCTTACAGAAGCCAAAGATAAAGATGGTAAGAAGTCATATTTTATTGAAGGTGTTTTCTTGCAAGGTGATATACAAAACCGCAACGGTCGATTATATCCTGCTGAGGTTTTAGATAAAGAAATCAAACGATACTCTGAAGAGTATGTTGAAAAGAATCGTGCTTATGGTGAGCTTGGACATCCACAAGGTCCAACTATAAATCTTGAGCGTGTTTCGCATATGATCACTGAGTTGAAGCGTGATGGTTCTAACTTTCTTGGTAAAGCTAAAATCATGACAGAAACTCCTTATGGTGCTATCGTCAAATCTTTGATGGACGAGGGTGCTCAACTAGGTGTTTCATCTCGTGGTATGGGTTCAGTCAAACAAACAAAAGCTGGTGTTGGTGAAGTTCAAAATGACTTCTATCTCGCAACTGCAGCTGATATTGTTGCAGACCCATCAGCACCAGATGCTTTCGTGCAAGGTATCATGGAAGGCAAAGAGTGGGTTTGGGAAAACGGTGTTATCCGCGAAGCCAATATTGCTGATTATAAGAATGAAGTTCAAAAAGCCAGTTCTCAAGAGCTCGAAGAGACAAAGTTGGCTGTTTTTAAGGACTTTATTTCCAAATTATAAATTTTTATAAATAGACTGTATTCAATTAATTTAAAGGAGAAATCCATGTCTGATTTAGAACTAGAGGGTGTAGAAGTTGAGCAAACTGATGACGCTCTCGAAGAAGCGAATGCTGCACCAGAAGTTGATGGCGAAAAAATCGCTGACGACAATGCTGCAGAAATTAAGAAGGGTGCTCCTAAACAAGTGCCTGCTCCCAAAACAAAAGTTGGTATGATCAATGCTATGATGGATGCTGTTAAAGGCATGAAGAAAGACGACATCGCAGCAAACTATGGTAAGGTTATGGCATCTTTGAAGGTTGAAGGTTTTGAAGCTGAAGAAGTTTCAGAAGAAGCTGATACACAATCTATCAAAGAAATCCGTCAGATTAGTGCTGAAGATGTATCTATCGCTGAAGATGTTGAAGCAATGTTTGGTGGTCAAGATCTTTCAGAAGATTTTGTATCAAAAGCTACAACTATCTTTGAAGCTGCAGTAGTTTCAAAAGTCAACGAAGTTTTAGAATCTGTTACTGTTGATTTTGAAGCAGAACTTGAAGCAGAAAAATCTACCATTAATGAATCTCTTTCATCACGCTTAGATGACTACTTAGAGTATGTCGCTGAAGAGTGGATGCAAGAAAATGAGTTAGCAGTTGAGCAAGGAGTTCGAGCAGAAATCGTTGAGAACTTCATGACTGGTTTACGCAGTCTGTTCACTGAAAACTACATCGATATTCCAGAAGAGAAAGTTGACCTTGTTGATGAATTAGCATCTAAGGTTACTGAGCTCGAATCTTCAATCAATGAAGAAATGGAAAGAAACATCGTTCTTCGCAAAGAATTAGTTGAGTCAAAGAAATCTGCGATCTTAGCTTCTGCTTGCGAAGATATCACAGAGTCTCAAGCCGTTAAGCTGGCTTCTTTGTCTGAAGGCGTAGAGTTTGAAGATGAAGATTCATATGCTGAAAAGTTAGAGACACTCAAAGAGAGCTACTTCCCTAAAGAAGAAGTTGTCGCTGAGCAAGTGGTTGTCGATGAAGAGCCTCTTGAGTTAGATGAATTAACTGAAGAGACAAATCATGCTGATCCTAGCATGAGTGCGTACTTGAATGCCATTTCAAAAAGCATTAAAAAGTAATTTTTTATAAATAATCAAGTAATTTAATAAAAGGTCTTATTTTAAGGAGAACCTATAATGATTCAATCTGATAGTCTACAAAAGAAGTGGCAACCTGTTCTTGAGCACGCTGATCTTCCTTCGATCACTGACGCTCACAAGCGTTCAACTGTTGCAACTCTTTTAGAAAACCAAGAACGAGCTGCAGCTGAGCAATCTGCTCAGTCTGGCGGTGCTCACGCTCCTTCGCTTTTAGGCGAAGCAGCACCAGTAAACGCAATGGGTGCATCTAGCTCTACTGCTGGTGACGGTAGTGTCGATACTTTCGATCCTGTCCTAATCAGCTTAGTGCGTCGCTCAATGCCTAACCTTATCGCTTATGATATTTGTGGCGTACAGCCAATGACTGGTCCAACTGGTCTTATCTTTGCGATGAAATCACGCCTCAATACTCAAGCTGGTACTGAAGCCTTATTTAACGAAGCTGACACTTCATTCTCTGCAATCGGTAGTGAGACTGCTAACACAGCAAACTTCGGTGGTGTAATCGATGGTGCTGCTGGTACTACTCAAGCTGGTCAAGATGCAACTGAAGCTGCTTCTGGTTCTGGCTATACTGTTCACACTGGTATGTCAACTGCTACTGCTGAAGCTCTTGGCGATGCAGCTGGTAACTCTTTTGCTGAAATGGCGTTCTCTATCGAGAAAATCAGTGTAACAGCTGTATCTCGTGCGTTAAAAGCAGAATACACTATGGAATTAGCTCAAGATCTTAAAGCTGTCCATGGTTTAGATGCTGAGCAAGAGTTAAGCAACATCTTATCTACTGAGATCCTTGCTGAAATTAACCGTGAAGTTGTTCGTACTATCAACTACACTGCTACTATCGGTGCACAAGGTCTTGTAACTAATAATGGTGTTTTCGATCTAGACACTGACTCAAACGGTCGCTGGTCTGTTGAGAAGTTCAAAGGCTTAATGTTCCAAATCGAGCGTGAAGCTAACGCAATCGGTAAAGCAACTCGTCGCGGTAAAGGTAATGTTTTGATCACTTCATCTGATGTAGCTTCTGCTCTTCAAATGGCTGGTGTTCTTGACTATGCTCCTGCACTTAGCAACAACTTGCAAGTAGATGACACTGGTAACACTTTCGCTGGTGTATTAAATGGTCGTATCAAAGTATACATTGATCCATACTTCTCTGATACAACTAACAACTACTTCACTATTGGTTACAAAGGTGATAGTGCCTTTGATGCTGGTTTATTCTACTGCCCATATGTGCCTCTACAAATGGTTCGTGCGGTTGGTGAGAATACCTTCCAACCAAAAATCGGTTTCAAAACTCGCTACGGCATGGTTGCGAACCCATTTGCTGCAAGTGCTGTTAACTTTGCTAGTAAAAACTCTTACTACCGTCGCGTTAAAGTTGCTAACTTGGTATAAGATAAAAAGATCTGTCTTAACAGACAACTTTATAAGAGGCTCTTCGGAGCCTCTTTTTTTATTCTTATAAATAATGGTGTATATCTATTCTGATATGCTCCGATAAGTCATCGGTCAAAAGACTACATCGTTCATTCACTATAAGTGAACGGAAGTAGACAATTGTGTCGAAGGAACGCATCTTTTATTTAACTATAGGAGATAGCTATGACTATTATATATCGTGGTGTGCGAGTTGCACCTAAAAAATCTGCCAAAAATAAAACTAGATCTGAGCGTGTTTACAGAGGTGTTAAGGTCAGTTAATTGTTAGTGCGTGGAAGAAAGGGGAGTTTAATATTCCCCTTTTTTTATTGATTATAAATAGATAATATTAATCATAGGAAAAGCAAATGACTGTTCCATCACAACCAACAAATAAAAGTTTTCTTTCTCCAATAGGGTTTAGATTCAGCGTACAAAGATTGCCACATGTAAATTATTTTTGTACTGCTGCAGCGATACCTGATATCTCTCTTAGTGCACCAACTGAAGTTCAAAATCCATTCGCGAAACTTCCAATTCCAGGTGACAAGCTAGACTTTGGTGCGTTGCAATTAACATTCCGCGTTGATGAAGATATGAAAAACTTTTCTGAAATATACGATTGGTTGATTGGTCTTGGTTATCCAGACAGTTTTGATCAATCAAAGGCTCTTGGAAGAACTAAAGACAACACTGGTAATATATATTCTGATGGTTCAATGATTATCACGACTGCAGCCATGACACCAAATATTGAAGTTAAATTTGTTGATATGTACCCAACTAATCTTTCATCATTAGAGTTTAGTATAGAGAACTCTGATGTTGATTATCTTTCAGCCCAAGTCAGTTTTAATTATAGGAAATATGAGTTGACTACAATTCAGTAATACGATATAATATTGAAGCATGTAACTATTTTATGAGGTGAAAATTGAATATAGAACAAATTGTTATTGAATGGGATAAAGACTGTAAACTAGATGAAACTGAGCTTGGTGCGGAAAGTGCCAAAATATCTGTTGTCCATAACAAGTATCTCAAAATCTATATGGGTGAGCGTGTAGCTCTTATCAAACTAAAAGCCGAAACAAAGAAGACTCGCAAGTTGCTCCTTGAGTATTATCTTGGTGAGCTTGATCAATCTGAACTTAATGATATTAACAGAGAGCAGTTCTATAAGAAATTATTAAAGAATGAAGTGGAAACATATATAGAATCAGATGATATGATGATACAAGCAAATCTTCAGTTGGGTATGCAAGAAGAAAAAGTCAGTTATTTAGAGTCTATTATCAAAAGCATTAATAGTCGTGGCTTTCAAATCAAAAGTGCAATTGATTGGGCACAGTTTACCACAGGTTAATTATGGAACAGATCAACATATACAAGAAGAATGAGGTGCATCTAAAGGTCGAATGTGATCGTGGTATCGCTATGGAACTTTCAAGTTATTTTGAGTTTCTTGTGCCTAATGCATCATTCATTCCTTCAGTTAGATCTAAAATGTGGGATGGAAAAATCCGACTTTTTAATGTTAATTCAATGCAGATATATGTTGGTCTAATAGAGAAGTTAAAGAAGTTTGCTGAAGAAAGGGATTATGAAGTCATAGTACATGATGGTTTGGATGATACTATTGACCTGCCATTAAATGGATTAGAGAAATTTCTTGAAGAGGAAAACTATAAACCAAGAGACTATCAGCTAAGAGCAGTTGCTCATGCTATCCGCAATCACAGAGCCTTGATCCTTTCCCCAACAGCATCAGGTAAATCATTCATTATCTACTGCTTACTGAAATACTATCTAAGAAAGACTTGTAAGAAAGCTCTGGTTATTGTACCAACTACATCACTTGTTTCTCAGTTGAATACTGACTTTATAGACTATTCCGAAAAGGGACAACCTTATTATACACACTTAGTGACTGGAGGTCAAGCAAAATCTGACCCTGAAGCACAAATAATTATCAGCACATGGCAGAGCATATATAAACAACCAAAATCATATTTTGATCAGTTTGATATTATAATTGGAGATGAAGCACATTTATTTAAGGCTACATCACTCACCAAGATAATGGAGAAGATGGTTGATTGTAAATATAGGTTTGGCTTCACAGGTACATTAGACGGAACTGTAACAAACAAGTTGGTGCTAGAGGGTTTGTTTGGTCCAGTTATGAAAGTGATAACAACCAAAGAGCTTATTGATAATAATACTTTGGCAGACTTCAGGATAAAATGTCTAGTTTTAAAATATAGTGATGCTATTCGTAAGATGATGAATAGGAAAACATATCAGGAAGAAATGGACTTCTTGGTCAAGCACGATAGAAGAAATGCGTTCATTAAGAACTTGACTTTGACAAGAAAAGGTAATACACTATTACTCTTCCAATATGTAGAAAAACACGGTAAGATGTTGTATAACCAAATAAAAGAATCGGCTGAAGAAGGTCGACAAGTATTTTTTATATACGGTGGAGTAGATGCAGAAACAAGAGAACAAGTTAGAGCAGTTGTTGAGAAAGAAGAAGATGCAATTATCATCGCTTCTTATGGAACTTTCTCAACTGGGATTAATATCAGAAACTTACATAATGTTATCTTTGCTAGTCCTAGTAAATCACGCATAAGGAACTTACAGTCAATAGGTCGTGGTTTGAGGAAAGGGGACAGTAAAGAGGTTGCTACACTCTATGACATATCAGATGATCTTAGCTGGAAGTCATACAACAACCACACATTGAAACATTTTGCAGTAAGGGTTAAAATGTATAATGAAGAAAACTTTACATACAAAATATATAACATAGGAATTGATAATGAGCATTAAGATTATTAAGCTGGTGAATGGTGATACACTAATAGCAGAAGTTACACATGAAGATGAAACTCATCTACATATTATAGATCCAGTTCAAATGATCATACAGTCTAGGACAGGAGCATCGCCAGTTTGTATATCTACAATATGGGTTCCATTAACTAAAGCAGTAAACTTGCTTCACTTAAAACAATCTACTATCCTAGTAACAGTAGATGTTGATGATGATATGGTTGAATATTATGATAACTGTTTAAGGGCGATGAGGGAAGATGGTGGCACTTTTTTTAATAGTAAGAAGGATTCGATGACAGCACAAGAAATAGATGAGCTGTTGAAGAAATTAAAAATTATAGATGATAAACCAAAACAGATAGATAATGTCTATCATTTATCAGCAAATACATCAATGCATTGAGGGGATTATGAGTAAGAGCAAAGAAGCGAAGAAAAAGCCATATTATGTAGACAATAAAAAGTTTCTGGGGGCGATGACTGAATTTCGCCAGAGTGTAATGGAAGCAAAGGAAGCTGGTGATCCAAGACCTGTTGTTCCTAATTATATTGCTGAATGCATCATGAAGATCGCCACCCACTTGTCATATAAACCAAACTTTGTGAACTATACTTTTCGCGATGAAATGATCTGCGATGGTATTGAAAACTGTTTACAATATATTGACAACTTTAACCCTGAGAAGTCAAACAATCCATTTGCCTATTTTACTCAGATTATCTACTATGCGTTTCTTCGTAGAATTCAGAAAGAGAAAAAGAATCTCTATGTCAAAATTAAATATGCTGAACACACCAATGTGGTAGGTGACACATCAGATCGACAAGAACACGATGGTGGTAAAGACTATAATGATGATATGAAGTATAGTGAATGGACTGAAGAGTATATGGCTCGGTTTGTTGAAGACTTTGAAGCTAATAAACGCAGAAAAGTGAAGAAAAAGGTCTCTAAGGACTCTGCTTGACACTTGTATTGAATTGTAGTATAATTAACCATCTGCCAGTCAAAGGGTATATTATCACATGAAGATAGGTTTAGTAACAGACACACACTTTGGTATTCGTAACGATAATGTGAACTTCTTAGATTACTTCGAGAAGTTTTATAGCAAACATTTCTTTCCTCACTTGAAAGAGCAAGGTATTGACACAATCATTCATTTGGGTGATATTGTTGATAGACGCAAATATATCAACTATGTTACACTTCGTAGAATGAAAGAGATGTTCATTGACAAGTGCACAGAGGAAGGTATTGAGCTTCATGTCATAGTTGGTAATCACGATGTTCCGTATAAGAACACCAACGATGTAAATTCCATGCGTGAGTTGTTTGATAAAAGTAATGTGAATTACTATTCAGATCCAACCGACCTAAACTTTGACGGTCATGATATTCATATCATGCCATGGATAAACAATCAAAATTATTCAGCAGCAATACAAGCTATGGAAGATACTCCAGCACAAGTATTGTTTGGTCACTTAGAGATTGCTGGATGTTTGATGGATCGCGGTAACATGAATGAACACGGCATGAAGATCTCAGATTTTTCTAAGTTTGATCTTGTTTGCTCTGGTCACTTCCATCATAAATCTACCACTAAAAACATAGAATATCTTGGGTGTCCATATGAACTAACATGGGCTGATTATGGTGATGTGAAAGGTTTTCATATCTATGACACTGACACTCGTGATCTAGAGTTTATCCGCAATCCATATTCTATGTTTCACAAGCTATTTTATAATGAGTCTGGCAAGACTATGGATGAAATCCTTGATGTTGATTTTGAAGGTTTCAGAAACACATATGTTAAAGTCATCAAGCAAAAGTGTGACAACCCATATTGGTTTGATCTTTACATGGATAAGCTATATAAAGTTGATCCATTGAACATTCAGATTGTAGATGATCATATGAATCTGAATCTAGAGGATGATGAGGATATAGTTAATGAAGCTGAAGATACCATGACAATACTCTCAAAGTATGTTAGTGGATTGCCAGACACTGTTCCAAAGGAAAGGCTTGACTCTCTGCTCCGTTCGTTATATAATGAATCCCTTACAATAGAGTAATTTATATTTTATGATTGAATTCAAGAAGTTATCTTATAAAAATTTCCTGAGCACAGGTAATGTGGCGACTGAAATACAGTTGAATCGTTCTCCAAGCACAGTTATAACTGGAGAAAACGGTGCTGGGAAGTCGACTATACTGGATGCACTGACCTTTGTACTATTCAATAAGCCATTCCGCAAAGTCAATAAGGCATTGCTTTGTAACAGCATCAATGAAAAGGGTTGTGAGGTTTCTATTGAGTTTTCTATTGGTACAGTTGGATATAAAGTTCGTAGAGGTATGAAGCCAGCATTCTTTGAGATATACAAGAATGGTAAGATGATTGACCAACCTGGAAATGCGAGAGACTATCAGCTTATCCTAGAGAACACTATTCTAAAGTTGAACTACAAGTCATTCACTCAGATTGTTATCTTGGGTAATGCTTCATTCACTCCATTCATGCAGCTGTCTACTCGTGATCGCAGAGAAGTTATTGAAGACCTGCTAGATATCCAGATATTCTCAACAATGAATATGCTATTGAAAGAGCGAGTATCTGAGAACAAGCGAAGTATATCCGATATTCAATATCAGCTTGACATAACTCAAGAGAAAATAGATATACAGCAAGACTACTTGAAGAAGGTCACATCTGATGCTAACAAGCTGATCAGCTCCTTAAAAGAAGAGGCACAAGGTTATGTTGAATCAAAGCAGGATGCTGACAATCTTTGTATTGCTCTTACCATGACAGTTGACACTCTGATTGATTCAATCTCTCACAAAGGGAAGTTTGAAGCTAAGTCAAATAAGATTACATCACTTCTTGATAAGCTGGAAGATAAGTCATCAAAAGCTAAGAAGCGAATTAAGTTTTATGAGAAGAATGATAACTGCCCGACTTGCGAACAGATCATTGACATGAAGGTTAAGAAACAGAAGGTTGATGATACTACTAAGATACTACACAAGACGCAAGAAGCTGTTGAACAATTAAATGAAGAGTATGATATTCTACACAAAGAACTGAGCGAGATGAACACTGTGCAGTATGAGATACAAGATGTTCAGAATAAAATACGCGATTGCCAGACCCAGATAAATTTGTATGGTAAACAGATTAGTGGTGTGGAGAAAAAGATCAAAGAGGCTGAACAGCAGGCTACTGCCGACAGCGATTCTAGTGGTAAACTTAAACAATTCAAGAAAGACTTGAATGTTTACAAGAAGCAAGCGTCAGATCTATCTGATGATAAAGCGTTATTTGAGGTTGCCTCAACTATGCTGAAAGACGGTGGCATCAAGTCTAAAATAATTAAGCAGTATGTTCCTATTATGAACAAGCTAGTTAATAAGTATCTATCAGCTCTAGACTTCTTTGTGAACTTTGAGCTTGATGAGGAGTTTAATGAGATAATCAAAAGTCGTCATCGTGATGAGTTTTCATATGCAAGTTTCTCTGAGGGTGAAAAGACTCGTATTGATATTGCTCTACTACTTACATGGAGAGCAATAGCCAAATTAAAAAACTCTACTAACACCAACCTATTGATACTTGATGAGGTGTTTGATAACTCTCTTGACTTAACTGGAACAGATGAGTTGACTAAACTACTAAACAACATGTCTGACACCAATGTCTTTATTATCACACATACCAAAGGTGATGTGTTGACTGATAAGTTCCGCAGTCAAATACGCTTTGAGAAGTTTAAATCATTTAGCAGGATAGCAGCATGAAGCCATATAAATTAGTATCAAGCTCACATCAGTGTTTAAGAACACCAACACAAGAGTTTGATTTTCAAAACCCACAGATGGATCCAGTTGTATTGTTTGAAAGGCTCAAGGCTACAATGCTTGAAAACAGCGGTGTTGGTCTGGCAGCAAACCAATGCGGAATAAATTTATCAGTATTTGTTATTGGATTACCAGCTAAACCAGATGATGTCTTACCAGTGTTCAATCCAAGGATTGTTGGGTACTCTGATGAGGTCTTGACAGAAGAAGAAGGGTGTTTGAGTTTTCCTGGAATCTTCATCCCAGTAAAAAGACCTGTAAATATAAGAGCTAGATTCTCAAATTATAACGGTGTCACAATAACAAAAAATTTGACTGACTTTACATCTAAGTGTTTTCAGCACGAATATGACCACCTTATTGGGATTAACTTCTTGAGCAAAGCATCATCATATCATGTTGAAAAGGCAAAGAAACAGAAAAAGAAGTTAGATAAGCTAAGAAAGAAGAACTTGACAAATTACATTTGATAATGTATAATATCTGTTTATTTACATAAAGGGTATATTATGTGTGGTGTGATAGGCGTTTGGTTAGAGAGATCCTCTGTCAGTCGTGGTAGTATTGAGAATGTTAAACTGGTAGAGCGTATTTTCCGCGAATCTATGATAAGAGGGAAACATGCGACTGGTGTATCATATGTCAAAGATTCTAAGATATATACGATAAAAGAGGGCATCCCTTGTGATGAGTTCCTCGCAAAATATCCAATTCAGAGTATGATAAATGAGGATGGTGGTATCTACCTTATTGGTCATATTCGCTATTCAACATCTGATCTTCGATACAATCAACCTTTCTCTAATGGTGATCAAAGTATTGTTCACAATGGTGTTATATCACAAGAAGATAAAGAGAAGTGGAAATATAACACTGAAACAGCTAATGACAGTGAATTGATATTGAAATCATATGAGGCTGGTAATGATCCATTGAATGATTTTTACCCATCAAGTATGGCTGTCTGTCGTATCAAAAAAGATAAGAGTCTAACTGGATTTAGAAATGAAGCAAGACCACTATGGTATAGTGAGCGAAATAATGGTATTGTATTCGCATCAACAAAAGATATTCTAAAAAGAAGTGCAATTACAAATCAACAAAGAACAGACATGTATGTAACATACACATACAATGGAAAGCTAGAGAAATCTTCTCCATTGCGTGGTGGTGCATTAGTGAGAGACTTACAATGCGCATAGTAAGATGTTCACAAGAGATGATTGAGAAAGTCATTGAGAACTCCCCTGAAGGAAAAAATACAAAGTTCCTCAATTCATCACACAGTTTGTGGTTTCGTTTTAAAAACTATGAAAAAGATAATAAGCCATTTGCCTTAGAGGTTGATGGCGAAATGGTTGCATTTGTGTTTGCTACTTATAGTCAAAGATCGAGATATATTAATCTATATGAGATTGTAACTAGGCAAGGTCATGAAGGAAAGGGATATGCTACAGCTATCTGGGAAAGAGTAATGAGTGATGCTTTTAATAATGGCATGAGTCGTTTGAAAATATCTTGCACTCCATCTTCTATAACTTGGCATAAAAGAAATGGTTTGATATTTTGGGCTGTTGATCCAACTGGGTCGTTGCGTTCTGATCAACCACTGTTTCCTTCTATCAGGGAGCAGTGCACATTTAGGGCAACAGCAATTAATGTCCCGCATCTGGCTTTGCCTAAAGATCCAAAGGTGATCAAACAATTGTTTGATGAATCGCTTGAGTCTCATGGCTTTGGTAAGAAAAAGACTGCTACTGTAGAAGAAGCTATTTCTTCTGTAGGAGAGTTTTGGATGCGTGATAAATTAATAGGTGATGAGCCAAACACTCTAGAGGAATTCTTTTAGTGGATTATAGATTAAGTGAACATCGTAGACAAGCATTTGTCAACTGGTTTAAGTGGAGTCTTGAGATAGAAGATTGTGACTCAGCATTGTATCTCACAAATTACTTCTTTGATCGGTTTGAATATAACACAGAACAGAAGTTATGGCTCTGTTGGTTATATGGAACAACATACAACTTCCCAACAGCATACCTTATCTGGAATGAGTTCCCTGATATGGAGTTGGTTGGTGTTGATCGTTTGCGTGAATGGAACAATGAAAACTATTCGCGTCTCAGATATCAAACAGATACAAAATGGAATAAAGGTCATCTTGCTGATCAATTTGTTTCCTATAAAGAATGGGTTGGTGGTAGGAAACAAGAAGATGCATTTGAAGAGTTATGTCGTGGCGACAAATATCAAAACTTCCAAAAAGTTTGGGATTCTGTAACTTCATTACACAAGTTCGGAAGATACACATCTTGGTTTTATATCCAAACTCTAAAGCAGTGTGCTGGTCTCAATGTTGATGTTCCAAGTCTATGGTTACATGACTATTCTGGATCTCGATCTCATCGGAATGGTCTTTGTTATGCTTTAGGTAAAGATGATTGGGTGAATAAAAAGCTCGAAGATGATCAAATACAATGGATGGAAGGAGAAGGAAAGAAAATACTCGAAGATGTAAAACGCACACACCCAAATGCTGAGAGCAAAGCAGACTTTTTTGCTATGGAAACAGCACTGTGTTCATTTAAGAAACTGTTTCGCAAGAGTAGAGGTCGTTATCTTGGTTATTATATTGACAGACAAGCTGAAGAAATAAAGCAAGTGGAGAGAGATGGATGGGATGGTATTGACTGGACACCCATGTGGGATGCTAGAAAAGAGACATTGAGAAATGAATACTTGACTAATTCGATAAGTAAGAGTAAAATGGAGATATTCCTAGACACTGGGAAGATAGACCATATGAATACTTTTACAAATGAAATGAGTAATGTTGGAATAGAGAGATTTATGATATGATTGGTGTGATAAACGAAAAGTATGATGTTAAGGTAGATAATGTAAACAATGTCAGAATCATTACAGCCAAGTTTTGGGATGATTGTGAACACAAACTCGGTCAATATATGGAAGATACTGACTGGGATTTTATTTGTGAAGAAGATACTGACTTCTATGCTCCTGCTGGGTTTGGTGGTGAGAATAATGAAGATAACATTATCTTTAAGTTTCGCAAAAATGTTTTTACTGAAGAACAACAGCACGGTGCTTATGAAGGATTATTAGGTGCTGCATTACCTACACAAAATCGTGGTCTTGCTGCTGGTCCAAAAGGAGCAAAGCAAGGCGGTCGTGATTGGGTAACTGAAGAACAGCTTGATATTATGAAGCACTTTGCTGAGCGTGAAGTTTCTCTGTTTGAAGATGACACTGATCCAGTAGAAAGAATCAGAGCAAAACATGCTTCAATTACAGCAGGTGAATCTCGTGGTATAGTTTGGATCAGATCTAAGATCACTGATAGTGGTTATAATTACGAATCATTCTTCAATGACAAGGTTGCTGAATGGCAAGGTATGTCAGCAGAGGATGCTCAGAAAGACGCAAAGGCAACTCAAAAGAACTATATCTCTGAGACAACATATGCTAACATGGTGTTGTCAGGTATTGCTGGATTCTTTGATCGATATCCTCGTATTCCATACGGTCGAGCAACTGCGTATACAGAGAACAACTATCCTGTCTATGAGAAGTGCTATCCTTTCATGCGTCAATTAGCTGACAAATTTAAGGAGCATTTACCTATTCGTTATGGTATTCAAAACGAAGCTGCAAGCAAGCTAGATCCACGCTTTCGTGTTGCTGGTGAAGATACACCGTTCACTACGATTACTGTAAATAAAAACTTCAGAACTGCAGCTCACAGAGATGCTGGTGATTTGAATGAAGGATTTTCAAACCTTACTGTTGTTGCTAAAGAAAAGAATTGGGAAGGTGGTTATCTTGTCCTTCCAGAGTTTCGTGTAGGTATCAATATCCGTCCAGGAGATCTTTTGTTGATCAATAATCATGGTGGCATTCATGGTAACACTGAACTGAAACCACCTGCTGGAACCACTATTGAAGAAATGGAACGCATATCTCTTGTATGCTACTTCCGTGAAAAAATGCTTGAGGTTGGTTCTTGGGAATATGAAAAACTGCGTAGACAATATGTTGATGATCGCAGACTCAATAAGAACCACAAGTTGTGGAAAGAATTTTGGAATGGTGTTTCGCCAAATATGTGGGCTGAAGATGAGTGGTATGATTATCTGAAACAGAAAGGCGGTGAAGGAATGTTATCGCAATATCATCCAGAAGCTGTTGTGACAAAGTCATCATTAGAAGGATTCTTTTCATGAGTAAAGTGATTGGTATTATTGGAATTCCAGGAACTGGAAAAACAACACTTATGCGTGAGTGGATGTCAAAACGAGAGTGGACTAAAGATACTCCAGTTAAGTTGCTTGATGGTTATGTTTCTGGAGATATCCGTTTGTTTGGTAAATATGATGAAGGAGAAGTGTTTGCTGGTACTGATAAACTGTCAATGGCAGTACAGCCAATGGCAATTGAATACCTAGAAAACAATCCATCACCTGTCGTAGTGTTCGAGGGTGACAGATTGACTTCTTCTAAGTTCTTTGAGGCTGTGAAGAGAGCAGGGCATGATCTAACAATTATAGTATTAAAAACAGATGATGCTGTTCGTGAACAGCGTTATGCTGATAGAGGTTCTGATCAATCAGAAACATTTATCAATGGGCGAGTAACGAAAGTTGCTAACATTGAAGATATGTTTGGGGAAAAAATATTGATGGGCGAAGCTGGATGTGTCCATGCTTTTGAACACAATGTCCCTGAAGATACGAAAAAAATTATTGGCTTTATTGAAAATCTTATGTAGAGTCAGTATAAATAGGTGAGTGGATGCCGAATAATCGGGTTCACTTATTAATCTTGCTTTAAACAAAAGGAGAGCATTATGACGAGTATTAAAACACCGAGTCTTTTCCCACGAGCAGCATTTGTTGGGTTTGACCACCTTTTCAATGAATTAGAATTCATCAATCGAAACGCCAAAGATACATACCCACCACACAATGTGGTTAAAGTAGATGAGCATGAATATGCCATTGAAGTGGCAGTAGCTGGGTTCGATATGAAAGATCTGACCATTGAACAAGATGAAAGAACTTTGAACATCACTGGGGATCAATTCCACGGTACTGATGTTGAGTATCTACACAAAGGAATATCCACAAAAAGATTTCAGAGAACTTTTCGTCTGTCTGAATATGTCGAAGTAGTCGGAGCGACTCTAGACAAAGGAATCCTTGTAGTGAACCTAAAGGTCAATTTGCCAGAAGAGAAGCGTCCTCGAAAAATTGAAATTAAATAATTTTCGAGGAGGAAATATGGAAAATAGCAAAACTGATTGCTTTTTCTGTTGGGCGTTTCAAGTGTCGGTTTATGTAACAATCGCTAACTGCCTGATTGCATTAAGTTAATCCGAAGAGTTATAAAAGGGCAAAATAGTGTATTTCACTAAGTTATTGATAATACAGGACTTTTGTCCTTTTATACAAAAAAGTTCTTAAAATCTACCTTTTTATTCCAAAATAATATCAATAAATAGGTAAAATTACCGTTTTTAATTGAAAAAAGTGTTGTCTCAGGTCTCCTGATATGGTAGAATGGGCGTCTATTTTGTTGAGAGACTATCATATGAATACTTCTAAAGATACATTGGCTCGTCTACTTGCTACTGAAAACATTACTGTTTCTCATAAGCAAGCAAAGACTGCTTCATTTAATGTTCGTGACCGCATCCTTACTCTACCAATGTGGGATGATATGAGGTCTGACACTTATGATCATTTGGTTGGTCATGAGGTTGGTCATGCTTTGTATACTCCAGAAGAGGGATGGCATGAGTCTACTCATAAGCGTGGTCAAACTTTCAGATCTTTTTTAAATGTTATTGAAGATGCTAGGATTGAAAAGCTAATTCAAAAACGATATCAAGGTCTGCGAACTTCATTTGTTTCTTCATACAGACGCATGCTTGCTGATGGTTTCTTTGGTGGTGACATCAAACAAATAAACAATTATGGTCTTATTGATCGTATCAACACTTATTTTAAATGCGGTCGTTCTGCTGGTGTTCGCATTGAGGCAGATGAGCAACCATGGATTGATGAGATTGAAACTCTTGAAACATGGGATCAGGTTGTTGACCTGACTGAGCGTTTGTATGATTTCTGTAAACAAAAGCAAGAAGAAGAAAATGCTGACAAGCAGAAAGCTATGGATGAAATGGCAAAAGATGAGAGTCAAGAAGATACTGATGGCAGTGGCTCTTATGATTTTGATGATTCTGATGATGAAGATGAAAGTGAATCAGGTGATTCATCTGGTAGCACTCCTGATGATGAAGATGAAGATGAAGATGATGGTGACTTCTGGAGTTCTGATGAAGATCAAGATGACTTCTGGAAAGATGATGAAGATGATTCTGATGATAACCAGACAGGACAGACAGGTGGTGAATCATCTGAAGAAGATCTTGAATCAAAAACTGATCAGTCATTAAGAAACAATATTGCTGCTGAGCATGGTGATGATGATGATATAAAAATCACTAATGTGTTCTTGAATGACGCACCGATTAATGACTTGATTATATCAGCAAAAGAAATTCTAGAAAATTTCAAAGTTCAAGAGCCTGATTCGTTTGATCAAGCGATGAATGATCTGGGTGAAGGATATGTTAATGACTTCATGAATAATAATAAGAGAAGCGTAAATTACATGGCAAAAGAGTTTGAGATGAAGAAAAGTGCATCAGCTTACTCTAGACAAACTGTGGCAAAGACTGGTGTGATTGATCCTGTCAAGATGAACAGCTATCGTTACAATGATGATATTTTCCGCAAAGTAACAGTGACACCAGATGGTAAAAGTCATGGTATAATCATGTATGTTGATTGGTCTGGCTCAATGATGGAAGATCTTAAAGCCACGATTGATCAAATGTTGAATTTAGTTTTGTTCTGCCGTCAGGTGAAGATACCATACCGTGTTTATGCTTTTACAAATAATTGGTATGGTTCTGACTCTGAAAGTGCGACCCAACAAAAACGAGATAGTGTTTTGCGTTATCATCATTGTTTCAGATTATTAGAGTTTTTCAATAACAATATGAATCGTCAAACTTTCAATGACATGATGAAATTCGTTCTTTGTGTCGGGAGATATTATGATATCCGTGTCTCTCGTCGCAACAAATACAGCTGGGAAGCTCAAAAGAAAATGAACAGGTTTCGTTTTCCTAGAGGGTTGGCTTTGAGCGGTACTCCTCTTGATGAGACTATAATGGCTGCAATGAAAGTGCATGATGATTTCCAAAAGAAAAATCGTCTTGATATTGTGAATACAATATTCTTGACTGATGGTGATAGTCATCCTATGGAATTCACTAACCCTGACAAAGAATGGGGTTCACAAACTAATTATTATCATAATAGAAGTGGCACTGCAGTGTTGTATGTAAATGATCCTGTGACCAAGAAACGCTATCGTGTGACTGGATATGGTGATGCGATCACCAAAGTCCTTTTAGATATGTATCGTGAAAGGACTGGTTCTACTGTTATTGGTTATCGGATTATGGAGAGTAGTATAAACAAATGGACTCGTAATGCTCCTAACAGTATGGACTGGTATGATGCTAAATCATATCATATGAGAGCCAAAAAAGAAAAGTTTGTTATGCTTGAAGACAACTTTGGTTATGATCGACTGTTCTTAATTCATGGTGGTAAAAATCTTGAAGTGAGCAATACTTCGATTGCGGTCGGTAGTGATGCAACAAAAGCAAAGATCCGCACTGCCTTTAAGAAAGCGAATGGTTCTAGAAAAGAGTCGCGTAAAATGTTGAGTGACTTGATAGAGTCGATTGCTTAATGAATAGGTTAAAAAATAACCTATTATACAAAAAAGGTAATAATTGGCTAATTTTTTTGTTGTCTTTATGTTGTTTTTGTGCTAGAATTGTATTTGAAATTGATTAATAAATGAGAGAGACCTATATGACTGATCTATATTCTATCCTGAAAGAAAAGTATGGGAATAATCCTGTTCCTAGTCTTGAAACCAAAAGAGTTGCTCGTGAGCTTGGCGTGAAAGTGCCGAGTAAGTATTTCGCGACTGCTCTCCGTGTTGATCGTGGTTTGTATAACCTGCCTTCAACTGCTCCAAAGACGACTGCAGTGAGCTCTCCTGCTCCTCTCGCACCGTCTGCTCCAGCTCCTGTGACTAATCTTGAGCCTAACAAACTTGTTGCTGAGATGAATGTTGTCACTGATGGCTTCACTGAAAATCTTGTCCCTGCCAAAGATCCTTTGTTTGTTCCCTTTGGTAATTTCTCGACACTGAAGCAAGTCATTAAGTCTGGTATGTTCTATCCATCTTTCATTACTGGTATGTCTGGTAATGGTAAAACATTCTCGGTTGAACAAGCATGTGCTCAGTTGAAGCGTGAAGTCATCCGTGTAAACTTTACAATTGAGACTGATGAAGATGACCTGATTGGTGGTTTCCGTCTTGTTGACGGTGACACTCGTTTCTTCAAAGGTCCAGTTATCAAGGCAATGGAGCGTGGTGCTTTATTACTTCTGGATGAGATCGATCTGGGTAATCCAGCAAAGATTATGTGTCTTCAGTCTATCCTTGAGGGTAAAGGATATTTTATCAAAAAGACTGGTGAGTATATTAATCCTGCTGTTGGGTTTAATGTTATCGCTACTGCTAACACCAAAGGTAAAGGATCTGATGATGGTCGCTTTATTGGTACTAATGTGCTGAATGAAGCATTCCTTGAAAGATTCCCTATTACTTGCGAGCAGGAGTATCCTCCAGTGAGCACTGAGAAACGAATCTTGAATGAAGTGTTCGCTAGTCTCGGTCTAGATGACTCTGAGTTTGTAACCAAACTTGTTGATTGGGCTGACATTATCCGCAAGACTTTTTATGATGGCGGTATTGATGAAGTTATCTCGACTCGTCGTCTTGTTCATATTGCCAAAGCATATAAGATCTTTGGTGATAAAGGTGGTCGGATGACTGCGATTAATATGTGTATTAATCGTTTTGATGAAGACACCAAAACATCATTCCTTGATCTCTATTCAAAGATTGATGCTGATGCTGGCACAGTTGATGACATGGCTGAAGAGCCTGAAGAAATTGCTGCTTAATATCTCTCTTGTGAAGGAAGTCAATCTTCGGGTTGACTTTTTTCACATTTTGGAATATAATCTTTACATCGCAAAATTAAAAGAGGAAACACGATGGAAATAAAATTAGAAGAGTTGCGCAAAAGAAAGATTATGGTCGCGACTCCAATGTATGGTGGTAACTGTCATGGTATGTACGCAAAGGCATGTGCGGATTTATCCAAACTGTGTCAAGCATATGAAGTCAGCCTAAACTTTTTCTACTTATTTAATGAATCATTAATCACTCGTGCTAGAAATTATTGTGTTGATGAATTTTTACGAAGTGACTGCACCCACTTAATGTTTATTGATTCTGATATTGGGTTTGATCCTCATGATGTTTTGTCTCTTGCTGCTTTTATGGATCCTGATGTTAATGCTGAAGATCGCAAAGAGATAATGTGTGGTCCATATCCCAAGAAAACGATTGCATGGGAGAAAATTAAGACAGCTGTTGATAGAGGTTTTGCTGACAAAGACCCAAATGAGCTTGAGAAGTTTGTTGGTGATTATGTTTTCAACCCCAAAGAGACTCAGGGTGGTCAAATTAGGATTGACAGACCATGTAAGGTTCTTGAGGGTGGTACTGGATTCATGATGGTTCAGCGGTCAGCATTTGAAAAGTTTGCTGAAGCATATCCTGACTTCACATACCTGCCTGATCATATCAGGACTACTGAGTTTGATGGATCGCGAGAAATCATGATGTATTTCCAAGCACTAATTGATCCAGATTCAAGACGATATCTGTCAGAAGATTACATGTTTTGTCAGTGGATGGAAAAGGTTGGTGTTGAAACTTGGTTGTGTCCTTGGATGAAGATGGTTCATGTCGGCACTTATCACTTCGGTGGTTCTTTACCTGATCTTGCTGCACTCGGTGTTAGTGCTACTGCAGACGAAGCTGTGTTAAAGAAAGGCAAGAAAAAGAAAAAACGAGGGAGGAAGTAATGGGCAAAAGTATTGACGATGCTACTCCTCAGGAATGGAATCAGCTGAGAAAAAAATCATCTTCCAAACAGAAAGATAATTATGAACACACTGCTGAATATTATTCTGAGGTTGACAGAAACAAGCCAATAAGGTATAATGACTCTTTGGAACATTATAATGAGCCATTAGTTCCTTCTAACAAATCTTCTGATGTTTTTGACATAACACTCTACAAATTTAATGAGGGTGAGTTGATTGATGAATTGCGTGACTATGTTAATGCTACTTATTCTGAGCACTATTCAAAGAATAAGTTTCAGTCAACAGAGTTCATTATTGACTGTGGTCATGGCGAGGGGTTTGCGTTGGGTAATGTATTGAAGTATGTTCAGCGTTATGGCAGGAAAGACGGTTACAACCGCAAGGATTTATTGAAAGTATTACACTATGCATTGATTGCATTACACAATCACGATTTAAATAATGAGGAATCACCATGAAATTAAGCGATAACACTTTTGAAGTTTTGAAAAACTTTTCCACCATTAATCCGTCTCTTGTATTCAAAGCAGGTAATGTTTTGCGTACAGTGTCACCACAGAAGAACATTCTTGCTTCTGCTGTTGTGAATGAGTCGTTTCCTCAAGACTTTGCGATCTATGAGTTGAATCAGTTTATTGGTCTCACTAGCTTGTTTGATGATGCAGACATAGACTTTGGTGACAAATCTATGACTATCAAAGAGAATGGTGGTAACAGCACTTCGCGTTACACTTACACTGATCCATCTATGGTTGTATCACCACCAGAAAAGGATCTTGAATTGCCTGATCCAGAAGTAACTTTTGATATGAGTGAAGCCGACTATAAGAAAGTGGTCAATGCTGCAAATCAATTATCATTACCAGAAGTTGTTGTTCGTGGTGTTGATGGATCTATCTCTTTGGTTGCTACTGATACCAAGAATCCAACATCTAATGAGTTTGGATTGAGTGTTGGTGTCACTGAAGCTGAGTTTGAGTTTATCTTTAAGACTGAAAATCTCAAGTTCATGGCTGATGATTATAAGGTGAATGTATCATCTAAAGGTATCTCAAACTTCAAAGGATCTGTTGTTGAGTATTGGGTTGCAACTGAAGCTGGGAGCAAGTATGCCTAATAAAGTCTTTCTAGAGGTAGGCGTGTGCGATTTTGGAACATGCCTTCCTCTAGCAAAATCTGGTTGGTCTGGCTACATGGTTGAAGCTGATCCACGATATGCTGAAACTATGTCTGAACAAGCAAAGCCATATGATATCCAAGTTGATAATCTTGCCATTTCAGATATAGATGGTTATGTCCCATTCAGACAGAGCATAGCAACTGATAGCTGGGTCAGAGGTATCGGACATGTTGACACTGATGAACATATGGGAGAAAAACTTCTGGATATTCCAGATAATATACGCTTTAACCATGCAAAGATAACAGTTCCTGCTATGACATTAGACTCTTACATCAGTAAGAATAATATTGACCATATAGACTTTCTAAAGATTGATGTTGAAGGGCATGAAGCAAATGTCTTTGAGGGGTTTAGCTTTGGTATAAAACCAACATTAATTAAGATAGAACATTCCCATGTAGATTGTAATCTTCTTCTGGAACGATTAAAAAAATATGGATATACTTGCTGGGTAGAAAGTACAGATATCTATGCGATTGTATAATATGAGGAAAGGATAAAATGTTGTCATCAGCTGTAAATAATCTGGTAAAACATCTCAAAGATGGCGTTGTCGAAGTCACATATGAGAAAGTTGATGGTGGGGGTACAAGGGTGATGCCTTGTACTCTCAACCCCGAGATTATAAGTGAGCAAGCTGGATCTAGTATCACAGTATCAGCTGTGAATGCAAATTCAGCAGACATTCCAGTTTGGGGGATAGATGTTCAGGCTTGGAGATCATTCCGCACTAACACTGTCACAGGATGGAAAGTTTTATGAGAGTAACAGTCACAGGTTCTCGTGGTTTTATTGGCAGTCATGTAAAGTCAAGACTTGAATCATTAGGTCACATTGTTGATGAGTGGGACTCTAAGATTGGCAAATCTTTAGAAGATCTTGATCCCAGAACTAATAGATTGGAATTAGACACTGATTATGTGATTCATCTTGCAGCATTTGCGAATGTTAGAGAAAGCATTAACCATCCACAAAAGTATTGGGATAATAATGTTTCACTTACAACTAAACTTCAAAAATATTGCCACAACAGTGAGATACCATTATTGTATGCATCTTCTTCTTGTGTCCATAACTGGCATTTATCACCGTATGGTATGAGCAAAAAGATAAATGAAGAAACTGCATTTTACAATCAAGTGGGTTTACGGTTCACTACAGTTTATGGTGAGGGAGCAAGAGATTCAATGCTCATTGGTCGCTTGATTGATGGTCGTGTTGATTACTTAACAAATCATATCCGTGACTTCATTCATGTTGATGATGTAGTGGACGCAATAATCTTACTTATGGATAAAGATCTGAATAAATTAAAACCAGTCTATGATATTGGAACTGGTAAAGGTGTGGTTGTATCTGAGCTGGGTGAATTAGCTGGATGTAATGCAGAGGTTAGAGCAGGTGAAGAATGTGAGGCATGGGATAACACTGCTGATAATTCTGACTTGAAAGATCTTGGCTGGTCACCAAAATATGATATTGAAGAATATGTTAGGAGCAATACTTGACATTTAACCCATCATGTAGTAGAATAGATGGACATTGAGGAGAAATTATATTATGCAACAAGAATTTTTGTATGTTGAAAAGTATCGCCCACAGTCTGTGGTTGATACAATCCTACCAAACAGTTTGAAGAAAACTTTCCAGACATTTGTTGATAACAAAAATGTTCCAAACTTATTACTCACAGGTACTGCTGGTGTTGGTAAAACAACTATCGCCAAAGCAATGCTTGAGGAGTTGGGATGTGACTATATTGTAATCAATGGATCAGATGAAGGTCGATTAATTGATACATTGCGGACTAAGATAAAAGGGTTTGCCTCTTCTATGTCTTTGGCAGGTGGCAGAAAATATGTCATCCTAGATGAAGCTGACTATCTTAATGCAGACACTGTTCAACCAGCTCTTCGGAACTTCATGGAAGAGTACAGTGCCAACTGTGGATTTATCTTAACATGTAACTTTGTGAACAAGATTATTTCGCCACTACACTCGCGATGCTCTGTCGTTGAATTTAAAATAACTCCCGAAGACAAACCAAAACTTGCTTCTGAGTTATTCAAGCGTGCATGTATTATACTTGATAACGAGCAAGTCGACTATGATAAGAAAGTTGTAGCTGAAGTTGTGAAGCGTCACTTCCCTGATAATCGCAGAGTCTTGAATGAGCTTCAGCGTTATGCTGGGACTGGTAAGATTGATGCTGGAATCCTAGTAAACTTTGCTGACTTGAATATGAAGGACTTGATGAAGTCTATGAAGGAAAAGGAGTTCAGCAAGGTTCGTAAATGGGTTGCTCAGAATATTGATGGTGATACATCTCAGGTATTCCGAACAATCTATGATACAATTGGCGAGTATGTTGAGCCGAACAGCGTTCCTCAGGTTGTTGTTACATTAGCTGACTATCAGTACAAGGCTGCATTTGCAGCTGATGCTGAGATCAACATGATGGCTATGTTGACTGAAATGATGATTGATTGTGAATGGAAGTAATAAGGAGTAACATATGAAACTTTATTTTTTATGGCTTTATGATCTTTATAATTCAGTAATGGATCACAATAAAAATCCACTGCGTCATATTCCAGACCCAGTATCAAGACTTTGGATTATGACTGTTCTTGCTTGGATGTGGTGTATTGCATTTGGTCTTTATATTGGCAGTGTAATCTATATGGGCGTGAGTCTTGTTGCCCACATGGGTATATTGTTCATGATTATGTTTACTGCTTCTGTATTTTATGATGCTGAAAGACGAGGCGACAGTTGGTTACTTGCATTAAGATTAGATCAACTTAAAGCAAAGATAAAACAAAATCGAAAACAATTAAACAAGTGTGTATGGGATCAAGACAAAGAAGCATGATCACATTCACATTCATATTTGTATTAATTTTAATATGGGCATATACTGGTGATAAAGTCCCACAAATTAACGCAGAAGCAAGACGAGAGAGGAAAAAATGAAAATTGATATTGGTGGAAAATATGTACTATCAACTACTCAAGATAATTCATTTAAGATCAATGAAATCTATGGTCGTGATGCTGAATATATTACTCTTGATACTACATGGGATCTAGGAGAGATTCTCGTCACTCCAAGCAATTGGGATGAGGTTGGTTTAATAGAACATATCATCAGTGGTTCTAATGATGAGTTAGATCCATCCAAAGTGTTTGAGGAATGGGAGTTTCTTTCTTGTGCCAAAAACCGCAGTGATAATTTTATTACTGAAGGGTATTGGGATGATGATAATAAGAAACATGTTCGTGCATTACATGAATCTTCAGGACACGCAGTTGGTTGTCCTCTTGAAGAAATAGGTTTTGAGTTAGAAAATAATGATTATGTTTTGTCTGGTGTTCTTGATGTTAGGGAATGGTAAACTATGAATAGTGTGATATATGACTTCGAAACATTAAGTCAAGATATGGTGAATGGTGTTGCGGTTAGCTTGGCTGTCTTGCAATATGATGAGAAAAGATTCTTAACTAACCCATATGAATATGAAGAGTTGCTTGATGATTCACATATGATTCGCTTTGATGTTGCTGAACAGATTGAGCTTGGTCGCACTATCCAAAAGAGTACACTAGACTGGTGGAAGAATCAACCCAAAGAAGCTCAGGCTTTATTGAAACCGTCTCCTCTTGACAAATCTATTAAAGAGTTGTATAATTGGTTCTGTGATAAGATTGATGTTGAACCAGTAAGAAAGGTTTGGACAAGAGGTAATTCATTTGATCCCATCTTTCTTCGCACACTGCTTGCTCACTCTGATGAGAAAGATCCATTTGACTGGTGGTTGATTCGAGATACTCGATCATTCATTGAAGGTTTGTCTTATGGCTCTCCACTAAAGAACACTTTTGTTCCTGAGGAGTTAGCTGATAAATTTGTTGGACATGACCCACGCCATGATATTGTTATGGATGTGATGCGCATGCAAAAGCTCATCAACATTGTTGCTGGAGAATAAATTGTCTAATCCATTTGATTACATTAATGCCATTAACACTTCCAAAGTCGACTTGATGACTGGAACTGATAATGATAAACTTGCTGAGAAAGGTTATGAACCTTTCCTAACAAATCGTGCATTGTCATACCATGCAGATACTGTTGGTCTTGCCAACGAAATGAATACACGCCACTACTTAGATAAAAAGCCACAGTTCCACTTTTTTATAAATACTGTTAGACCAAAAAAGCGTTATGCTAAATGGGAAAAGAAGCAGAAAGACAGTGATGTGGCGTGTGTTAAAGAGTATTATGGTTATAACGATGTTAAAACCCAACAAGCCCTTGCTATTCTTTCTGATGATCAAATCAGCGATATAAAAAGAAGAATAGATAAGGGTGGTAAAAATGCTGGATAGTCTAGTGGAAGTTATACTAAAGAATGATGATGATTTTCTAAAGATTCGAGAAACACTAACACGAATCGGTGTTGCATCTCATAAAAACAAAACCCTATATCAATCGTGCCATATCTTGCATAAGCAAGGTAAGTATTACATTGTCCACTTTAAAGAGTTGTTTGCCCTTGATGGTAAGCCTAGTAATTTTGGTGATGAAGATGTTGCAAGACGCAATACTATTGCGAACTTGTTGGCTGAGTGGGGATTGATAAAGTTGGTGGATGATGATAAAACAAAAGAGCTAATTGCTCCTTTGAACCAAATTAAAGTTTTGCCGTACAAGGACAAAGCTGACTGGAATCTTGAAACAAAATACAACATTGGTAAAAAACAATAATATGTCAAATACTAATTATAACAAAGTTCGTGAGTTCATGCAAACATTTGGACAAGCGGTCAAAGATGATGCTGAGTTTGTAGATGATGATGTTGCGAGCTTGCGTATTGAATTAATATCTGAAGAATTAGAAGAATTATGTGAAGCTGTAGAGAAAAAAGATTTAGCAGAAATCGCAGACGCTCTTACTGATTTATTATATGTTGTTTATGGTGCTGGTGCTGCATATGGTATCGATCTAGATGCAACATTTGATGAAGTCCACGAATCTAATATGAGTAAACTCGGTGAAGATGGCAAACCAATTTATCGAGAAGATGGCAAGATTCTTAAAGGTCCAAATTATTGGAAACCAGATTTAGAAAAATTCTTATAGGAGAGATTATGGATATTGTAAAATTAAGAGAACAACTTGTAATCGATGAAGGTCAAGTAAATGAAATATACCACGACCATCTAGGTTATGCCACATTTGGTATTGGTCATTTGGTTCTAGATTCAGATCCAGAGCATGGTCAAGAAGTTGGTACACCAGTCTCTGAAGAGCGTGTATTTGAAGTATTTGATAAAGATGTTCAAGTCGTATTAGCAGATTGTGAAATTTGTTTTGAGAGTTGGGAAGATTATCCTGAAGAAGCAAAACAAGTATTCGCAAACATGATGTTTAACATGGGTCGTACTCGCCTGAGTAAGTTTAAGAAAATGGTAGCTGCAGCCGAAGTTGGTGATTGGCAAGAAGCAGCAGTTCAAGGTCGAGACTCTCGATGGCATAAACAAGTAACAAATCGTGCTGAAAGATTAATGGTTCGATTAGAATCTATATCATAAATGTGTTTTAGATTGAAAAAAACACGGCTTTTGTCGTGTTTTTTGTTGTATAGGTATTAATACTTAGCTCATAAAAGACATTAATTGTTATAAATAGTAATAAAGTTGAAACTGATTGTGAAGGATTGGAATGAGAAAATATATTATATCTTTGCTATTGTTTTGTAATGTAGCAGTTGCACAGGATGTAGACAGTAATAATAGTAGCACACAGTCTGGTGATTTAAACACAAACCAGCAAGGTGCGACTGTGGACTCCAACAATGAAACTGTCACAAACACTAATCAATATAATGGTGCTGGAAGTGCAAGTGAGATTCCAGTAGCAACAGCGACCGCACCATCATTAATGTCGGCTGGTAATGATAGTTGTCTGAAATCAAAGTCTGCTGGTGCTCAAACAACAGTTATAGGTTTTAGTAAAGGCGATTACATACAAGATGAAGAGTGTAATAGAAGAAAGGATGCTCAAATGCTCTTTACACTTAACATGAAAATTGCAGCTATAACACGAATGTGTCAATCTGCTGCTACATGGGAAGCAATGTTGTTGAGTGGCACACCTTGTCCAATTGTAGTGAAAGGAAAGGTGATTGTTGGTAAATCTGCTTTTGTGATGTTAAAAACAAAACCTGAAATCTTTATTCCTAATTATAAAAAATTGGATAAGGATAAAAAAATATATTATCACACGATACTCGGAATAGGAGAATATGCGAATGGTAACGGAAATGGTGAACATGCGAAAAATGGCGATGATGGTAGTGGCAAGTCTATCTCTGATCGTTACCGCACTGTCATTTGGTAATCCGCAAGGCACATCAATTCAAAGTTTAACATTTGGCAATTTAATTGATCCAGGAATCAATCCTTTAAGACCAACTGGTGATTATGTAGAGATCCAAGAGTTGGTGAACACTGCTAATTACATCAACACACAAGTAAGTAATGCACAAGCAAGTGTTGTTGAAATGAGTATGATGACACCTAATGATGCATCACTCGCAAATGAAGCAATCGTTCCAGTTGCGGGAAGAACAGATGCACACAAGATAGATCTGATCGAAGCTGCATATTACAACCAGTCGATTCTTGACATTGTAAATGCAAATTATTATAGTGCAGAGCATTTATTAGTACAAAGTTATGAAGACAATAAAGATGAAATGGATGCAGCAATTGATATGTTTGCCGATGCTGCAACTGAGATTAGTAAAGCTGAAGCAATCTACACTGAAGCAATTAATGCACAATCAGACGAAGAAAGAATTGATCTACAAAATTATATTCGAGCAAACGATGTGCAGATTGATCAGTCAACAGTACAAACATTTAACCAATCATTGGATACAATTGAGGATAAAGCACAGGCTGCAACTGCGTCACTTTGGGCTAGTCAGGATGCTGCAGCTCTCGCGATGATCAACTACGATGCTGCTGCAACATTATCTAATATAACCAGTTCAACAGTCTCTTATGATGCTTGGACAGATCAAATGACTATCACATGGGATAATGCTACTGACACTGTGTTACAAGGTATGTTCTTTAATAACGAAGGTGAGGTGAATTGGACACAAGCAACAACTGAAATATATGATGGGTTCTATGGAGATACACCCCCAGTTGATGTGAATGACATGTATAGTGCTTATAGTTATGGAACTGGAGAATCATATGCAGCAGTAGCTCCAGGATATAATGTTAATGCAAAATTATATGATCCTGTTGGATTAGTCACAGAAGTGATTGTTACTCAAGATGCATCAATTGATATAACACAGTTTAATAACGACAACGGAAACTTGGGTTCAACTGGACCAAGCACAATGGTGACTGGAGCAATGAATGGTGCTTCAGATGGAAATCCAGGTGCTTTCAATCCTGACCCAACATTTAGTGGTGATGGTAATACAACACCCCCACCACCCATTTCAGATCCTGGACCATAATAGGAGTAGTATATGAGTCTCGAAGAAACAGAACTTAATATTGGTGGTGTAAAATTTAAGGGGATTTACATCGCAATCATGGTGTCTATTATCACTACCATTAGTGGTGGTATTTGGGCTATATCAGAATTTTATTCAAAGGTTGGTGTTATAGAAGAAAATCTTTCTGCATTAGAAGAAACTGTATCAACTATCTCGAACGAAGCAATTGAAACATTAAGAGTTACTCTTGAGTCTGAACAAATTAAATTGACAGCAATTGAAACAAAGATTGAAGATAACAACATAAGTCATCTGCAAGGCAAACTAGCAGAGCTTCAAACAATGCTTGAGAATATTGGCAAAAGGCAACAAGAGGTTTTGGATGATGCAAAAGCCTCAACGGAAAAGGTAGCGAAGCTAGAAAAGGATTGGATCGAAGTCCGCAACGAATATAAAAAGATGGCAGATGCGATTAAAGAATTTGAAAAGACTCAAGGCAAGTTCAAAACAGAGCTTGATAATCTCTGGGATGGGCTAGACGCTGCATCTTCACCATTAGGCTAAATAGGTTATTTTTTACACTAATATTGGGGACTAAATAGTCCCCTTTTTTTATGCTAAAAAGCTATAAGAAAGTCCATTTTTAGACAAAAATAGTTTAAAAAAAGTCTTGTCCAGAGATCAAATATAGGGTAGAATTCTCTTATAAATTGATGAGAGGAGAGACCTATGTTGACCACCACTGAGCTTGCTAATCTTTTAAGCCTTGATGTTGATGCCTTAACCACTAAAGACTTCGGAGACACCTCTGGAGCGTGCGAGGGGAAGGAAATCTTGTTCACTGGGTATGATATATACACCCATGCTGAGTTGCTCCAGATGCACGAGGAAAATGTCAGGACTCTTGATCTCGCATACCGTACTGAAGCGAGTCAGGTCTAAAAAGCCAAAAATTTACCTTGCTTTAAGTTTGAGTTTGAACTATAATTGTATCTTGTTCCTTCCCCCTCTGTGAGATTTTTTATGATTGATTATTGTTCTAAAAAGTGGGATAGCCTTTCCAGTCTCAAAAAGCGTATCGAATCTGATTACGAATCTGGTAAAACAACTGAAGATGTTATTTGTTTCAATGGTTATGAACTTACTGTCTTCAAAAATCCCGAAACGTCTTCAAATGTTCTTATCTATACTTTATCTGACGGTCAATTATCTAAAGAGGAATCATCATGAAATTAGTAATCAATACTCAATATCGCGAAAACTATGGTGCTCACGACTGGGATGGTGAGGGTGAGTGTCCTCAGTATTGGAAGTCAAAAGGTGGTTCCGAGTATGTTATTGAGAATATCTCGGTTGCTGACGCATTGTCGGGTAGTGATTTGGTTGATTCTGTCCGCGATTTAATTGAATCTTCTGATGAGGGTTCGCAAGAGTACATCATTGATTGGGTAATTGTTGATGATGTTGATGTTACATGGGAACATTGGGAAGCTCCATGGTTCTTGAAGAAAGAAGACGGTAAGTGGGTTGCTACTCGCAGACCAACTCACTGGACTATTCCAGTTGAGGAAAGTTTCACGATGCTTCCGCAAGGTGGTCGTGAAAATTATGGCTATGTTGAGTTGCAAGGTGCTGAATGAAAATAGCAATCATTGGTCACGGTTTTGTTGGTAAGGCTGTTGAATATGGATTCAGCAGTCCATTTGTTGAAAAGAAAATAATTGATCCAAAATATGGTTCAGAATCAGATAAAATCGATGACCTTAAAATCTGGTCTCCTGACTTAACATTCATTTGTGTTCCTACTCCGATGCAAGATGATGGTGATATTGACACATCCATCCTTGATGATGTTATTGAGAAGATAGATGGGATGTCAGGTATAATTGCTATTAAGTCTACAGTGACACCATCGATTATCGGTAAGTATGATGAAGTCAATATCGTCTACAACCCAGAGTTTTTGACTGAGAGGTCAGCGTGTGAACAGTTTGTTAATCCAGAGTTTCATATCTTTGGAGGTCACATAGAAATTTGTAAGAAGTTGAAGAGTTATTATGAGACACACAGTCTATGCAATCACTGTCCTTCATATATACTCAGCAAAGAAGAAGCGAGTTTTGTTAAGTATGCAATCAACTCTTTCTTGGCAACTAAAGTTGTATTTTTCAATCAGCTTTATGATGCTTGTAATACGCATGACAATGTGAACTTCAATGAAGTAATCAAGGCAGTCGGTGCAGACAAAAGAATCAATGTTTCACACACTAAAGTTCCAGGATTTGACGGCAAGAAAGGTTTTGGTGGAGCGTGTTTTCCAAAAGACACGAGTGCGTTTGTTCGCTTCACTGATAAAATGAGCTTGTTGTCCAAAGTTATTGAGATCAATGATGTGTATAGATCTCAGTATGAAAGAGATGCTCGAGAAAAAGAGCAAAACATTAAATTTAAAAATCATGAGGAAACTGAATGAGTAAATTAAATCTCAAATTGGCGTTTGCCATTTTTATGTATGTACCAACAGGATTGTTTTTTGGTTATGGTGCTAAAGTTTTAGGTATGTCACAAGATCAAGTTTTATTATCAACAGCGTTTGTTATGTTAATTTTGATTAATCAAATGTTTGTTGGTTTTGCATTAACTGATAAAAAATACAGTGAGAAATTTTAATGTATGCTACTTTTGATAAAGTAATTTTAACTGACTGTGATGGAGTGCTTCTTGATTGGGAGCATTCCTTCAGTTCTTGGATGGATAAAAAAGGTTTCAAAACTGTTGATGGATATAGAGATCTTTATAAGGTACACAAGCGATATGGTGTTAGTCGTGAAGAGACAAAGCCATTGGTTCGTCACTTCAATGAAAGTGCATGGATGGAAGATATTCCACCATTAAGAGATGCGGTGAAGTATGTTCGCAAGTTACATGAAGAGCATGGTTATGTATTCCACTGTATCACTTCTATGTCGGATGATGATAAAGCTATTGCTCTGAGACAGAGAAATCTGGACAGCGTTTTTGGTAGAGGTGTATTTGAAGTTTTGACATGCCTTGAGTGTGGTGCTGATAAAGATGATGCTTTGTTAAAGTACAGAGACAGTGAGTGTTGGTGGATTGAAGATAAGCCTGCCAATGCTGAGTTAGGAACAAGGTTTGGTCTAAAAAGTATTTTGGTTGACCATAGATACAATAAAGAGTATAATGGAACAAGAGCCAATAATTGGAATGACATTTATAATATGATTATAGGAGAGTGAGATGGAAATAAAAATCGGTAAAACATATGCTGTTTCGCCAGCATACAAAAAATGTTTCGTAGAGTCTGAGACATTTACTCATTGTGATGACCAAAAACAACAAATAATTATAAGTACACTATGGCGAAATGGGACTGTTAATGTTACGCCACAAGATAAAGATGAAGTCGATGCTCTTGAAGCTGCAATGTATGCTGAAGATGACGATGAGTTTGAGCCATATGATTTTGAAGAGCATGAGTTTCAATCTACATGGGATGGCATTTCAGTTGACATTGACTTTGTTGGTGAATTCAGCGATAATGAGAAGGAAGCTCTTCAAGAAGGATATGATGAAGATAGTTTTTTCTTTCTTGAAGAGGAAGGATATGATTCTGAAGAATCAAATGTTGTAATGCACGGTGAACTTGAAATTGAAGAGGTTGGTGAAGACTAAATGTATTTTTATACTCATGCTCATGTCCGTGGGAACAAAGTAAACATCCGTGGATATCAAGACGGCAGACGATTTGATCATAAGATCGATTACAATCCTAAAATGTATGTTCCGTCACCAAAACCAACTAAATGGAAAACATTAGAGGGCGACTATGTTGAAGAAGTCGCTCTTGGTGATATTCGTGAAGCTGGTTATTTCGTACAAAAATATGAGGGTGTGTCGAACTTCAAGATCTATGGCTCAACTAAATGGGCACATGTTTGTGTCAATGAGCGATTTGGTAGCGAGTATGACACAGATGTTATTCGTATTGCTAATATCGATATTGAGGTTGCCTCTGATGATGGATTCCCTGCTCCAGAAAAAGCTGATCAAGAAGTTACAGCAATCACACTATCCTTAACACGCAACGGTAAGCGTCAATATTATGTAATGGGTGTTGGTGAGTATGATGACAGCGGAAAGGATAATGTCAGCTACATAAACTGTCGAGATGAGAAGAAATTATTATCAGCCTTTGTTGCTTTGTGGCAAAGACTTGATCCTGATATTGTTACTGGGTGGAACATTGAGGGTTTTGATATTCCATATCTTGTAAACCGTATTGGCAGATTATTTGATGAAAAGTTTGTTAAGCGTTTATCACCTTATGGATGGATCAAAGAGCGTACCATTCGGAACTTTAATCGTGAAGAGACAATCTATGAGTTGACTGGGATTGCTTTGCTTGATTATCTCCAGCTGTATAAGAAGTTTACATATTCACAGCAGGAATCATATCGTCTTGATCATATAGGTGAAGTTGAGTTGGGCGAAAAGAAGATTGATTATTCAGAGTATGATAACTTGAATCAACTCTACAAACTAGATTACAAAAAGTTTATTGACTATAACATAAAGGATGTTGAGCTTGTTGATAGGCTTGAAGATAAGATGAAGCTGATTGAAGGTGCGTTGGCGATTGCTTATGATGCCAAAGTGAACTACAACGATGTCTTCACTCAAGTTACAATGTGGGATGTTCTTATACATAATTATCTCATGTCAAAGAATATTGTCATACCACCAAAAAGCGAATCAATCAAAAACTCTCAGTTTGCTGGTGCTTATGTGAAAGATCCGCATGTTGGTATGCATGATTGGGTTATGAGTTTTGATTTGAACTCACTATATCCTCACCTTATCATGCAGTACAATATATCACCCGAAACATTTGTTGAAGATGAGTGGTTGACAAATGTCACGGTTGAGGATATAATTGATCGTGATATACAAACACCACCAGATGGTTTCGCTATGGCTGGTAATGGTAGATACTTCAGAAAAGACAAGCAAGGTTTCTTGCCTGAGATGATGGAGAAGATGTATAATGAGCGTGTGGGCTATAAGCAAAAAATGCTTGAAGCACAGACTGAACTTGAACAGATAAACAAAAGGTTATTAGAATTATGAAGAAAGGAACTGTAGTTTCATTAGTAACTCTCACTGGAGAGTTTGTTGGTAAGTTTGAAGAAGAAACAGATGCTAGTATTGTTATCAAAGATCCACGCATGCTTGTCCATGGCGAGCAGGGTATGGGATTTGCTCATGGCGTTTGTGCGACAGGTAAAGCAAATGTTGACTCAGTTTCTTTCTATACTGGTGGAACAGTATTCATGACTGAAACCAATGAAGATGTTGAGAAAGCATATATTCAAGCAACAAGCGGGATTGTAGTATAATGACTGAAAGAGCTGAACTTCTTGAACGGAAGAAGCAACTTGTTAAAGATATAAGCAAGTACAAGAATCTTCAACTTGCAAAAAAGGTTCAGCTCAACTCAGCTTATGGTGCAGTCGGTAATAAATACTTTCGATTCTTTGATGTACGAAAGGCAGAGGCAATTACATTGTCTGGTCAGTTAGCAATTAGATGGATTGAAAGGAGAGTAAATGAATATCTCAACAAGATCTTGGATACAGACGAAGTTGATTATGTTATTGCGTCGGACACAGATTCAATTTATGTCAATCTCGACAAACTTGTACGCAAATGCTTTGAAGAGGGAAGTGATGCTGTCAAAGTCGTCAATTTCTTGGACAAAGTTGCAGCTGAGAAGTTGGAACCTTTTATTGATAAAAGTTATGAAGAGCTGGCACACCTAACAAACGCATATTCCCAAAAGATGTTTATGAAGCGTGAAGCGATTGCAGATAAAGCTATCTGGACTGCTAAGAAACGCTACATGATGAATGTGTATGATAATGAGGGTGTGCGTTATGCTGAACCGCAATTGAAGATGATGGGTATTGAGACTGTTAAGTCATCAACACCAGCAGTCTGTCGTGATGCTTTGAAAGAAGCCATCAAGATTATTATGACAAAAGGTGAAGATGAAGTGCAGAGTTATATTTCTGAATTCAGAGAAAAGTTTGATACTTTCAGCTTCGAGGACATTGCCTTTCCTCGTTCAATTTCTGATTTGAATAAGTATACAGTATTGGGTGATGAGCTGACAATTCCTAAAGGAACACCAATTCATGTTCGTGGTGGGTTGGTATATAATCATATGCTTCGTGATATGAAGCTCACCAAAAAATATGAGTCCATCAAAGATGGTGAGAAGATTAAGTTTTGTTATTTGAAATTGCCTAATCCAACAAGGCAAAATATCATCAGTGTTATGACAACACTGCCCAAAGAATTTGAGTTAAACTCCTACATAGACCGCGAATTGCAGTTTCAGAAAGCATTCCTTGAACCACTAAAGTATATTCTGAAGTCGGTTGGATGGCAGTCTGAAAAGAAAAGTTCGTTAGAAAGTTTTTTTGCATAAGAGGAAATACAAATGAGTGACTTCGATTTTGATTTTGGCTTCACAGCCGTCACTGAAGATGAATTAGATGTTGTCCAGCAGGCAAGCACACAAGCAACTAAAGCTGCAGAAACTGCTGATACATGGGAAGCAAAGTGTATTGATCTATACAATACATTCAAACCGCTCCTAAACAATCTGGCTAAAAATCCAGAAAAAGATTACATCTATTGGCCAAATAGAAATAATAAATTGGAAGAGTTTAGTGATCTGATTGATAAGATCTACAATAGCTAATTGTTATTGACTTTCTATATGTTATGATATATAATTATACAATATTTTTTAATTGAGGAAGAGTTATGAGTTTTTTAACTGATATGGTAAAGGGGATCGATAATACATCACTCCTTGATGAAGGTGCAAACAGTTCCGAGTTTTCAGGCTCTATAGACACAGGATCATATATTTTGAATGCTGCTGTGTCTGGTAGTCTGTATGGTGGTGTGCCTAATAATAAAATTACAGCGTTTGCTGGTGAATCTGCTACTGGTAAAACATTCTTTGTTTTGGGTGTGCTCAAACAGTTCTTAGATGATAACAAAGATGGTGGTGTCATATATTTTGACACTGAAGCTGCAGTAACAAAACAGATGATGGAAGATCGTGGTATTGATACAAAGCGTGTTGTTATTTCTGAGCCATGTTCTATTGAAGAGTTTCGTACAAACGCAACTCGTATTCTAAGCACTTACATTGATCAAGGTAAAGATGCTCCCCCAATGATGATGGTTCTTGATTCACTCGGCATGTTATCTTCTAATAAAGAGTTGGCTGATACTGAAGCTGGTACTGACAAACGAGATATGACCAAAGCACAGTTGTTGCGTGGTACTTTCCGTGTATTGTCTTTGAAATTAGCTAAAGCAAATGTTCCTTTATTAGTTACAAACCATGTCTATGATGTTGTTGGTGCTTACATCCCGACTAAAGAAATCAGCGGTGGTAGTGGCTTGAAGTATGCTGCATCTTCAATTGTTATGTTAGGTAAGAAGAAAGATAAAGATGGCACTGATGTTGTTGGTAACATTATCAAAGCAACCATGCATAAGTCTCGCTTCACTAAAGAACAGAAAAAGGTTGAAGTGAAGTTATCATATGATAGTGGTCTTGATCGTTATTATGGTCTACTTGATCTTGCTGAAAAATATAACATCATCAAGAAAGTATCGACACGCTATGAATTACCTGATGGAAGTAAGGTGTTTGGTAAAGCAATAAACAACGACCCTGAGAAGTATTTTACTCCTGAGATTATGGAACAGCTTGAAGTGGCTGCAGCCAAAGAGTTTAAGTATGGTCAGGTTGGTATTGATGAAACACCTCAAGAGGATATAGAAAATGTCAGTTAAATATGATTTAGTAGAATCGCCAGAAGGATTCCATGCAGATCATTGGGCTGTTAAGGTGCTGGAAGGTAGTTGTGAGGGACTCACTTATCAGTATGACACTGTATCTTTTCATGAAAGAGAAGAAGATGGTCAAGCTGTACTTGACTACAATACAATCACTATTGATAACCCCACAGATGTTGACTTGACTTCTGAAGAAGCAATTAGTATAATGGGAGACATACTTGTCGATATTATTGAACAACAATTGAGAGAGAGCGTAGATAATGCAGGAACAACTGATACTGAGACACCTACTGAATGATGAGGATTATGCTAGGAGAACACTCCCCTATCTAAAATCTGAATACTTCAGTGATCGTGTTGAGCGTGCGGTCTATGAACAAATAGATCATTTCATAAACAAGTTTAATACTGTGCCAACTAAAGAGGCACTTGTTATTGAACTTGATCAACAGACGAATCTTTCAGATAGTGAATTCAAAGAATGTGGTGAATATATTTCATCACTATCTGTTGAGCAAGCTGAAGATCCTGAGTGGTTAATTAATACAACTGAGAAGTTCTGTCAAGAAAAAGCTGTATATAATGCCATAATGGAAAGCATCAGTATACTCGATCAAACTAAAGGGCAGAAGCAAGACAAAGGAGCAATACCTGAGTTGTTGTCTGATGCTCTAAGCGTTTCATTTGATCCTAACATTGGTCATGATTTTGTTGAAGATGCTGAAGAACGGTTTGAGTTTTATCACCGCAAAGAAGAGCGTGTTCCCTTTGACCTTGATTATATGAACAAGATCACACAAGGTGGGTTGCCTCGTAAATCTTTGAACATACTCATGGCAGGTACTGGTGCTGGTAAGTCTTTGGCTATGTGTCATATGGCTTCGGCTAATCTAATGGATGGCAAGAATGTTTTATACATCACTATGGAGATGGCTGAAGAAAAGATTGCTGAGCGTATTGATGCCAACTTACTTAATGTCACACTAGATAATTTAAAAGCATTATCTAAAAGTATGTATGAAAAGAAAATAGAAAGAGTTAAAGGTAAGACATCTGGCAAATTAATTATAAAAGAATATCCAACTGCATCTGCTGGTGTTGGTCATTTTCGTCATCTACTGAATGAGATGAAATTAAAGAAATCATTTACACCTGATATCATCTATGTTGATTATCTAAACATATGCAGTTCTTCAAGAGTTCGTGCTGGTGCAAACATTAACTCATATACTCTGATCAAAGCCATTGCTGAGGAGATGCGTGGTTTGGCTGTTGAACAAAATGTTCCTATTGTATCAGCTACACAAACAACTCGTAGTGGATATGGTAGCAGTGATATTGAGTTGACTGATACTTCTGAATCGTTTGGTCTACCAGCAACTGCTGATTTTATGGCTGCATTGATTGTTACAGAAGAGTTAGATGAGCTTGGGCAGATAATGGTGAAACAGTTAAAAAATCGTTATGGTGATCCAAGTACACATAAAAGGTTTATGGTTGGTATTGATCGTGCTAAGATGAGGTTGTATGATGTTGAGCAAACTGCTCAAGAGGGTCTTTCCGATAGTGGTGACACTGGACCAGTATTTGATAACTCAGAGTTTGGGTCTAGGGCTAAAGAAGATGATCAAATGAAGTGGGCAACCAAAAAGATGGGTCGTAAAAACTTCGGAGGATTGAAAGTATAATGTTGTGTGTGTGAACTCTCTCTCACTCTCTCTCATCACACACATAACTCTATGACCTGAGCATGTCATTAAAATGCTCATTTTCTATTGCCTTTGGATTATAAATAACATATAATATTCTTTTTGACAAAACAAAGGTTGACAAATGTATAAATTCGGAGAGTATCTAGTGGAGTCTACAAAACTGTGGCTCGGATACGAACACCTTCCTACAGCTATGAATCCTGAATTGAAAAGATTCATAACTCGTCTCAAAAAGCATGCTGATGATGATGTTGTATATATCGAACCAAAGTATGACTTTAAAAAAGCAAAGACACAGTTGATGATAAAGATCACTGACAAAAAACTTATTCCCAAACTTGCGGTACATAAAGACTTGTCAGGTTATGGCTTCATGCCTAAAGGTGAAAAATATGTTTCATCTAAACTTGTTAACATTGCTCTTGTTCCTTCAGGTGGAATGCGTGGTAGTGGTCGTCTACCAAAGAAAGGACAGACAGTAGCAAACCCAACAACAGCAGAACAAGAAGCTGGTACAATCTCATACTTTGAAGGTGCATTTAAAGGTAAGAAGCCAACACTGAAGCAAGTGTCTTCAGCAGTGGGGTTTGATTTCAGTCCAGAATGGATGCATAATTTTGAGCAACAATATATTGCATTCTCTAAAAACTTCGGTAATCTTCCAAAACATAAAATATACTTAGACTCAGAAAAGAATGATTCTAATGTTTTGTTTAATCTAGCAAAACGATTTGGTCTAAAGGATTTAAAAGATAACTGGAATCCTGCTGACATCTGGGTTATGAAGATTACAAAAGCACAGATAATTAAACAAACAAAAGACATAACATCATTACTTGAATTTAATGCTTGGTTATCTGATAAGTATGAAAGCAAAGAAATTATCGGTGTATCTCTTAAAAAGATATCTAAAAACAAAACTGCTAAAGTTGAAACTGTTTCAACATCTGATATCCCTGATGTTGAATTAACACCAATGCGTGTTTTGTTTGATCCATTCCAAAAGAATTTTATTTTCGAAACTCAAGGTAACATTAGTGGATTTAATTTGCGTGTTGGATACAAGGCTGGCACAATCTCAAAGGTTGGAGATATCCGCATTTATCTTGAGGGCAGACAGAAGGGTGCTGATGTCCAATTGGGCTCTGTGTCTGCGCAATTATTCCCTGAACTCGCTTCTCAAAATGGGTTCGACATAAAGTCTGACAAGACTAAAATCATGAATGATCCAATGAAATACTTGAGCACAAAACTTCCTAAATTGTTGAAGAAGTCGTTTGTAATTGATAAAGTATCACCATTCCCCACATCTGAAGTACAATTAAAAGCTGGTGCTTGGCTGACATACTATCTAGAAATATTATCAGAAAGTGATCCAGATGTACTAAAGAGCTGTTATTATTCAGCTATCAAGAAAAACGACTTCTCATCAATCCACTGTAAGATATATTAATATGAAAAAGTTTAGCAGTTTCTTAATTGAACAAAAAAATACACACATGACGCATCTTGAAGATGCTGTACTCTATGGGGGTGTGACAGGTGCAAGACAAGCTATTAACCTTTTACGCAGTATGCGTGATATGCTTTCGGGCAGTTCTTCTCGGGGTGTCTCTACTACTGTTAAGTGGGATGGTGCTCCTGCTATATTTGCTGGACAAGATCCACGCGATGGCGAGTTTTTTGTGGCGAAAAAAGGAGTCTTTAATAAAAACCCTAAAATCTACAAGACTGCTGCAGAGGTAGATGATGACACTAGCGGTGATTTGGCAGTTAAGTTAAAACTCGCTCTGAAACATTTACCAGATCTTGGAATCACTGGAGTGTTACAAGGGGACTTCCTATTCAGCAAAAGTGACTTGAAAAGTGAAACAATAGATGGTGAGAAAGTTACAACATTCCACCCAAACACAATTGTGTACTCTGTACCAAGTAAATCAGAAATGGGTAAGTCTATCCGTTCAGCTAAGATTGGTATTGTGTGGCATACTGTATACAGTGGCTCGTCATTTGAGACAATGAAAGCATCATTCGGTCAGAAGATATCTGAAAAGCTAAGACCATCTAAAGACGTTTGGTATGTTGATCCCGAGTTCACTGATGTGTCTGGTAAAGCTACATTCACTGCTAAAGAAAACAAAGAAGTGACCAAATACATTAGTAATGCTGGTAAGATATTCAGAAAGTTGGACGCTAAAACAATGAATGCTATCTCTGAGAACCCAGAGTTGATTCGTCAGATTACAGTCCACTTTAATACTAAAGTGAGAGCAGGACAAAAGATTACAAATGTAAAATCACATGTTAAGGATCTCGTGAATCACATTACTGGGTTTTATGCCAAAGAAGCTGATAAACGCAAGACACCAAAGGGTAAGAAAGTCCAGACTGATAAGCGTGATGAGATACTAAAGTTCTTTTCTAATGCTAATGTTAAGAATCTTGAAAGCATCTTCTTGTTAATGAATGAATTGATTGATGCTAAAGAGATGATTATTAGTAAGATGGATCAAGCAAGCAATATTGATACACTACTCAGAACAAAGGATGGGTTCCAAGTAACTGCTCCAGAAGGTTATGTTGCTATTGATAACGATGGCAGTGCACTCAAGCTAGTGAATAGAATGCAATTTAGTCATGCTAACTTTTCTGACAACTATTTAAAAGGCTGGAATTAACAGCTTATATATATTATTAATTATATTATGGGATTTGATGAATGGACCAATATCATTTAGTTACATCAATGTCAATCAAACAATATCGTGCATTTGGCGAAAACATGATCGTCAGCATGAATTCATACCTGCCTGACAACTCCTCACTTACTGTTTTTATAGATGACTTCGATAAGTTCGATGAACTCTTTTCAGGTGAAAAAATTGAATATCAAAAACTAGACACAAATTTGTATGAAGCATTTAGTAATGTCGCCACACCTTTGATAAGTAGTGTTATAACAGCTGAAAGAAACTCTGACGAGTATGATAAAAAACTTATGTTCAAATGGGATGCTACAAGATTTGCTTACAAAATATATTCTATATTCCAAGCACTACAATCACCGAAAGGAAGATATTTAATATGGATTGATGCTGACACAAAGGCAACCAAAAATATTGATAATCAATTCTTTCCTTCTTTATTGATAAAGGGTGATTATATGGCATACCTTTCTAGAACACAAAGACACAGTGAATGCGGATTTGTTATGTTTGATACACAACATCCAATTCATTATTATTTTTGGAATGCAATGTCTGGTATGTATAATGGTTTATTAATTTTTAGCGAATCTGAATGGCATGACAGTTATATATTTGATGTGTTGCGTGAGAGGTTTGAGAGATATGGTATTGTTGCTAATACAAAAATACATGAGACACAAAGCGGTCATGTTTGGAATGAATCAAGATTAAAAACAGAAGCAGGTTTAGAACACTTCAAAGGTCCACTAGATGGAAAATAATATAGATCACTATAAGAAAGAAGGATGGGTAATCATACCTAATGTCTTTTCTAAAAAAGATCTTGAAATACTCTCTGATTGTGGACATAATATGCGGACAGAATGTGATAAGTATTCTACATGGAAAGGTATATCGTGTGCAGGGAAGTTCTCACAACCCTTGACCGAGATATACACTTCTGATATAATGAAGGATATTGCAACTGACCTATTGGGCACACCCCATCTATTCAATGATCAGATGATATACAAACTACCGCATGATAAGATGAGCTTTGGACCACATTATGACAATCAATACTCATTGAGAAACAAAGGTAATGATATACACACTGTAAATCTTAGTATCGCAATAGATGATTTCACCAGACACAATGGTGCATTGTTTATTAGAGATAAAGATGATAAGTGGAAAACACTCCTGCCCAAAGCAGGAGATATTGTAGCAATCAATGGATCTACTGTTCATGCGTCAAATGAGAATACAAGTGACAAACCGCGTGGGTTATATGCTTGTGTATACACAGAAGCACCCATGGATATGGAAGGATATTATAACGAACCTTTCGTTGGTCAACAAAAAAAGATTAAAATACTTCAAAGGTCCACTAGATGAAAAATAATATAGTTACAGGATGCACCCCATCACACATATCTGGTGTCATTGCTCTTTTCAATAGTCTAAAAAAAGAAGTTGAGTGGAATTTTGATTTCCAAGTTTATTGTACTGGCGAGCCAGAAGAATTCAAACAACTTGAACACCCAGATATAGAACTTATCTTTAATGTTTCATTACCATGTAACCCAAGCGGTAGAGGGTGGGGAGATGGAAGAGCTGATAGCGGTATGCCGTCAATGTATAATCGAATATTGATACCAAACTTATCACATAAAAAATATTCTAGATCTATGTGGATGGATGCTGACACTATCGCTATAAAAGATTTTTCTTTTTTGTGGGATGTAGACATGCACGACATGCCAGTCGCAATGTCATTAAATGGTAATCCATGGAATAAAGAAAAACAAATGCTCAGAAGAGATTATGATACTGATCTCGGTCTAGGCGAAACACCAGCTTGTCAATCTGGAATAATGCTATTCGATAATAAAAAATGGATGGAATTACAATTGACTGATATGTTTATTGATGCTACACTAGATAAAGATGTGCCAGATGGAGCATTTGTGGTGCAAAGTTATCTGGGTTGGATATTAAGAGGAAACTTTGTTCAATTACCGTTTGAAATGAATACAGATGTTTCATGGTTGGCTATGGCAAAAGAAATGGGCATGCTTAAAGATCCATATATTTTACATTATATTGGTGGTGGTAAAAAGCTCCCATGGACAGATGAATATATATATTCAGGAATAAATTTTACAAACTTGTGGAAACAATATTATAACGAAGGAAAACTTACATGAAAATTTTAGTTACTGGTGGTATGGGTTTTATTGGAAGATATGTTGTAGAAGAACTTCAATCAAGAGGGCACAAGCCTGTTATATTTGATCATCATAGGAGACATTATTCAGAGTATGATCCAGAAGTTGAAGTATTCTCAGGCGATATTATGGACGACATTGCTGTTACTGAAGCAATGGCACATGTTGATGGTTGGATCCACCTTGCTGCTGTTCTTGGCACACAAGAGACTATTCAGAATCCAAGACCTGCTGCTAAATCAAATTTGGTTGGTGGATTAAATGTTCTCGAAGCTGCAGCACAGTATGACCTTCCAGGTGCATATATCGGTGTTGGAAATCATTGGATGAATAATACATACTCAATTACAAAAACAATGATAGAAAGATTTATTGATATGTTCAATCGGTTTCGCGGAACAAAAGTTAATATAGTAAGAGCTATGAATGCATATGGTCCAAGACAACTTGCAGTAGCACCATTTGGTTCTGGTAAGGTACGAAAGATAACACCTTCTTTTGCGTGCCGTGCATTAACAAATCAAGATGTGGAAGTATATGGTGATGGCTCGCAAGTTTCTGATATGGTTTATGTTGGTGATGTAGCAAAAGCTCTTGTTACTGCTGTAGAGAAAGCAGCAGATGGTGTTGTATTTGATAGGACTGTTGAAGTTGGTCCAGAAATAAACAGCACTGTTCAAGAAGTTGCTGAGACTATTATCCGAATGTCTAATAGTGAATCAAAGATTGTTAATCTTCCTATGCGTCCAGGTGAGAATGTTGGTGATGTGGTAAAGGCAGATACATCTACTCTTGCTCTTGTCGATATGGATCCTTCTAAATTAGTAACTCTTGAAGAGGGGATGGAAAAGACAATTGAATATTTCAGAAATGAACTAGAAGAAGGTGGGTTGTTAGAGTAACAAAACTTATAAATACACTTACAAAACGACACCTCTATTATACGTCTAATTTGAGATAAGTCAACAACTAATTTTAACACGTTAAGCCCAAGGGAAACACGTAAATGGCAAAAGTAGTAATCACATTCGGTAGAATGAACCCACCAACAATCGGACATCAGAAGCTGGTTGATAAAGTGGAAGCTGTAGCAAAGAAAGAAAAAGCTCCAGCAAAAGTATACCTGTCACACACTCAGAATAATAAGAAAGATCCTCTCAACTACGCTGAGAAGATTCGTTTCGCACGCAAAGCATTCGGTAAGTCAGTAACACAATCAAAGTCTAAGACAATCTTCCAGATAATGGACGAACTCGATAAGCAGTATGATGAGGTTGTTATGGTTGTTGGCTCTGATCGAGTTACTGAGTTCAATGGTTTATTACAAAAGTATAACGGAAGAGACTATGACTTTAAAACTATTAAGGTCGTATCAGCAGGCGCACGAGATCCCGATGCAACTGGCGTTGAGGGTATGTCCGCATCAAAGTTGAGAGCTACTGCTGTTGAAGGAGACTTTGATACATTTAAGTCTGGATTACCAAAGAAATTAAATGACCGTGACGCTAAAGATATCTATGATACTATCAGGTCGGTAATAAAAGAAGATTTAGATGAAGATAAAAAGCCACTAAGCATTTCACAACGCAAAGCTATCGGTCGTAGGATGAAACGATTAGCACCGAAGTTACAGCGTATTAAGAAGATGAAAGCAAAGAAAATGGCTGATGCTAAGACTATACAAAAGCGTGCTCAAAAACAAGCAATTGCAATTGTTCGTAAAAAGGTTGCTGGTGATCGTGGGAAAAGTTATGCTACTCTATCGCCATCAGACAAGATACAGATTGATAAGTTGGTCGCAAAGAAAGCTGGTCTTGTTCCCAAGATAGCCAAGAAAATATTACCAAAAGTTCGTAAAGCGGAGATTGAAAGATTGAAGAGAGTTCGCGGTGGCGTCAAAGAAGAGATAGACTTTGATCAATTATTTGAAGCGAGGGTTGCTCAGGATAAAGATATCAAAGATCGCGAAGGAACACAACCAAAGAAATACCATAGCGGTTTATCAAAGTCTACCAAAGCAAAGCGTGATGCTCAATTTAAGAAGGGTGCTGAGAAAGATTCGGATGATCCATCAGCATATCCAGATAAGCATGCTGGCGATGCAGGTGCAAAGACTCGTACTTCTAAACATACTAAAAAGTATCATGATATGTTTGGTGAGGGTGAAGTTGACTCTGCTAAAGAAAAGATAGACAGAGAAAAGGCTTCTGATAAGAAAAAACATGATCGTATGTTGGATCGTGCTCGTACTGCTGACACTAAAGCTAAGAACCAAGAAGAATCTTTTGAGATCACCGAAGACTCAGCCACTGCGCTAAAGAAAAAGTCTGAGAAGTCTGGCATATCTCTTGGTATCCTGAAGAAAGTTTACAATCGCGGAATGGCTGCATGGAAGACTGGACATCGTCCAGGAGCAAGCCAACAGCAATGGGCATATGCTCGTGTAAACTCTTTCATTACTGGCGGTAAGACAAGAACTACTGGCGATGCTGATTTATGGGCAAAGCATAAAGGTAAGCCAAAGCCAAAGAAAGAAAGTGTTAATGAATCAATGGGTGTATTTCCACAAGACGGTGATAAGTTTGCATTAAAGAAAAAGCATGTTGACATGATTCAAGACATAATCAAAAAACGAGGTGCAAAGCGTGCAGTATCTGATATCCAAAGTAAAATGGGGTATTCAAGGCGTGCTGCTCAAGACTTAGTTGATCTAGCAACTGGCAGAGCAATCTATGGAAAAAAACTTGGTCAAGTTGGTAGTGGTATTGTTGAGTCTCTAGAGGAAGCACTTAGAAATCCATACAAAGGGAAGCCTGAGCGTGATCTAAAGCGTAAGCTCGATTCTTTTGAATCACAACTTCAAGACTTAATTAAAAAGAGTCGCGGTCGCCAACGTAAAGATCTAGAACCTGAAATTCGAGATATGGAAACAAAGGTGCGACAAGTAAAAGTTGCATTAAAGGAAGATAAGGAGTTGTTGAAAGAAGTTCCAACAACTGAATTGATTGACCGCTTGAAAGCTAGAACTGTCAGTAAGAATAAATACAAAGCTGCACTAGAAGTATTGAAACAAATTTATTCTCGCAAAAAGAAAGAAGCAAAAGGAAGTTCGTTAAAACACAGTGTAGATTACTATGCTGCTCAGGTTGCCAAACAATACAATGGTGTGACCGCTCGCGTTCTTGCTAAGATGTATAAAGATGCTATCACTGAGGAAGGTGGTGCAGGCGAGGAAGGTACTAACAAACTTGTAGCTCAATATAAGAAAGATACTCCATGTCAAGAGTGTACTGACATGTATGATGATTTGATTGTTGAGGAGTCAGAGTATCAGGGTCGCAAAGTAAAGCTGAATGACCCATTCAGACTTCCAGCAGGATCTAAAAAGAAATTTGGTGTGTATGTTAAGAATGATAAAGGTAATGTAGTTAAAGTCACATTTGGTGATCCAAATATGGAGATCAAGCGTGATGATCCAGAGCGAAGAAAGTCATTTAGAGCAAGGCACGATTGTGATAACAAAACCGATAAAACAAAAGCTGGATACTGGTCTTGTTATCAGTGGCGAGCCAGTAAAAAAGTTGATAACTAAGGAATAATAAAAATGAATCTAGCAAATACAATTAGATCAATGTATGAATCAAAACAAGACTTTGAACCGCACATGATGTATGATCCAGAGACTGGCAAAGCGTATAAAGCTGAGAAGCCAGAAGACCATGAGCGCATGAAGAAGTTGGGTTATACTCACGAGAAGCCTGAAACAAAAGACGAAAAGGATCTTGACGAAGCATTTGAAAAGGCATTTGATGACTTTCTAGCTGAAGAAGAATCTCTTGATGAAGCTCTTATTGGCGATTTAAAGAAAGTCGAAGATGCGATGATGGGTACAAAAAATAAAGAACAAGGCATTCAAGCTGTAATGGATGTTATGAAAGTTAATAAAAAGAAAGCAACTCATCTAGTTAATAGAATTCTTAAAATGAAAGGCAGTCAAAAGGGCAAGGTTACATTTAAAGAAGCTAATATGTCTGATGTTAAAAAACAATTAAGCAAAGTGAAAGGTTTGTCAAAAGATGCATACAATCAGTTGATAACTCTTCCAATGCCAGTCTTAACGACTATGGTGAATCAGCTTAGTGGTTTGGTTGCTAGTTATGATATGAAAGAAGAAGTTGAGCTTAATGAGAATCAAGTAATGAGTGCTCAGTTTAAAGTAGGTGATATACCTAACAGTGATTTATTTACTTCTATAGAAAAGTTAAAAGTAGCTAAGAAAAAAGCAGAAAAACAAAGAACAAAACTTTCTGATCCTGTTTTAGTTAAGTCTCTTGAAGATGTAATAAAAGAAATAGATAAAACAATTAAAGGTGCTGAGAAAGTAGAAGACGCTGCATCTAAAGCAATTGCAAAAGTTGCTCCATCTATTAAGAACACATTTCAGCTTATAAGTAGAAAAAAATACTTAATGAATTCAACTGAAGTTGAAGGTGATCAACAACTTGATGAAGCATATCCAAAAGCACCAAAAGGAATGCGTTGGAAAACAACCAACAGCGTGACTGCTGCTCAAGCAATAAAAAAATATGGCAAAAAGAATGTTCATGTTGATAAAGGTGGATTGCGTAGTGGAGAAGATCACATACAAGTTCTTGTTCGTGAGGAACTTGATGAAGCCTTTAATATTGATAAAGGTGCTACTGTAAAAATGGATTTTGGTGCAGGTCAGGCGTTATATGGTAAAGTGATTAAACAAATTAAAGTGAATGGTAAGCCTGCGGCAACAGTTCAATGGAAAAGCGGTACAAAAGGTAATTTTAGAATGGACCAATTTGCTGTTGCTAAAATGGATAGAAAGGCTGATTATGTAATAAAAGATGACGGTGTTCGTTTTGATCAGAAAGAGTCTGTTGAATTAGAAGAAGATTACTTCATGGTTCAATACTACGATAAGAAAGGTAAAGCTGATACCACTAAGTTCTCTAAGTTCGACAATGAGCAGAAAGCTAAGAAGTATCTTGACCGAGCAAACAAAGCTGAGAAAGAAGGCGAATACAAAATGTTCAAAGTTAAAGGTAAAATGGAGTCAACAGAAATGAACGAATCAGATGAAAAATATATTTCACTTCTTAGTGTGCAATTAGATGAAGCGAATAAAGGTCTAACCCCATATTTAAAGAAAGCTGAAAAATTTATGATGCCATCAAAAAATAAAGATCAAGGCATTCAATTTGTAATGAAAGGTATGAAGGTTGATAAAGAGAAAGCGACTGAAATCGTTGATACCATTCTTAAGATAAAAGGTGGACAAAGAGGTAGAGTTACATTTAGAGAATCTAATGAAAACTTTTTTGGTACAGCTAAAAATCATGGCATAAGCGATTCATTGCTAGATGCTGTTCGTGGCGTTGTTACTGGTCAAGAACCTACTAATGAAGATAAACCTGAGCCAGTTCAAGAGCCAGAGCAGATTAACGAAGACAACACTAATGATAAGTCTGATGACGGTGAAGGTCTTGATAAAGTCCAACCTAAAGCTGTTAAGAAGAAGTTCAAAGATCGTAAAGACAAAGACATCGACAACGATGGTGATGTTGACAGCTCAGACAAGTTCTTACACAAGAAACGCAAAGCTATCTCTAAAGCTATCGACAAAGACGATTCAGATGAAAAGACTGATAAGGAAGGAGATGAAAAAGAAGTTAAATCAGGTAAGAAAGAAAAGGTTGAAACTAAACCAAAACTTGACGAAAACTTCTTTAAAAAGAAATATGGCAATCGCTGGGAACGAGTGATGGAAGCAACTGCCACTAAATTGGCTATGAAAAAAGACTAAATAGAAAGAAATTAAAATAAATCTTAGGAGAAAAATAAGATGAGTTTATGGGGAATGAAAGATAAAATAGGTGCAAGTCCTGGATCAGTAGTTGTTACTGCTGCAAACAGCACTGTTATTGGCACCAGCACAACCTTAACAGCATTTAAAGTTGGTGACTTTTTAAATGTTGGTGGTAATGACTATGTATTCACTGCTATTGCTAATGCGACAGTTGCGACTGTTCGTTCAGCAGATAACGGTGGAACATTAGCAGGTGCTTCAGCAAACGCTAACTATGTTGTTTCTGAAAAGCCAAAAAGCATTACATATTCTGAGTCTGGTGGTGACGCTAGTTTAGTATTTGGTGCTGACACTACAGAGGTTGGTGTTGCTGGCGAAGGTAAACGAATTGCTCACGCTGGTTGGGTTAAGCGTACAGCTGGTTCTGGTGGTCGTTCTGGTCGAATACACTATGAAACATTAGTAGCTGCAGGTTCTATCTCTGGCGACGCTGCAGACGATACACAATTACCTGACGCATAAGGGGATTTAGCTGATGGCTGATAAGAAAGTTACTGCATTGACTGCTGCAACATCGGTTGCAGCAGAAGATTTGTTTATGGTTGTGGATAATCCATCAGGCACTCCAGTAAGCAAAAAGGTTTCGGTGACAAACATATTTGGTTCTGTCCCGACTGCTGCTGTGTTCACAAAAGATGTTACTGTTAGTGGTGACAACGCTACTGTTTCTGCTAACACTACATTTTCTGGTACTGGTAATCTCAGACTAACAAGTGCGACACCAACAACAAATAATCCAACAACAACTAATCCAAATGTTGCTGCTGGATCTATTTGGTTTGATGCTGATTACATCTATGTTGCAGTTAGTTCAACTGTTATTAAGAGGGCAGCACTGAGCACATTCTAAATTATGTTTGATAACTTGACTGAAGAGAACTTCTTACTTTTTGCTATGAAGACATATACGAATCCTAATTGTACGGATTTGCTTGAGTTTCATGATGACTTAAAAAGAATACGATACATAAAAAGATTGTTTCGTAAATATGAGCAGACTGGTGTTTTAAAAGAACGCTTAATTCTGAATCATTTAATAGTTATCTACAATATGTTTGAGGCAAAAGCTGCAACAAGGATGATGTTCTTGAAGTTGGACGGTTATCTGCACTACTTAAAACCTTTTTTAATAATGCTAAACTATTGGCCAACAGATATTGGTCTAGTCGATGGTAAGAGAATCAAAGACTCTGAGATACTACTAGACAATTTAATTGTTGAGACTCTTAGGAAAATATAAATGGCTGGAAAGATAGCAGATCTTATTCTCGCTTATCAATTTATTAAAAGGTTGACAACACCTTTCAATAAAACCAATGCTTATAAGTTAGGCATTATTGATGAGAGAGGGAAGAAAATAAAGTCTCCCGAGACTACTGAAGAGAATAA